TTATAGATATAATAGAACCAAAACAAATGGTATTTGATTTTTGGAAATTATAAATATTTATATAGTAACCAACGAAGAATTATCTCTTAAACTTGATCAAGTTCTTAGAAATCAGGAGGAATTAAAAACAATAGGATTAGTAACAATCCAAATTCTAAATAAATTTATAGAACATGAGAAAGGTCCAGAAGATTTTATCAGAAATATAATAGCTAATATAGCCGGAGATGAAATAGAATGGAATAGAAGAGGACAGTATATAAAATAAGTTAATATGATAGAGTTAAAAATACTTCCAAAATTTTATGATGATATTATATATAAGGATAAGAGATTCGAAGTAAGAAATATTATAGATAGAACATTTAAACTCGGAGATCTAATTCTTTTAAGAGAATATTACAAAGGAGAATATACTGATCGAGAATGTATTATAAAGATTATATATATTCTAAAAGATCCTGAATATTGTAAAGAAAATACATGTATCTTTGGATTTGAATTAATTACCACTAATCACATATAATGAAAAAAGAAGATAGAATAAAAGAGTTAATAGAACTCTGGAGAAAAAATAATGGGAGAGGTAGAATAATTCTCCCTAATCAATTTGGGAAACAATTATTATTATCTAAAGTATTAGAGATTTTTTTAGATAAAAATCCTTCTTCTGAGGTATTTATTATAACTCAAAACTATTCTTCTTCTTATCAATGGAATATGTGGTTATATACTCAGAAGTTATATAATAAATGTAAAGCTTATAGTATTTCTTATATATTAAGTAATTTATCTACCTTTACTAAATTCCCATTCTTGATAATTGATGATGTAACTAATGAGAAAAGTTTATACAGTATTTTAAAGATTCCTTATAAATTCTTATTATCTATAACTTCTTTTTACGATTTAAATTATTTAAAACCTCTTCCAATTGTTGGAGAAATTACTAAAGAGGAAGCAATATCTAATAAATGGATTAATAATTATAAAGAGTATAAAGTTATTATAAATGTAGATGATTTAGATTTATATAAAGAGCATGATCAGAAATTCTATAAATATATGAAACTATTTAATTATGATCTTACTCTAGCAATGAACTGCTTATCATCTAAAGAAGTAAGAGAAGAATTTAGTAAACTTAAGAACTGTAAAATAGAATTAGTCAATGCTTGTACTTTTGGAGTTTATAGAGAGCTTAAATGGAGAAAAGATTTTGTATTTTTCCACCCAAAAAAGAGAGAATTAACTGAAAAGATTTTAGAGTATAATAAATTTAAAAGAGTTATTATATTCTCTCCAACTATAGAAGAGTCTTATAAGTATGGAGATATTCAATACAATAGTAAACTATCAGATAAACAGAAGTTCGAAGCATTGAAGCATATAAATTTCCCAAGTCCGATATTAGTATCTGCTGTAAATGATATTTCTCATGAAATAAAGTCGCAATTTGATGTGGAAATTATTACATGTAATAATTCATCTAATATATTAAAAGAGAATAGATTAAAATTAATAAAAGAAGAAGGTAAGATTTTTACATTTGTTATAAAGAATACTATGGAAGAAGCTTGGTACAAATTAAGTACTTTAGATAATGATTATATAACAATCACTGAGAAAATGCTACAAAGAGTCTTAGAAGGAAAAGAAATCTTAGAAGAAAGAATTGAAGGTCCGGAAATGATTTATAATTATTAAATATTTAACATGAAAGAATATAACACTCCGTATGATGAGTTTGGTTGTGAACATGGTGCTGGATGGTATGGATTAGTTTATCCTATTATATTTGATATAGAAGAATATAATAAGACTCATCCAGATAAATCACAACAAATAGAAATTTTTCAGATAAAAGAGAAATTTGGAGAATTACGTATTTACTTAGATAATGCTCCAGAAGATATTAAGAAAAAAGTTAGAAAGGCAGAAGAATTATCTGAGAAAATATGTGAAGTATGTGGTTCTCCTATAGATGTAGTTACATATTCTAAAAATGGATGGATACGTACTCGATGTAAGGATTGTAAAATTTAAAAATTATGCCATACTACAGAATATTAATGAATTGTACAAAACTTGCAGAAGTTGAGGTATATGCTAAATCTAAAGAAGAAATTATAGAATTCTTTGAACGTAATAGTTATATAGATAGAGATCCTGAACCAGAAGAGTATGGAGATATTGCGTATTTTGATAGTATAGAAGATCTTGTAGAGGTATCTACTACCGTAGATACATACTACGATGAACCAATTATATATGAGGATCTTGAATCTATAACAGAAATTTCAGATTGATTTATGCCATATTACGATATATCGTTAACCATTCCTTGTGATGTAAAAGTCTCAACTACTGTGTATGCAGAGTCCGAAGAAGAAATTAAATGTTTCATAAATAAGGGCTATATAAATAGAAATGCTACAAATATAATTGAAGATATTGGTAACTTTTATAATGCTTATGATTTAGTTGAGCTTGCTAATATAGTTGATATAGAACCAAACGCAATTGGAGAACAATATATAGATCTTATAGAAGAATTAAACTAACACTATTCCATTCACGTAACATCTAATAAACTAGAATTAACCGTGCTTGTTTGTGTTATATTGTATAACAATATAAACAAACATTAATGGAAAAAATCTCAATCTCATTAGATCGTGAATTAGATCTAATGACACAATATAATCTATCAGCCGAGGAATGGTGGATTATACAATTATTATTTCTCGCTCAATATCCTGAGGGAAGGATAGATCCTTTAGAACGATATAGTAAAATTATAGGTGGATTTAAATATGATATAATTGAATCTCTCCAATCTAAAGGAGTATTAAAAAAGATGAATATTAAAAAAGGAGATCATTTTGAGATAGATGATTTACAGTTTAATTATGTAAAAGGTGAAGATAAGAAAACATATCCATTAGATATTCCATTCACTGCTAATTTTATTAAGTCTTATTTAAAACATTCTGGGGAATTAGGGAAGGAATTGTTCCTAGAATACCCAAGTTTTATATACATTAATAATTCTCCTGTAAATGCTCGTAGTATAACGACTGGGAATCATTTCGGATCTATGGAAGATTTCTTTTTCTTTTACGGAAAGACTATAAAATGGAATCCAACATTACATAGAGAAATAATTGACCTGCTACAATGGGGAAAAGAAAATGATATGATAAAAATGGGGATTTCTACATTCGTTATTAACCAATCATGGATTGCTTTAAAAGAGGCTAGGGATAAGGGTATGGGATCGGTGGATATAAATACTCTTATATGAATTTAATTGATTCTTTTTATCAAAAAGTAGAAGAAGGGAAGAAAGGGAATAATATGGGTATACCATCCGGATTTCCTAAATTGGATAAGTATATATATGGTATACAAAGAAGGTTTATGAGCACAGTTATTGCCGATTCGGGTGCAGGTAAGAGTTCTGTGGCCATATTCATGTATATCTATAAACCTTTAGTTTATTCCTTAGAACATCCAGAGATACCTGTAAATATTCTCGCATTAAGCTTTGAAATGTCAAAAGAAGTACTTCTCGCTAAACTTCTCTCTCTTTATATCCTTGATAAATATCATATTGATATTAGTTATTCTGAAATATTCTCATTAGATAAACCTGTTTCAGACGATAAACTTAAATATATCTACGATGCTAGGGATTGGTTAACTAAAGTAGATGATAAATTAACCATCTACGATACTCCTTTAAATTCCACTGGAGTATATAATATCCTCAGAGCATGGGCTGGATATTTTGGGAAGTTTGAAACAGACGATAATGGTGAGAGGTATATAAAGAATGATAGAAATCAATATTTAATAGCAGTATTAGATCATTGTAAGTTATTAAAGAATAATGGTTCCGGAATTAAGCATGAAATAGATGAAACAGCTAAACATTTTATTTATTACCGTAATCTGTGTGATATGACAATATGCGCTGTCCAACAAGCTAATAGACAATTTAAATCTATGGATAGAAGAAATTCCGAACATAATTATCTCGAATTACAAGATGCTCAGGATACTGCAGACATGACACAAGCATCAGAAATTGTTATTGGTGTCTATCATCCATTCAGAGAGAAGAAGGCTAAGTGTGAAGGGTTTGATATTAAGAAACTACGTGACCAATTTAGGCTAATTCAATTGCTCAAAGGAAGATTTGGACAATCTGATGTTGTTGAGGGTTGTATTTTCCAAGGAAGTATAGGATATTTTAAAGAATTAGATCCTCCCGAAGATGGAAAGAGATTTGATTACGATAGAGTTCTGAGAATGGATTATTTATTCGAAGAATTTGATAATCAACAAAAGAAAAAAGAAGAGTTAGATAGAGTTATTAAAGAAGATGAAGAAGATGAAGTACTTGAATTTAATTTTAATGTATAAATGGCTATAGTATTACCAACAAGTAAAATACAACCAACAGAAACTGAACCTAGGGTATTAGTTATATTCTCGAAGCCAAAATCCGGGAAATCTACGGCTCTAAGTTTATTAGATAATAATCTAATACTAGATACAGAAAAGGGAACAGCGTATATTGAAGCATTAAAAGTAGATGTTTCTTCAGTTAAAGATATATTAGAAGTATGTAAACAAGTTAAGGCAGCAGGATGTCCTTATAAATATATAACTCTAGATACTTTAACTTCTTTAGAGGAAATTCTACAACCATACGCCTTAAGTTTGTGGAAGAAATCTAATGCATATAATCCAGAAAAGAATCCAGAACAACTAAAAGTAACTGATGTATATAGTTTACCTTTTGGGTTAGGCCAAAAGTATATGAGAGATTCATATTTAGCAGTAATCGGATTATTACAACAAGTATGTAAAAGAATTATTCTAGTATGTCATTCAAAAGATGCGAAAATAAATGAAAATGAATTAACTATAAAAGATATTGATTTAGCTGGAAAATTATCTGATATTATTGCATCTAGATATGATGGAGCTGGATATTTATATAGGGATATAAATGATAATACTATTATTACTTTTGATATAAAACAGCTTGCAGCAGAATGTAAATGTAGAGTTCCTAGATTAGATGGTAAGAAGTTTGTATTAATCGAGAATCGAGATGGGGAATTAATACCTCATTGGGATCGTATTTATTCTTCCGAACCTTATAGTGGAGAAGATGTAGTTACTACTCCCCAGATTAATGTTACAGATGTTTTAGATGAAAAAGAATTTAACGAAGAAGATCAATCTGAAAATTCTAACATATCTGAAGAGGAATCTGAAGTAGATAAACTTTCAAATATAGAATTATAAAATGGAAATAGAACTTAATCTTATAGTTACTCTATCGGATAATTTAAAAGTTACTGGAGTTAGGATTAATAAACCATCCGACTCTTTTGAAGAAGCAGCTTCTAAAACTATTGCTGTAGTAACTCCTAAAAGATCTAAATCTAAAAAAGATCAGGATACAATAGTTCTGGAAGATAATAAACTAGTATTAACTCAGAAGTTATTAGATATAATTAATGCTGAACCAGGAGATAGATTACTAGTCTCTTTTAAAGAAGAGAATGGTATTTACTTTCCAGTAATTGCTAAATCAGAAGTTTTTGCGGATCCAGAATCTGGAAATAAATTAACTAAAAGTCTTACTCTTTCTTATAGAGGAAAACAGAGAGAACAGTTATTAATCTATGGTACAAAATTTAGATTCGAGGAAACTTCCGAAAATTCTAAAACATGTAAATTAATTGGAGATAAAGAAGTTAAAGCAGATGATAAAGTTATTAAATCTAATAAAGATATTGTAACTTTTGATTCTAACGAATCAGAAGATGATACAAAGAAAACTTATACAAGGGAATTAAAAACTCCTTTTGAAGTTACTTTGGAAGATGAGGGAGATTATGAAATTCCAACAGATCTTAAAAACTTAGATTTAGAGGGATTAGAAGAAATAAATCTAGATGATGAAACACTTTTTAATTTAACTAATTAATTTATTTAAACATTATGGCACTAAATTTTGGAGCAGATTTTAACAACGCAGGAGAACACACATTAGCTAAAGGAAGTTATTTACAAGGTGATAAAATTCATATTGTTAAATTAAAAGAAGCGAAAGCTGATAGACAAAAATTAAAAGATGGAAGGGAAGTAGATACTATCAACGTAGTATTTGAGGATGAAAATGGAGCAACTTTTGAAGATAGAACCTTTGAATTAACACAAGACTCTATTGAAAGAAAAACATTCGGATGGGGAACTTCTGCGTCTATGTATGATTCCGCAGTATTAAAGTTCCGGTGTTATATTGAACACTTCGCACCTAAATATAATGAAAAACTAATTAAAGGAGAAGTAAAACTTGAAATGAAGAGCTGGAAACAATTCCGGGATTCGATGGTTGCAATTCTCCAAGCTGTTATTAAACAAAAGACTCCTGTATGGTGTAAACTTAAATTAATTAAGAATAGCTCAGGATTTGCCAGTCTTCCTTTCTTTGCAGCAGTAGATAAAGAAGGAAATGCGTATGTAAACAATAACTTTATCGGCAATGTAGAAATTTTGAAACAACAAGATAGAGATATTGCATTTACTGCTTCTGAAATCAAGAAGATTAAAGCTAGAGAAGAAGCTGCTTCTGGAACTGCTACTTCCACAGAAGAATTAATTTCTTCTAATCCGGAGGAAATTTCGGATATTAATATGGAAGATTTTGAAAATATGACTCTGTAATGGGAGTTAACCTCAGTAAAGTAGATGTTTCTAGTCCTTTAATAGCTGATTACGATTCCGTGTTCTCTGAGAAGTTAACTCAAGAATTATTACTTAGATATAATTCAGAAGAAACTTATATGGAACATTATTTGGGAATTCCAGTTAAAAAAGGATTATTTAAATCCCCACTTAGAAAAGATAATACTCCTACATGTGCATTTTTTAGAGATAGTGCAGGAAGATTGGTATTTAAAGATTTTAGGGGCGATTTTTATGGAAATTTTATTGAGGTAGTTAAGTATAAATATAATGTTTCTTATTCTAAAGCGTTAGCAATTATTGCTAATGACTTTGGGATAAGAAAAAATATTAACTTTCCAGTTAATAAATCTTGTATAAAAGAATATACTAATTCGAAATTTGAAAAAACAGAGGGATCTATTATTAAAGTTAAAGTTAAGGATTTTACGGAAGAGGAATTAAAATGGTGGGGAAAATTTGGAATAAGTCTAAATACTTTAAAGAAATTCTTTGTGTTCTCCCTAGAACTAGTGTATTTAAATAATGAAATATTCTCATTTAGCACCTCTAAAAAGTTTCAGTTTGGGTATTACTATCCCACTAAGGATAAAGAGAAGCAATTGTGGAAAATTTACTACCCGATGAATAAAAAATATCGCTTCATAACTAATTATAAGAAAAGTATAATTCAAGGTATTCATAACATGCCGAAGAATGGAGAATATTTAGTAATAACTAAATCCCTTAAAGATGTTATGTGTTTATATGAACTTGGAATACCCGCAATTGCACCTAATTCAGAAAATCAGTTTGTGAGTGATGTTTTATATTCTAAATTAAAAGAAAGATTTAAGAAAATATTCTTGTTTTATGATTCTGATTTAGCTGGGATTAGTAATATGAATAAAATTAGAAAGAAATTTTCTGATATACTTCCTATATATATTCCGAGGAGATATAAGGCTAAAGATATATCAGATTTCTATTCTAAATATGGAAGTTTAAAGACTTTCGACTTAATAGAAAATACGAAAAGATTATATTTAAATGGATAAAGTACAAAAAATAGAATTAGAAGAATGTATAGTTGATATAGATGCTGCTTTACATAGTATTTCTAATTTTAGAAATAAGTATCATGATAGTGTTTTTAATACCTTAGAGATAATACATTATCTCGACTTAATAAAAATATATAATGATTCTTTAAAACATCTCCTAAAAAATTCAGTAGAAGGATAACGAATATTTAATAAATAGTAGAAAGATTTAAAATAATTTATGAAAGATTTAAAAATCATCTGTGATATAGATGGAATAGTTGCAGATTTTATGGGACATTATAAAAAATGGTTTAATGTAGATACATATCCATCTAGATTACAAGAGTATGCAATATTAAAAAACGTATACAATTTAAGGAATAATAAGAAATTTTGGATAACCGTTCCTAAATTAAGAGACATTAATTTCCCTATAGTTGCTTATTGTACTAAAAGAATTAATTCTAAATCATATACTAAGGAATGGATAATTAAAAATAATCTTCCTGATAAACCTATTTATCAAATGGTATGTTATTCAGGTAATAAATCAAGGTTGATTAAGGGGAAGTGTGATGTATTTATTGAAGATTCTATAGCTAATTTTATAGAGTGTAATAAATCCGGAGTATTTACATTATTACTGACTACTCCAGAGAATAAATATTACGATACTCCTCTTAGAATTGATTCATTAAATTACCTAGATATTATAAATAAATATGAAGGATATAATTATTAAATTATGGAACTCTCGCGATCAGAATTAGAACAATTAGAAGTTGATGAATTATTTAAACAATTAGCCACCTTTAATTGTAATTGTGGATGGTTATTATATGATATTTCTAAAACTAAATATAGATTTAATAAACAAAATTATTTAAATATTGCATACGGATTAAATCAATCTACAATAGCGCGATATAAATCTTCCGCAGATTATGCAGATATAATGGATTTATTTAATAGGAATTTATTTAGAAATATTATATTCGAATACTTAGACATTTATTTTGGAGAAAATTCTAGAAAATTTAAAGATCTAGTAGTAACTCCAGAAAGCTGGACATATATTCATATTACTGTTCAGGATGAAAAATGTAAAAATGATATAGAAAGGGCTTTGAAAGAAATACTTCCAGACTATGTAGATTATATTTCTATAGAAATTGTAAAATAGGATAAATATGGTTGAATATAAAGATGAATATGCATCGAGTATAGATAGTGCTATTTTACGATGTTTAAATGCTTGTACTTCTACTAATGATAAAGAGGGATTTTTAAGTCTCATACATTATCTCAAAGAAAAGTATGAAATCGAAATGTATGATATTGAATACTATATTCTGTGTGCATTTCAAAATGATTCAATAAATAGAGTTCTAGGAAATGTATATGAGAGTATATTTAATGAAATAATTAAGAGTTTATTAGATGATGATGCTTGTGATATATGCAATTTCATAAGTTATCATATCTTAAATACTAATTCCGGGTTTGAATTGTCTATAGAATATTTTACACACCAAAATTTTTTAGAGGGAAGAAAGTTCTTTTTTGGTTTAGAAGAACTTCTTCCAGATATTACTATACATGAAACTATAGATGGAGAACTGCAAGATAGAACTAATATCTAAAGAAGTATAGTAAATACTTTAGCTATAAAATAACTAAAAATAAATATGGAAATTGAATATAAATCAGAATATAAGACTTTTGTAAATGATGCTATTTTATCATATTTAAATAGCTATACCTCAGACAATGAAGAAAAAGGATTTTTAAGTCTTATGTATTATATTGCAAAAAATCATAGATCTAAAATACAAGATATTAAATACTATATTAGAGAAGCATTTATAAATTATTCTCCAAATGGATTAGATAATATACTTAAATGTATATTTAGTGAAATGATTAAAGATATAATGGATAAAAAAATTTATAATACATGTAATGTATATAATAACATATCCTTTCGTGCTTCATATACTAACGCAAAACTAGAATTATTTGTAGAACATGGTACTTATGTAAATTATCTTGAGGCAAAACAATTCTGTTCCGAATTAAAACGACTTCTTCCAGATATAAATATATTTAATACTATAAATAGAATAATTCAAGAATGAAAACATTTATATTTAAACTATATAACTAAAACAGAAAATATGCTTACATATAGAGAAGAATATAAAGAGTATCTAGATGATAATATCCTGAGATGTTTAACTTGTATCCAAACTGATAATGAGGTAAAGGGATTTTCATGTCTTATTCATTATTTAAAGGAACGATATAGAAGCAACTTATTTAATATCAAATATTATATATTGAATAACTTTAAACCAACTACGATTGAAAAAGCCTTAGGGGAGATATATAAAGTTACGTTTATTGAAATAATTAAAGATTTATTAGATAATAAATTTAATGAAATTTGCAATTTTGTAGACTATTCTATTCTATATACTAATTCCAAGTTTGAATTATTTATAGAATTTTATACGGATACAAGATTAATGGAAGGAAAGGAGTTTTTCGATAATTTAAAACAACTTATTCCAGATATTATTATACATAGAACTGTGAATGGAGAACTTCGAGACTGATTTAATATCTAAGGAAGTACTATCTAAATTTAAGATAAAAATATTATCAATAAAGAGTTTAGATATAACTGATGAAGTATATTTTTCTGATAAATATTCTAATTATATATCTAATTCTAAATTAAAACTGATAAATCCTGATGAAGGAGGATCGTTTAAAACATATCTAGAAGGATTAAAATCTAAATCTACTGAATCTCTGGATTTAGGATCAGCGGTTCATGAGTTAGTTCTACAAAATGAATCATTTGAATTAAATTCTTATATCAAACCATCTGGTAAAATTGGGAAAGTTATAGAGGTTGTATTTAAATATAGAAATAAGGGATATTCCATATTAAATGCAATTCGAAAAGCTTCCGAAGAAGTTTCTTATTACGTATCTCAATTAACTAATACAAGAATATCTAATATAATCTCATCTGGATTTAAATACTATCTTTATTTATATAAAAATAAAGATATTAAATATGATAAAGAACAAATAATCTTGGATGAAAAATCTAGGGAAACTTGTATAAAATGTGTAGATTCTATTAGGAGAAATTCTGATGCAATGAATCTCCTTTCCCCAGATGAATTTTCATTAGATCAATATTTAAATAAGAATGAGGATACTATTATAATAGAAATTTTAGTAACATTTCCCAATAGTTTAAATAATTCAAATGCGCCCATTGTTGAAATTCCTTTGAAACTAAAAGCTAAAATAGATAATTGGAATTTAAATATAGATGAAGGTGTTCTTAATTTAAATGATTTAAAAACTACTGGTAAAATGTGGTATATGTTCCCAGGATCAACTATTAATGAGACTGGAGAATTTGTTGAAGGGTCCTTCCAACATTATCATTATTATCGCCAATTAGGTATGTATTACTGGATGTTATTATCTTATTTAAATTCTGAGAATTATGTAGTATCTAAATCATATTTAAATATCATATCAGTACAAACTATTCCTAATTATTCTACAGTAGTATTTAGAATCCCAAATAAATGGTTTGTTAAAGGATTAAAAGAATTTAAGACCTTATTATCTTACGCAGCTTATGCTGAATATAATAAAGAAAAAATATTATCATGATCCCATATAGAGATGATGTTTTAATATCAGAACAAGTAGTGCAAGATTTAGTTAATCAGTTTAATAACTTAACTCAAGAAGAAAAAGAAAGATTTTTTAAAAAGGTTTTATGTATTGGTTCTCTAGCTGTAGACTCTTTAGATACTGTTACAGCTTTAATATCTATACTTATTGCTGTATATAGAAAATATGCTGAGAAGCATCCGGATGTTTCTATAGAGAAGTTTACTAAAGCATTTTTAAAGGATACTATATCTACCTATGATGATTCATGGATGGAGAATTTTTTACCTTTATGTAAAGCTATCACAGATTGTAAAAAAGTAAATCTATGTGGAGCAAAGAATCTTGAGGAATGTAAATCTAAGATAAATAATGTATTAGATAAATTACTTCCATTTTAATATAGGAGTATCACTACTTTAGATAAAAACAATACCTCACTAGAAATTATTAATAAATTTTTAGTGATTACTATTTTGATAACATTAAAAATCCCCTTATCTTTGTACTATCAAATTAAGGGAAAATATAACAACTTAAATATTTATTAACCTATAAAATTTTTAGAATTATGGCAAAATTGTTTATGACCAATGTAAAAGGATTTAGTAAAGAAGAAGCAATGTGTGAACTTCCGTTAGAAATTAATCAAAATGCAACTGCAAAATGGCGTGCTGCTGGAGAACCTACTTTTGGTTCAGATGATTTCCGAGCATTCGCTGAGAACTTCATCAGCAACAAACATATGATTACTGGAGCTGGTGCTTATATTCAGAAAACTTCTCCTGTAGCTGATACTCGTACGAAACCTTATAAAATTGTAAACTTCAAGAAAGAAGGTAAGACTAAATGGGAAACCGTATATAATGTTTGTGAAGCAGAATTTAACTTAGATAAAGAAGGTAAATTTAAATCAATTGAATCAATTGGTATGCCTGTAGATCAATCTGCTGTTAATAAGGCTGATGCTGAACGTAAAATGCGTGAATTGATTGCTCAAAATAAACGTAATTATGTAGTAAGAAAGACTAAAGAAGTTGTTGAGGATGAAGCTTCTAAGAACGGAGAAATCTTGTGTGCAGGTGTTTATACTCCGTCAATTACTACTAAACAAGGAGAATTTTATGTATTTGGATTAGTTAAAGAATAATCTTAAATATAATAAAATATTTATATAAATATATAATCAATCAGAAGGGTGTAATATTAATTTATTACACCCTTTATTTTTAAAAACATAACAGTAATAATTTTAACAGTGTTGCTACTTAAAGCCGTGATTAAATATGAAACTAGAATTATCTAAATCGATCTTAGAATCCATCTCAAGTAGAGTAAATAACGATATTTTTACATTTGATGATGTAGAAAGTGAATATAAATTCGATAATATTCAAGAAAAGTTATATAATAGATTATATAAAAACTATCAGGATTTAACTCCACCACAATTTGATTTAGATACATTTAGATTCACATATAAAATACTTTGTCAAAACTCTGGAGTGAAGAAGACTCCTCAGAAACAATTAAATAAAGTTAAGGATAGAAAAATTGTATATGATGCTACTACTGATGAATCTTTCGAAAGTAGAATTGTTGGTTCATCTGTAAGAGATGAAGAAGGTAAAGTAATACATTATGAATTTAGAATCCTTATTAGAGATAAAGAATCTTTTGAAGGTACTCTCACATTATCTGAAATGCAGGATATTTATGTTGGATATTCTAATAGAGGATATAATTTATCAGCTAGGAAATTGTCTGAGAAATTCCCACAATATGATTTGATTCAATTAAAGAAGATTTTAAGAGCATTTCAAATTACTAAAGATTGTTACCCATTTGCTCCGCATATTGCAGAAAGTAAGAGTAAAGAGGAATTAGAAAGGATGTTATTAGATTTAAAATTACATTCTGCTTCTAAGAACGCTGATAGAGATGAGATACAAGATAAGAATAAATATATCTTAGAATTAACTAAGGAACTTAACAAGTATAGGGATAAAGAAACATTCGTTAAGGATTTACTTAGAATTCCTGTTAAATATAATACTCCTATAACGCCTTTATATTCCGATGCTAATGAATATACTAATACGTTAGTTATATTCTTATCTGATATGCATATTGGAGCTTATAATCCTAAATATGGATTTATACAATTGGAAGATTATAATAAAGAAGAAATTAGTAGGAGATTAGATAAAGTATATAATTTTATTATTAATAAATTATTTGATAATTTAATTATCTGTAATTTAGGAGATAGTGTAGATTCTTATAAAGGTGAAACTGTTAGAGGTCATGAATTACCTACTACTATTACTCCAAAAGAACAATCCAAGATGTATTTAGATGTTATGTTAGAGTTCTTTAATAAATTACTTGATTATGTAGAAAATTCTCATATTAAATATATTTGTATTGGAGATTCAAACCATGACGGTGACTGGGGATGGCTAAATAACGTTGTTCTTTCTGCTAAACTTAAAGAACTGAATATAGAATCCCACATTTCTGATCTTCCAATCGATAAATTTGATATTGGAAACAATAGTATTATTTTCTTACATGGAAAAGATTCAGATACTCAATTTAAAGGAATGCCTCTTACATTGAATGATAGAACAATAAATTGGGTAAATGATTATATTTATGATTCTGGATTAAAATTTAAAGACAATCTCTATGTAGTAAAAGGAGATTTACATCAATATGCTATAACAGAATCCAGAAGGTTTCAATATATTTCTGTTCCAAGTTTATATGGATCTTCTAATTATATAGCTGCTAATTTTGGGAAGACTAAATGGGGAGTAGGTTTTATGGAAGTATTTAATGACCATGTAACAACTGGAGTAATTAAAGAATGATATGATAAGTGGAACGTTCGTAGGAGGGAATGCTAAAATGATAATTCCCCTAAGAGATAAAAAGAGTATTTATAAGTATTGTCAAGAACAAAAATATGATACTTCTTTACCATTAAGTTGTGATAGTTATATTGGATTAAAATATGCACTTTCTTTTTTTCCAAAATCAAATGAACAATCTAATTATTTTATTCTTTTAAATCTTAATGAGGATTTACTTAAGATGTTTATAGAAAAGGAAATGACTCTTGATGAAATTGTTTGTATAGTTGAAGAATCAGAAAAGTTAGACGATTATGAATTATTTCTCTGTTGTTTATATTATTTTCATAATTATACTAATTTAGAAAATTTTGAATATGCACTTGAATCTTTTTTATGTAAAATAGAAGATGATGAAGATTATATAGATTTATATCTTAGTATATATGGAGATATGATAAGAGCAACACCATTATTTTCTAGATATATAGACTTTAAAAAGTTCTTTTTGGAACAGTATACCACTATTAGCTTTAATAATACAAACTATATATTTTTATATGATAAAATTTAATATAAGAGGAAATAAAAATTCTACCGAGTTTAATAATATTCAAGAATTTATTAATTTCTGTAAGGGAAATAATATAATATCAGATGATGAACTTTTCGTATATGATTCTTGTGAAAGTTGGATTACTTATGATATAGAAGGTAGTGGTTACAGTATACACTTATATAATATTGAAGATCCAAAATTATGTCAATGTCTTAAAGAAATTGTCTTTAGAGTTGAAGATATTATAAATATTATCGAACTTTCTGAAAAAGGTCTATGTGATGAAGGAATATTAATTTCTTTTTTATACTATTCTGAAGGTTATTCAAATGATATAGTTAATGAGTATACAATTGCTTTAAGTACTTATTTTAAAAAGTATCCATATCATGAGTTTGATTCTATTATAAAAGATTATTATGATATAAATCTTTCTGCAACCGATTTATGTAATTATATTGATTCTTTTAAATTTTTATGTGACAAATTCAATATTGTAGAGTTTGATGATTGTTGGTATTTATATCATAAAACTAATTAAGTATGAATGCTTTTATATATTCAATTAAAGATACTTCTAAAACTCCTATAATCTATTTAAGTAATTCTCAGGATGTTTATGAATTTTGTAATAAGAATAATATAAATTTGACCTCCCTTATTAATCCTGATGAAGATAATTCTGCAATAGATAATGTTACTTATTATTTAGAGAATTTTGATTTCGCTATAAATATATTTGATATATGTTCTCAAAAATTAATAGATTATCTAAATAATACTTATTGGTTATTTAAAGATATTGTAGATTTTATCAAAGTATCTCATAAAATTAGTGAGTTTGAGTTATTTATTTCTATCTTATATTATAGTGAAGGATATATAAAAGATATATGTGAAGATTATCCAAAAGCTATTAGGAAGTATATAGGAAATATAGAAAACTATAAAACTATAAATGCCAAAAAGGATTTAATACAAATTATATTTGGAGAACGTATAAACAATTCAGAACTACTAACTTATATAGATATAGACACTATATTAGATGATTTACATACAATTAAGTTTGAAGATAAAATTTATTTATTTAATTCAAAACAATAAATATGTATCTACATAAATCGAATTATTTAAATAAGGATATTTATTATATACTTAAATAAAATTTTATATAAACATGGGCTTTGTTTATTTATGTGATACAAAGAAATCAGATACAATTGAAATAGATTATAACTGGTTAGAATCAAATCCTTCTTTCTACTCCTTACTCTGGAAATGTATAGATAGTGATGAAACAACAAATTCAATACGATTTGTTGTAAAGGACTTAAAATACTCTAATTATATTATTACCATAAATCCTAATAATACAAATCCTAATTTATCTGATCTGTTAAAAACTAAAGATTGGAGTATTAACGAACTATTTTTAATAGCTACAATTCCATATTATTATTACGAAGAAAATATATTTATAATCATCTTAGCATATATTAACTCTATTATTACTAGTCTTGAGGATTATCAATATGCTTTAGATAATTATATGGGAAAGATAAGAAATGGAGAATGGATAGATTTTATGATAGATACATTAGGTATTACTATAGATCCTCGAATAGATGAGTATATAGATGCACGTACTTATATAGAAGATAATTTTAATTATGCAATTTTTAATAATTGCTATTATATATTTGGATATTAATACATGGAAGTAACTTTAGAACAATTATTAAAAGGAAAAGCAACGCAAATAGGAAAGAAAGAATTCTATTCTACTAAGGATTATATAGATCCCTTTCTTCAATCAATGAGTAAATTTACAGATGAATTTATATGTAAAGTAAAAGAGCCAAAACAGATTAGTATTGGTGAAGAGAAAGATGTAATGTATAATAGGGTTTATATTCAAGCAGTTTTACCTAAAAACTATTGGGAGTATGAAGATCATCAGCAAGTAATATCTTTAATTTATGGATTAGATTGTAAAGTCCCAGTAGTAAAAATTTTTAGGGGAGGGATTAATATGGCGTGTTTAAATCTTTGTGTGTTTAATACTACATATTTAAATACACAAGTATTAGAGCCACAAAAGATGTATGATATTTCTCCCATTAAAAACCTAATGAATTTAACAGATGATTTAGGAGTTAAGATTAAAAAATTAAAGAATACATTTATATCTAGAGATAAAGTAGATATGACTAATACTCTGGGCAAATGGGTAGATTTTTGTATTAAATCTGAGTATAAAAGTGATTTCGGAAAAGCTAAATTATCCCCAACTACTGCAATATCTGCATATAAAAATTTAGTTTTAAATCCCGACTCAGAGTATTATATTCCGGAAGATGAGGAAGTTTCGTTATTTACCGCATATAACGCATTTACTGAATTATTAAGGGATGATAAAGATGTTGTCAATCCTTTTGAAAAGAATTTACTTTTAAATAATTTATTCGAAATTTAATATGTACAATGATCAATCTAATGCTTTAGGAGAATTTATTTTTCAATCTAAATATGCTAGATATAATTCTAATCTGAAAAGGAAAGAGACCTTTGAGGAATCTGTAGATAGAATATTACAGATGCATTTAAAACATCTTAAAGATAAATATCCAGAAGTATTAAATAATGCAGAATTTAATAATGATTTATTAGAAGCCTTTGAGGAGTATAAAAATAAAAATGTTTATGGATCTCAGAGAGCTTTGCAATTCGGAGGCGATCCTATTTTAAGAAAGAATGAAAAAATCTTCAATTGTTCATATACGTATATAGATAGTTTAGAAAGATTTGAGCAAATTGAGTATTTACTGTTATGTGGTTGTGGAGTGGGGTGTTCTGTTGAATATAAACACGTAAATATTCTTCCCATGATGCCTGAAAGACTTAATAGCTCGGTTGAAGAATATGTAATCGGGGACAGTATTGAAAGTTGGAGTTTAGCTATTGGTAGATTAGTTCAATATTATTTTAATTCTAACGTAACTTATCCTAAGTTTGATTATTCTAAAATTAGACCTAGTGGAAGTTTAATATCAGGCGGATTTATAGCTCCAGGTCCTGATGGTTTAAGAAATGCTTTAAATAAAATAGATTCTTTACTTAGTAATGTTCATAAAACTACTAGAAGATTATCTCCACTTAACTGTGCTGATATATTATCACACTGTGCAGACAGTGTACTTTCGGGTGGTGTGCGCAGGTCTGCTTTAGCTATATTATTCTCTCCTAATGACGAGGAGATGTATAATTCTAAAGTAGGTAATTGGTTTTATGACAATCCTCAACGTGGAAGATATAATGCTTCTGTTGCTTTGGAGAGAAGTGATGATAATAAAGAAGTATTTAATAAAATCTTTGAATCTACTAAAGAATATGGAGAACCTGGGTTTTTCTTTAGGTCTGATTCTGGTATAGGGTGTAATCCATGCTTCGAGATTGGTTTTAAACCCGTACTAGAAATACAGAAACCTGATGGAGTATCTAAACAAACCGGAATACAGTTTTGTAATTTGATCTCTATCTCAGGTAAAGAATCCACAACAGAAGAGAAATTCTATAAACAATGTAAAGCAGCTGCTACTATTGGAACAATTCAAGCTACATATAATTCTTTCCCTTTCTTGGGTGAAGTAACAGAGCAATTAGCTAAGAATGATCCATTAATTGGAGTATCTATTAGCGGGATTATGATGAATCCTGATATATTATTAAATGAAAATATTCTGCGTAAAGGAGCTGAGATTATTAAAGAACAAAATAGCAAAATAGCTAACTTACTAAGAATTAATCCTGCATCTAGGACTACTTGTATTAAGCCTAAAATATTGGGCATTTAAATAGTAATATTTAAATATAAACACCGTGAATTGCTGGAATGGTTTATTTCTATATAAACCTAATCAGCAGCCAAGTTAAATCAGGTTCAACGACTATCTAGAAATAGAGTACAGTGTAAGCTAATGACACTGGAAGCGCGGTGCTCCTATTATTTAAATAGGATGATGATATAGTCTAATCTATATGGTGACATATAGCAGTTCATAAGAGAACGTATATAAGAGTTGCGTCTTATATAGAATATATAATGGATGGAAATATAAGTACCTTAACTGGAAACACTCCCGGATGTCATGGTCAACATGCGAAAAGATATATCCGGAGAGTTCAGGTTAATAAAGAAGAAGAAGCAGGTAAAGTATACGCTAAATATAATCCTAAAGCAGTAGTAGAATCTGTTTGGTCTAATAATCATACTGATAATTGTATTATGTTCGCAATAGAATCGGATGATAACGTTAAAACCAAATCGGAATTACTAGGAATTAAACAATTAGAAGTAATTAAATTACTATATAACAACTGGATTCTTCCAGGAATGGTAGATCCTACTAATCCTGTATGTAATAATGTATCTAATACTGTTATAGTTCCAAATCAAGATTGGCATAGAGTAAAAGATTGGGTATGGAATAATAAAAACTTTATTGCTGGAGTATCATTTATTCCTTCAACTGGAGACATTACTTTTACACAACCTCCATACTCAGAAGTATTTATCCCAGAAGAATTAGTGGAAATGTATGGGGACGGAGTAATATTTGCCTCAGGTCTAATCGTAGATGCAGAAAAAACTTTCGGGAATTTGTGGAAAGCTTGTGATACATTTAATTATAAAGGGGAGAAACTATATTCTACTGTTGAAGATGCTAAAGAATTTATTAAAGAACTTAATGTAGCAGAAGATCCCTCTTATTTAAATAAACCTCATTCTGAATGGGTAAAAGCTAATTCAATTCAATATAATAATTGGGTTAAAGTATTATCCATATTGGGATATACAGAAGAATTCATAGATGAAATTTTAGATTCTGATATAGAAATTCCAATTGCAGAAATTCAGAAGTATTTAGATAAAACAGCATTTACTAATATAAAAAATCTAAATACTAAAAGAGATATAATGCGGAGAATGAAGAAGTTCGGAGATACATATTTCGGAGAAGATTATAGTACTATGATTGAAGCTCTTAAATATGTACAATTATATCATGATTGGTGTGATATAACTAGAAACTATACTCCTATCGATTGGACTACAGTTAAATGGAAAAAAGTATTAATTGATGCAGATACAACAGGAGCTCAGGCTTGTTCTGGAGGACAATGTGATATAACTAAAATATAATAAGTATATGAAATATAGAATTACTTATACAGTATCTTGTGATTCTACATTTTATGTAGATATCGATGCAGATAATGAAAAAAAAGCAATAGATAAATTTAGTTCCGGATACTGGGATTACGATGAAGAAATACTTATAGACTCTTCTTGTTTAGATCCAGAAATAGAAAATATTCAAGTAATAAATGGGGAGGATGTTTGATGAAATATACTATTCACAATTTAAACAACGGATTGTACTGGGACGATACCTGTGAACTATTTAGAACTGGAGGATTAGTTCCATTATATAATACAGAAGATGAAGCTAAAAATGTTATAATTAAAAAAGAATTGAAAGAATGTGAAGTACTTCCAGTTTTATTAATTCCAAATCCTGACGATAATGATTAAATCTTTTTATGCTATATATAATCCTAAATTATCTAATTATTACAATCCTATAACAAAAGAGTTTGGAGTGTATAATACTAACGCTATTTATAATAAAGATACTGCTCTTAAATATATAGATCAAGATGGACTAAAAGGTTGTGAGTTAAAGATTATATATAAATATTTTAAATCATGATATTAAATTTTATATATAATAGTCTGGAATCTGATATCGATCCTTTCGATATTCTTCCTCCTGATAATGATATAGAGAATTTAAATATAAATTATTATGATATATCATATACTAAGGATAAGAAAAAGGGAAGAGCTATATTAAATAAATATGCTGCTAGAGAACTTCCAGTATTTGAATTAACAGATGACGACGGGAATTATTTATATTTTTCTTATGCAGAAAGTAGATTGTATAAATTAACTAAAGAATTTATTATATCTAAAGTAAAAGAATACGAACATAATAAAGAATAAATATATTTTATCTATGTTAGCAGAAGATCTCAAAATTGGAGATATTATACTTGTAGAAGGAGGAAGTAGTAATTATAATATAGAAATTTTGGATATATCATCACCTAATATTAAATATAGATATACTGATTTACCTAAAACTAATAATTGGGCAGACTTTTCTACGTTTAATAAAACTTTTAAAATACTTGAAATATTAAAAGAAGGAGATGGAAAAAGAAAAGGAAATAAAACTATAACAGTATCAAAGAAATCTAAGAAAAAATGAAAGTAAAAATATATAATAAATCTAATAACGAACTACCTAAATATAAAACATCTGGGGCAGCAGGGATGGACGCAAGGGCTAGCTTTAGTAATATTGATCCAAAAGATTTAATTAAATATGGTCCTGTTGTATATACTTTAGATGCGGAAACAAAAAAAATTAAATCTATCTCGATGCAGCCAGGGTCAAGAGTTTTAGTTCCTTTAGATATTCATACAAGTATTCCGGAAGGTTATATGATTACTTTACATATTCGTAGTGGAGTAGCTCTTAAAGATGGATTGATTCTTGGAAATGCAATTGGGATTATAGATTTTGATTATAGAGGGAATTATGGAGCTATTTTAGTAAATCCTTCATGGAATAAACCTGTAGATATCTCAGAAGGAGATAGAATTTGTCAATTAATTCTTCAAAAGGTAGAGACATGTGAATGGGAAGAAGTAGATAATTTAGAAGATTTAGATATAACAAATAGAGGGATTGGTGGATTTGGATCAACTGGAAAACAATGATGCTTATATTAGAAATATTAGGAACTGAATTTTCTACTCCGAATAAATCAGGATGTAAAATATTATTCGATGAAATAGAAAATATAGATCTTATTAGGAAAGCTTCTAGATGTATATATAGTTACCAACAAGATTTAAATTTTAAAACATTACAGAATGTATTCTCCTATGATCTTAATGTAGATCAAGATCTAATGAATTATATAGAAGTGATGTCAAAAGATTTTGATCATATTTCTAGCATAGTAATACATACTATAAAACATATAAATGAAGAGATTATGTTCTAATGGAGAATGCAAATAACATATTTTCTGAATTTGGAAGTGCTTTAATACAAGAAAAAGAAGATCAAGAGTTGGAATCTGAAATAAAAGGATTCCATACTCTGGATTTTGAATTATCTTGGGAACAATTATCTGCAATTAAGAAAATTATTAAGTTTATAAATAATAAAAACATTAGTAACAAAGACAACACTGATAATAATAAATTATTATTGTCTGGAAAAGCTGGAACAGGTAAAACTTCAGTTATATCACAAGTAATAGCATATTTAGATAACCATAGTTATGATTATGTAGTATGTGCTCCAACTCATAAAGCTAGGATTAATCTAGAGAAACTTACTAAGACTGAAACATTAACATTACATCAGTTATTGTTGTTAAAGCCTAATCTAGAAATTGAACAATTAAATATTAAAGAATTAGAATTTCAAAGTGGGTTGAAACATAATCGGAAAGCTAGAATTCCTAGATTAGTAATAGTAGATGAATGCAGTATGATAACCTCTGATTTATACGAGTTTATAGATAAAGAGTTAGTATCAAAAAGGAATGTAAAGATAGTTTTTCTAGGTGATTCAGCACAACTACGAGGAGTTAAAGATTTAGAAATATCTAAAGTATTCTCTTTAAAGAATAAAATAGAATTAACCAAAATATACCGACAGAAAGATGAAGCTCCGTTATTATATTTATTAGATGAATTAAGAACATCTCCACATTTTGGTAGGTTTAAAGAGTTTAAGTCCAACTATGGATCTTTATATAACTGTAACAATGTAAAAGATTTTATAATCGAAGCTGGAAAGAATTTTAAGAAGGCTATTAGTAAAGAAGATCCGTACTTATGTAGAATTCTTACATATACAAATAAAAGATTAAATGAGTATAATACTGTACTTAATAAACTTTTATTTAATAATAATGAAGAATATAATATTGGAGGATTTCTAACTGGATATGATAACTTTGAGTCCGATGATTATTTTGGAAAAATATATAACTCTCTAGATTATATAATAAAAGATGTAAAGCCTTATATTAAACCTCCATCTCAAATATTTCCTCTAGAATTAAAGGGATTTATATTAACTTTAAGAGATTTTATATATGAAGATAATATAGAAGTATTTATTATATCTAAATATATAGATCCTGAAATATTGAATTCTTTTATATCCTTATTTGAAACAACTAGACTAACTGCTCTAAAAGTAGACAAGAAAGTAAATTCTAGATTATATGGAGCATTGTGGAGTAAATATTATAAGTTACAACAATACTTTGCATCCCCGATTGATTTATATTATGATGGGAGATTAATAAAATCAGCAACACTAAAGCCTGGATATGCTATTTCAACACATAAAAGCCAAGGAAGCTCGATTACTAATGTTTATATAGATATGAAAGATATTTTAAGATGTAAAGATGAAGAGGAATTAAGACAATTACAATATGTAGCATTGTCTAGAACTAAAAATAACATTTATTTATTAAATTAAAATGGATTATAATATAGACTTAAATTTTCCAAAAGATATTCCTGTAGAGATTTATACTCCAGAAGGAGAATTACTCGCCACTGTAACTACTCAAACTGAACTTTTATATATCACAAATCAGATTAGATCACAGAAATTAGAAGGATTCTATATTAAGTTCAAAGATTTAGAAATACGTATAACTAAAGATGGAACTTTAGAAAGTACTCCTGAGGAAATGTTCTGTAATTATCGTAAAATTATTAATGAGACTATATATGGAATGCCTTTTGAAGAATATAATAAAGTAAAAATAGAAGTAGACGTAAACGGAGTTTTAACTGAAGTATATTATAAAGGTAATTTCTATGCTAAATATCTTTCTAGAATGAGTAAAGACTCCTTTACAATAAAAACATATCCAGAATGGATGGATGTAATAACTTCTGTAGAAATGGAAGGAACAACTCAAAGAAAGATATTAGAAGAACTTTCTAATGGAACATCTTTTACAACTATATGTAATCTTTTACTATCTAATGAGAACAACGTATAAGAATGAATTAATATCTAGAGATTCTAAAGGAAAAATTAGAGTAGTATATGCTAGTGCTAAATACCTCCCTATACCTAATGAATTTAGAATCTTTAAAAAAACTGGATTATTTAAAGGAAAACTCATTGAACAGCCTGAGAAAGTTATTACAGAAGGTAAAGCTAAAAGAACTGTTCATCAACAAGGAGATTTAGAATATAATTCTACTATATCTAAGTATTTAGATAAAGGATATAAGAAAGTAGAAGAATTATTCACAAAGCCTTTGGATAAGTTATCAGAAGAAGAAATAAATGAAAAACTTCCGTTAATAAAAACTAATGCCGATAATGTTCCTATTCCAATGGGATGTAAAAAATATACGGAAGTAGCTACTAAAGCTTTTGATAAAGAATATTTAGCTTCAAGAAAATTGGATGGAGTAAAGTGTATCTTCTATCAGAGGGATGGAGAGATTAGGACAAGTTCCAGGGGCGGTAAAGACTACAACATAGCAGCAGAACATCTAATTAATGATCCTGCTATGATAGAGATATTTAAAAAGTATCCGGATATAATGTTAGATGGAGAAATTTATAAACATGGATGGCCGTTACAAAAGATCTCTGGATTAGCTAGAACTAAGGAAATTACTCCTGAAAAATATCAAGATATTATCCAATTACAATATTGGATATACGATATCGCTGATGATAAAATGAAATTTGAGGATAGATGGGAATTAATGCAGGAACTAGAACCTATTATATCTAAATCGTTTCACTTAAAATTAGTAGAACAAACTCCAATTTCTGGATGGTTAGGAATCGATAAATTAAATAAGAAATATGTAGCAGAAGGATTTGAAGGAGTAGTCATTAAACGATTAGACGCATATTATGGATATGGAAAGAAGACTAGCGCAGCTATAAAGATTAAGGACTATAAGGATGAAGAATTTCTTATTGTTGGATGGATTCGAGGATTAAGACCCGAAGAGGATATGTGTTTTGTAATGGAGACTAAATCTGGAAAAAGATTCAAAGCAAAACCTGTAGGAGATAGGAATACTAAATTGGATTATATAAAGAATATGTCTAATATTATTGGACATATGGGTACTGTTACATATTTTAATATGTCAGAAGGTGGAATTCCAACTCAACCTGTATTTAAAACAATTAGATATGAAGAAGATATATATAATAATTATGATGAAGAGGATTAAATAATAATTGAATATGAAAATTTGCAGTAGAAAATCGATCAATGATGATCTTCAAAAGTATGATCACTTAAAAAATAAGTCTTCTTTTATAGAAATAACCGAATGGACTAATGAAGAAGGATGGGATATAGCTATAAATGAAAAAATGATTAATCTAACTTATGGAGAACTTGAAGCTATAAATTATCTTACTAAAGCATTAGATTATGAATCCGATAAAGTCAAAGATAAAGATTATTAATCAATATAATAATCCTCTTTATTATTGGTGGAAAGTTAGAAAAATATTTAAAAGACCTAAATGTCATCTTATAATTAAGAAAAATTTATGGTTTTTTGGACTTCCTATTAGAAGAGATTATTATAATCCTATTATAAGTATAAGATTCTCAGGGTTAGGATGGAAATGGAAATATGATGAAGTTAGACATGAATGGGATCCTTATATTCAAATATGCTTATTTAGAAAATATCATATTGTATGGATATTTAATTGGGTAAAATATGATGACTTAGATTCTAATACAATAAGTATGGCTACGTGGGAAGCTATACTAGATTATTTATATAACCATAAAACTGTACAGGAATGCGTAAATTTTAATACTTGGAAGAGTGGTGAAAAGATTCTAACTATAAAAGAAAATATAAAGAAAAAGTATTTAAAAACTTTAAAATAATAAACATAAATTATATTAGAGATAATTTATTTTATCTCTAATATTTAAATCATAATTTATGAAGTATAAAAAGAAGCCTGTAATCGTAGAAGCTATACAACTTTTAAATGATGATTATTCTATAGAAGAATGTTTAAAGTTTATATATAATGTTTTTATAACTGACGATGATATAGAAACTGTTAAAAATAATAAACATATACGTATTCAAACTTTAGAAGGAGATATGAAAGCTTCTTTTGGAGATTATATTATTAAAGGAGTAAATGGAGAATTTTATCCATGTAAACCGGATATTTTTGAAAAAACATATGAAAGTATTGAATAATATGAGGAAAATATTTATTTTTATAACATTAATATCATTAGTATTTTTATTAACAAAATGTAATGGAGACATATATAAAAAGAATAAAAGTGAGTTAGTTAAAACACTTTCTTCTATGGATTTATATACAGTTCCAGTGAAAGAAAATTTATCTACTATAGTAACATTCGGAAAGGATACTTTAGCGATAACTAATACTCCTATAAATATATATATTCCAAATGTATTAAATAGATTTGATAGTCTTAAATTAGATACTATTGCTGTAGATACTAATAACTTATTTAGTCAATATGCTCAAACCATATTATTTGAAGATATAGAGAGCAAAGATTATGATTTTAACGATCTTGTGATTTATATTAAAAATAAATGTAAGTATTTAAATAATAAAGATTACTTCTTGCAATCTATAGAAATCCAACCTATTGCTCTAGGAACTACACAGAATATAAAATTAGGATGTGTATTAAGTAACGGTTCTGAGTATATTATATCTAATAATGTTAGAGAAGAGTTATTTAATAATCATAAAGGATATATAAATACAATATCAGGAAAAGGAAATATTAAATTTAAATCCTATTTAGCACTTGATAGTATTAGATTAAATAAAGACTCTAATCCATATATTGCTTGGTTCATTGAAATAAATAAAGCTAGATATTATTCAGTATGTTCAGAAATAGATTGTGAGGAATATAATATGTTTGGAGATAGAGATATTCCATATGGACTAGTCTTTTATAATACTTTCATGTATTCGGAAGAAGGAAATCCTATATTTGAAGTATATAAGGACTTCTATCTTTGGAGAGATGGAAAAAGATCTTCAATAGGAGAATATTCTGATTCTAAATGCTATAGGTATTAAAATATCATTTAAATAAATGAAAGATTTATATAACACTATAAATAAAGTAATTAATAACAAATCTTTAAATTCTGAGGAAGCAACTAACTTAGTTCATATATATATTACAGAAGAGTTAGGAAAAGAACCAACTTCCGAAGAACTTACAGAAGTATTAAAATTACTACAAAGAGGTATATTTGATTTTGAATATATGTTGGATATTATATTAAAGAAACCTCATGTATATGGATTATATACTTGTAGTATTTATTCTTCGTTAGATGAAAGTGGGAATAGAAAATTTATAAAAAGAACTCTTTATAGAAATTAGAATGGAAACCTATATTGATTTTGATGAACCCTATACATCAGATGTGTTTGATGATGTAGATCCTTTATTAGAAGTAGAAGAACTTCCGAAAGAAATTAGAAATGAGTTATTTAAAGAAATCGAAAAAGAATTTGAAGAGGAAGAAGAATCTGATTTATTAAAAGATTAATTATGAGAAATTTTAAAATTACTTTATCAACCGAAGAAATTATTTCGGAAGAAGAATTACTTGATATTATAAATTATTGTTATGATACTAATTATTTAACTTTTTCTGATATTCCCAAAGAATTGATAAAAGAATATATAATTAGCGAAATAGGAAGTATATTTTCTTTCGAAACCTCTAATATAGATATTAAAGAAGTACATTGTGAAGAATAAATATATTGATATTACTAGGGAAGATTGGATTAGTCTAATCTCCCTAGATAAAAATAATCCAATAAATAAAAAATTGGGAGCAAAATTTATTTGTCAAGAAGAAATTAAGAAGACGGAGGAAACTATTTTATATAGAATATGTATAGAAGATATAAAATCAAAACGATTATTTTGTGTTAAATATATTCTATTTGAAGATTCCGAAGGAAAGCCTGATATAGCAATAAATACTGAATATACTGATAAATTATATAAAATCTAATAAAATGCTTACATATTATTTAAGAAACTTCTGGCAGGATTGTAAAATAGATTCAATTCAAAAAATTCGAGAAGCTATTCCAAATATAGATGATGAAACACTTCTAGAAATTTTAGAAGGTAAAAAGAAAGCTGTAACTGAGGATGGTATAAATTTTACTATAGAAGATGATCATGAGGAAGATAGAATGTATTTAAGTAGAGATAGTATACAAGAATCTTTTGAATACAAATTTAGGGATTTAGCTTCTCAGGTTATGGGATATTCAAAAGGATTGTATCTTGATACAGATGAGGATAGAAGACATTATTACTCTCTTTTAAAAAATACTTTTGAGGAGATTCACGAATTAGAGAATAATTGGAAAGAGTTTTGTACTTTGATAAAATGTAATATAAATCTAAAAGTTAAAGATTATCTTTATGACGAAGAGTCTTTGGAAGCAGATAATGTTGATGTATTTAATTATGTCGAACATTTAGATTCTCCTAATAAAGCTTCTTCTTACAAGGACCTTGTTTCTAAATACCTATCCACACTAAACTTTAGTTTTAAATATGCTCTAGATTATTTAATAGAAGAACGTGACTATCGAACTATAGAATTATTAAAATTAGATTCATCTAACAGATTAAAATATATCCCGGAGCATAAAAAAGCTCAATCTGAATTAGATACTCTTAGAGGAGATAATATCTTTCCAGAAGATATTCTTGAATGTATATGGAATAGTGGTTGGTTATCTCCAAATGGAGAATTATATGGATGTCCAGATTATGATCACATAAATTTCTCTGATAGATTAGTTAAATATTTAAATTTATCAGGAACAAATTCTGATAGAATATTAGAAACTAATGGATATATTAAATTCTCATGTGGAAGATGGTTATATATGGAGAAAGATTTTACTCCTACTATAGCCCAATTAGAAACAATTTTAAAGTGGAATAAGGAAAGGAATAAAAGTCTTAAAATTTGTATTGGAGATGGATTATCAATGGTTAATGTAGATATTATAGAATCTAAATTAAATTCTTTAAATAAATAAAATGAAAGTACATAATTTCCAAATAGAGAAAAGAATGGAATTATTTAATCGGTGGGTTAAGAAAAGGAGCGAGAGAGATAACAATTCCATTAAATATTTTTATGATGGAGGTAATGATATATACATAACCCCATATCAATTACAAGATCCGGATTATATCATCCCAGAATGGAATAAGACTATCCCTTCAAGGTTAAGAAAGTTATATAATAAAATAGGAAAATTATGTAAAATCGATGGTGATGTTATTGGATATTTTGCTGGGATAGTATGTGATTATACTGATTTTTATTATAGAATAGTATTAGAAGATGAACCTAGAAGTATTTTACATTCATGTGTTGGAAAAATAGATTTTATTGATTAGTATTAACATTTTAAATATATTTATTATGAATTATTCAGAGGTTATGGAATTACTAACTGATGAAATACTTGAATTGTACAAAATAAAAAATAGTGATTACGGAAATTCTTTTTATAAGCAATTAGATGAGGATGGATTATTAGTATCTAAGATTAGATTGCAGGATAAATTAAGTAGATTTTCATCTATTATTAAAAAAGGTACTATAGAAGTAAAGGATGAGAAGCTTAGAGACACATTAATTGATCTCGCTACATACAGTATAATGACTGTTGCCTGGTTAGATAATAAACAGAAGTAAATGAAATCATTTTATGAAAAAGAAAACATTTAGTGATTTAAAAGAAGGAGACTTTGCCTATATAGTACGTAAGAATGGATTTACTATAACAGAGGTTACTGATATAAATACGCTCGATACAGGAGAAATACGATTTTATCTTAAAGATGGGTTTATAGGAGGATATTTATATAATCCTAAGAACAATCATCTTATTAGTGTTGATACCATCATATTAAATAAAGAAGATATTATAAAAGAACAATTAAGATTAACTAAAAAACATTTATCAGAAATAAATCGTAAATTAAAATATTATCAGAAGAAATATAATAAATGGAATGATTATAGAATATGTCTAGAAACACAATTGAATGAAAACGTTTAGCGACTTGAAAGGAGGAGATTTTTTATATAAAATATGTAATAAAAAAGTTACTAAAGAAGAAGTATGTAGTACATATAAATATCCATCCGGAATGATTTATACTACTTTAATGTGCGATCTTCCATTTGAGGCTCCTAAATCAAAATCTGTATTTAAAGTTGAAAAATCTACTCATTACTATTACTATGTAATAAATAAAGAAGATATTACTAAATACCAACTCATAATAGCAAAAGAAAAATTAAATAAGATGAAAGAACAATTAATTCCATCAATAAAGAAATTAAAAAAGCAACAAGAAAATTATTTAGAACAACTTAAATATGTTCGAGAATTAAAAAGTAAAATATAAAATTCATCATGAAAACTTTTAAAGATTTAAAAGAATGGGATATAGTATGGATTATTGATTATAAAGATATTAAAGAGTATAAAGTTCATTATTGTATACCTTATAATGGTTATTATTGTCTAGTAATAAAAGACTTTAGTATGGATCCATTTCGTAATGGAGAATGGATTTATGAAGAGCATACTGTACGTCCTGATGAGAGTATTTACTGTGTTTATTATTATAAAAATATTAATTTTGAAACTAAAGGTTATATAATACTTAATAAAGAAGATATCAATAAATATCAATCCAAACTTCTTAAAGATTATAGGAAACATCTATATAAAAGATTGAAAAAGGTAAGAAATTTAGAGAATTTATACATAAGACAAATAGACGAAGTTGAGGATATAATAAAACTTAAATCTAATGGATAATTTTAAAGTTGCTATAGTTAATTATATTTGTCCTATCTGTGGAAGAGTTGCAGAAGAAAATATTATATGTAATACACTATTAACTCCAAAAGCATCTTCCGAAGTAGAAAAGCTTCATAAGCAAAATATAGGATACTCTAATCATGCTTGTGAGAATTGTTCTAAATATAAAGACGATGTAGTATATTTTGTAGGAATTGATGAAGAAAAATCTACTAATAAAGATGTATATAGAACAGGTCAAATTGTTGGAATAAAAAAAGAGGCCTCTTTAGTTTCGGACGCTGAAGATTTTATAATTACTTTAGAAGATGGAACTAAATTTTGCTTTATTGATGTAAAGCTGGGGAAACAAATAGGATTGTGGAATGATTAAATTTAATATATGAAATTAATTAAACCAAGTGTTGAAATATGGGATCAGGAAGAAGGTCTTAATGGGATTTATAAAAGTATTGAACGTGCAGGACGTATTTGTTATAAAAGTTCTGATAAAATAACAGAGGATTCTGCTAAACCTTTTGTAGATAGACTTATTAAAAGCGGACATTGTAGTATTCTAGAGCATGGTACTGTATATTTACGACAAGATATATCTATAGAAAAATTAGCTACACAAATTACAAAAGGTAATGGTAATCCCGAATTATTAGATAAATATGAAAAGAATCCTTATTCTAAGGTTTATGGAGGTCGATTATTTGACGAAGATACACTTTCAATTTTAGTCAGTACGAATTATAGGGTAATTATAGAAAATAATTGGATTAATGACTTAAAGTATTTATGTGAACCTACAGAATTTCATGAAAAGAGAATCACAATTCATTTTACATGTGATAGAGGTATATGGAATGAATTTATCAGACATAAAACTTTACAAAGGGGAGATGATTGTGAAGTATATCCAATTGTAAATTATGATGCTGAACAGAATAATTCATTTGCCCAAGAAAGTACTAGGTATTGTAATTTTTCTAAAAATAAATTCAATAATGAGATTACTTATATAATTCCAACATGGTTAGATATTCCAGAAGGAGAAGCTTATTTCCATGATGGTATAAATTTTAGAGTTGGTGCTAATAAAGAATTTTTTGGAGAGTCTGTAAATAGTAAAGCTTGGAATAGAAATAATAATTGGAAAGAAGTAGATTCATTTTTACATAGTTTAGATGTTTCAGAGAAGATGTACTTTGATTTACTAAATTTAGGTTGGAAGCCTCAACAAGCAAGACAAGTACTACCTAACGCTCTTAAAACGGAGCTTATAATGACTGGATACATTTCCGACTGGAAACATTTCGTAGATCTTAGATATAGAGGAACTACTGGAAAACCTCATCCAGACGCTTTTTATTTAGCTGAGAAACTATATAACTTATTCAAGGAAAAAGGTATTGATGTATAATGAAAGAATACATTCGATTTGGAGAAATTCCTGATAATGAACGTTCTGGTATATATAACAATAAAGGAGAGTTAATTGGAAGAGAGCGTGGGGTATCATGTTATGAATGTATATGTTTTAATAATCAATACAGAGTTCTATTACCATATAGACCTACTAGACATACATGTGTAACATTACATAATCTATATGAGCAATATTTTGACGGAGATATTAACATGTACATTGTAGCAGGAATTGTAGTTGGATACGGAAGTGATAATGAACCATTATTAAGAAATGTAAAAGTAGTAAAGAAACTTAATATAAAATCTTTTAGATCTTAGTTTTTATATATTAAATTAAACATAATATGTCAATAAAAATAAAATCTAAAGTTTTAAAAGCTTCCGAATATACTCATTCCTTAATATTATTCTCTGATAAATTTTTAAAAAATGAAAATTTTACTTCAAAAATAATATATTATACAGCTAAAGGTATCTTAAATCTCTTTTCAGTATCTAAATTAGGAGATTTTTTATCTGGATATGTTCTTCAAAAAGTATTTAAACATAGAGGAATATTCGAATATTGGGTAAAAAATAAATGCCAAACTAAAATTATATATAATATACCTCGCTACCAATTAGACACCCTTATCGAGCGTTGTGATAAAGAAAATATTCCAACCTATCAAGATATCGATTTTAAAACAAAAGAATGTGTAGGTCTTTATATAGGGCCTTATTGGACAAATAAATTATATTATGTCTTAGATAACAGAATCATCCAAGAAAAATTTGAATCAGATTTAGATATAAAGAATGATGATAAAAATGTGTAAAATAGATTTTAGAATTTAATATGAATAAAAATAAAAATCCTTTCGTATCATATTCGGAGTTTTTTACTAAATTAGATCCTAATACAGAGAAAGTATCTCCAGAAATATTAGATATGAAATTTAAAGATTTAACAAATGATAGAAACAATATTTCTAACAGCCCTGGCAATAATGATTCTGGGGTATCTACTAATATCAGCTCCGATAATTTTAATTTTACTAAACCAGCTGATTCTAGCAATTTGGAAACTAATAGAGCCAATATGGGACAAAATCAAAAGAATGAATTAAAGAAGCAGATTACTTCTTATATAAATTCTTTAGACATAGAAAATGATTATAAGAAATATTTAATTAGATTAGCTGAAAGAGAGAGTAATTTTAATCCAGAAGTAATAAATGCACAAGGATTTAAAGGATTATTTCAATTTGGGGATGATGCTTTAAGAGATATCGGGATGACTACTTCTGATTATATGTCAGATTGGAAGAAGCAGATTGATGCTGTTATTAAATTTACTAATTTAAATAGAGAAAGACTTAGAAATACCCTAAGAGGAACTAATGGAAAAGATATCGATGGGACTAAGATAAATGAGTGGGGCTTATTAGGAGCTGCACATCTAGGTGGCGTTGGGGGAGTAAACAAGTTCCTGTTTAAAGGAGCTAATCCAGTTGATGCGAATAATACTAGTATAAAAGATTATTTAATATACTTTAGTAAGTAATGAAATATAAAGATATCATATTAATATTCTATTGTTTATTAATTGTAATATTAACATTTGGAATTGGAAGAATCTCAGGAAAGATTTCATATCAAAGTGATATATTAAAAGAGAATTTAAATATACAAAACTATCTTCCATCTATAGATATTAGGAGATATTCTCCGGTAAGTGAGACTGAACAGTCTTTATTAAATAAAATGAGTAAAGAAGGTTATTGTTTAGTTGATGTAACAATTGAAAATGGAAGAGTATTTTATTATTTTCAAAAGATAGTATATAAGAAAGAATTTAATTTGAAATAAAGAAACCCTAACAGTGCATTATGCATTGTTAGGGTTTTTCTTTTTTATTTGGCTGGATATTTTTTATTAGATATGTATTTTAAGAATTTAAATTGAAATAATTTCCTAGTATTTAAATATTCTGGATTATTTTCATTATATCTAGCCTCAGTTTCAAAACATATATTCTTATATGCCATATTATATGGAGGTAAAATTATCTCTATAATCCAACATATTACATATATTAACAATGGAAGTAAAGGAGTAGCTAAAATCCACCATAAAGAGAGATTAAATATTAAACAAGATAAAACTGCTATAATAATAGATGTAATCCAAATCTCAGTCTGTTGATATACATGAATCGTTTCATGTCTAAAAAATCTTTCATTAAGTCTTCTAGTATCACCCTTATATTCGCTTCTTATCCATAAAATAAAAATAGTTACCATAGCAAGAAATCCTTTAACTGGAATTAGTGGATTATATATTACTAATGGTAAAAGTTTATGTTTTTGTTTTGATGTAGTCATATATAATAAGTATTTATTCTTCTGAATTTAATAAATTAAACACGTTCTGAGTTTGTTTTATTACATAAAAATTCTTAGGAATCTCTTTTCCGAAAGAACTTTCTCCTTTAGCTATTCTAATAGTAGAGTCTTTCAGTCTTTCTAAAAAACTAAGAGCTACCGGAGTATCTAAAGAAAGTCCTAGAGGAGCCCAGAATACAAGTTCGTCAGTGGAATTTAATAAAGTTTGTCTTAGAATATTCTTAGTTAAGGGATCAAATTCTTCTCCACTTTCTTCTTTATCTTCTATTATTAATCTAAATAATAATGCAAGTAAAGCAGCCCACATAGAATCTGCTAATAATTGTCTAGCATTTCTAATTCTATAATCTTTATGTTCTAAAGTTGCATCAGTATTCTTATTTATATAATACTTAAATAAATATTGCATATAATAGAAAGTACTATTCACCATTCCTTCTATAAATCTTCCAGACCATTCCTTTGCAGGGATATCTGTAACTTCTGTAGTTTCTATTAAATGAGATTCTCCATCCTCACCTACCACAGATTTTAAATAAAGTAAATTTCCTTCTTCATCTGTTTTTTGTTTCCATTCTCCTTTAGGTGTTTTATCAGTTCCTCCTAAGAAGAATCTTTCACGAGTAGATGAGAAATAAGATTTAAATTGGAATAATATCTTACCTACAAATTTATGTCTAGCAGCAAATGCATTTTCATGATCCATATATCCGAATAATGAATCGGCAGAAGATTTTATATTTCTTTTTTCTGCTATAGTATATGCGGAAGGTAATGCTACTGGATTAGATTCGTTAAATTTTAACTCTTCCCAATCAAGATCATTCTCATGTTCAATATTAAATTGAGTTAGATGTGCGATATAATCTGCTTTTTGTTTATTATATAAAGGATGCGATTTATCTCCAGATGCGAATATAGAATATCTCCCATCTTTAGTCCAATCATATATCAATTCTCCATCTTTAGACATATGGTGAGCTTTCAAACAATCATCATGAATCATTTGAGCTACTATAAATACCATTCTATTTAAAAAATCTGGAGCAGTAGTAGCCCAATAAGCACCTCTTCTTAATAATCCTTTATAACCTTTTCTATCAGAATTTAATTCGTACGCTAACGAATTAGCATCCATTCTAGTCATCCCATAAAAATGATTTAAAGCTTCTACTAAAGTCCAATTATCAGAACTTACACCGGTATTTCCCATAACTATACCATAAGCTTTAGCAGCATCGGCAGTAGTAAAACCATTATCTCCTAACAACCGTCCAGCAGCTCTAGTCATTAGAAGATAAAATCCTTGAATTGGCTCTCTAACTAATGAATTAAGATTTAATGCCAACATTGAAACTCGTGCAGCAGTAGTAATAGGTTGAAATACTTTATAGAATTTTTGATTGGATTTTTCTATAGAACTTTCTCCGAATATAACAGTTTTTAAATAAATATCAATTTGCTTATTTAAATTTTCGAAATTAATATTAGTATCATAAGATTGTAAATAGATAGCATGTCTTATATCATTAATAAGGGGAAGAATAGTATCAAAAGAAGATTTCCTTATATAAGCATGAACAAATACATCCTCTAATAACTCTAAGTTAGTCTCCCAATAAGAGGTATCTTGCTCTGAAAGATATTTTTCTCTAGTAGTTGGAGAGACGTTTAGAAAATTATACATTGTTAAATAATCATTCTTCCCAGCTTCGGAATCCTGTTCAATCGTCTCTTCTTGTGCTTTAGTAGCTCTTCTTATATCAACTTGTTCGTTCCATTTATCTTGTATCCACGAAAAGAATCCTTTACTTTTCAATTGTGAAAATGCAGTACCTCTCAACAATGGGATATCAAAATAATGTCCACTTTGAATTAATTCTTGAACTGAAGTAGTTTTTATTGCTTCTTCTTCTGTCAAATTATAATCAACTCCGCGTTTTATTCTATTTACATTCCATAAGAAAGATTTCAACCATTTTCGCTCGGCTTGAGAAAGATCATTTGTCATGTCATAAGGATTTTTTACTCTAAAATTACGAGCTATTCTTCCAGTAGAATCTCTCTCAAACATATTTTTAAATGCGTTAGTTGAATCTTTAAAAGTCCATCGTTCTACTTGAGTAAATCCTTTTGATTTATATAACTCTAACACTCGTTGTAAAGATTTCTCCTTATATTTCTCAAACCATTCACGCATCTTCTGGAATTGTAATTCAGTTAAATCTACTATATCTTTCATTAAAGGAATCATTTCTGGATTTTCTACATAATACCCTCCTAAGGTCATAGTTTCAGATATATTTTTGAGATTGAAACTTATTTGACTTATATCATGATCTGAATCGAAATAGATACGTTTATAATGTAGAATAGTCCTAGATATTTGGGAATATAATAAAGATAATCCAGTTGGGTCGGAATCATAATTATTATCTGCTCTAATAATTAATCTATTTCCAGCTGCTTCTCTAATAATATCTTGTAATTTTCTTAACTGTTCTATTTTATATCTACCGGTTTCATTATCTAATTTATAATTATTATAGAAATCATAAATTAAATCAGAAGTTCCTTTTACTAATTCTGTTCTATCTTGTCCTAGAATAGTTAATAGTCTTAATTTTAAAGCTTCTATCCTGTCTGCAATTATTAATTCTGATTTAAAGTAATTTGTAATATCTAGTTCCTTAGATAAGATATTAAAATTATGCGTTAATTTATTTATATCTATAGGATAAGATTGTCCTTCTTTATAATTAATTACTTGAATATTTCCTATTTTAAAGTTACTAAAATAATCATGTAATTCATTTATAACTAACATTGTCTCTAATAACTTAGCGTTTCCTACAGTATTGGATAATAGATTTTTTAATTTCTTATATTTAGCCTCAGATCCTAAATTTCCAAAGATATTATGAGATCCATTATTCCAATTAAGTTTTTTTGTTAAATTTATATCTGTCATAGATATAATATCTACTATGTTATTGGCTACATCTCTAAACGCATAAATCCCTATCTCCGCTAATTCTGGAAGGTCTAATACTTCATATCCTGGATTATCTATGTAATTACAAAATACTCTAGTTAGATATGTATTTGCTTTTTGTGGAAGGTATTTAAATTTATTTTTATCTTCTAAAGATTCAGAAGTCTTTTTTAAATAATCAAACTCTTTCCATAAAGTAAAATAGTAAGATTCACTTCTATCCTCCATTTTTTCTTGATACTCTCTAGCTTTTTCTAATAATTCTTCTTTAGTTGGAGCTTCTATTACGGGAATATCTTGTCCCTTTCTTTTAGATACATAATCATTAAAGAACCATACTTTTCTATAATTATCATATTTAGCCACCCTCTCTACAAATTCTTTCGGAGTTTCTTTAGATAATTTCCCAAAAGCGATTTCTGAGTATTTAGCCACATTTTTAGTAGCTTCTGTATTATAACTTACTTCTGATACATTTGCTCTAATATGTTCTTGTACTATCCTAGTTATGTATCCATTAGGATAGGATAATCTTTGCATAGATTTTCCCTCGGTAGTTTTGTTTATAGGTTCTTCAACTTTATAAGATGTAAATGTCTCATTAGTATAATCTATATCCGATATAATAATAGGAACTATATTCAAAGAAGCTAACTTTACTCCAATTCCATTATTAGCTAATAACGCTCTATATGCAGCTAATTGATAATCTATTGTTAATTGTTTAGAAGAATACCATGTTTCATATGGTTTATTTGAGATTTTAAAATCATAAATTTCTACATTTCCTCTTTCATCTATAGCTAATAAATCTAATCGTCCTATGATAGGATCAGATTCATCGTCAGAAGTTTGTAGTGTTAATTCCGGGATAAATTTATACTTTTTTCCTTTACTAATTTTAGATTCTAAATTCTTAAATGTAAAATATAAATTTTCGATTGTATCATATGGAAGATCAACAATCTGAGATATTGTATTTAAATCCTGATTTTTGAAATATAACTCAGCTACTTTATGTACTTTATCTCCAATCTTTGCTAGATGTCCCCAATTTTCTATATCAAATTCTATCTGTCTCTTTGCGTCTTCTTCTGATAATCCTTCTTTAGTTAAAAGTTTTAACTGATTCTTTTTATATTCCTCTACTTTAAATTCTGGAATTACACGATCTCCATTAGAATTTAGCCAAGTAGTTATAGCTGTAGTTACTCCCAATCTCTTAGGGGTAACTACTTCATTTTCTTGTGTTGATTGATTAAATTTGGACTCTTGTACAGTAGAATTTAACGCTAAGAGTTTATTATATATAGAATCCTGAATAGTATTACTTTCATCAAATACCGCATCTCCATATTTATTATAATAGAGCATATTTCCATAATTCTTGGCTATGAAAGCATCTAAGTCTCGTTCAGAATTAAAGGAATGCTTAGATCCGTTTATTGTTAAAAAATATTTACATGCCATACTGTTAACATTTTTCTAGTAATTGTGTATTTGGATTTTTAGAATTTAATAAACTACTTTTTATATTAGTAATATTCCTGTTCTTAAATGCTTCTGATACATTTTCTGGATTAAATAAAGAGAATCTCTTATTTCCGGCAGAGAGTAATAAACTATTAAATTCTGTTATTATTTTTTCAATTGGCATCTTACTTAATTCCCTACTTAAAGTTTCTGATGTTTTTTCTGGAAGAGTATTTAAATCTAGAGATAACGTAGAATCTAATACTTTTAAATATTCCCCAAAGAAATCTGTAGAAGATAATAAATTATTTATATTAAACTCCTCGCTACTAAATACCCCACTTAAACTATCTGCTATAAATTCTACGAAAGCTTCTTCTTTAGCATCAGTTAACGTTCTATTAGTAAGTATATTTCTAAATCTCTCATTAAATTCCGGGAGAGTAGCAACTTTATCTAGTAAAGAGGAATATAAAGAATAATTCTTACTTCTTAACGCTCCCATTATTAGATGCATTAATTCATGTAATGGAGAAGAGATATCAGCTCTATTAATATTTACATATATTTTCCCATTCCAAATAAACGCTCCTGCTCTAGAAAACGAATCCGCTAAAGTACTATTTAGATTTTCAGAATCAACCAATTCTTGAATTTTAGCATCATCTATTACGTTAATAATATTATTATATGTTGAATTAATATTTTCTATAACCCTATTTAGAATTTTCTTTTTATCAAATTTATCATAAGTATCAGTAAAGTATTCTACCTTTTTTATTTGAGGAACCTCATCTGTTATAGATAAATTCTCTAATTCTTTTTGTCTAGTTTTATTTATTGGATAATATAATTCTGAAATAAGATATTTTCCGGATTTAATATCATTAAAATTTATATACCAAGAATTATTATATATCTCTCCATTTAATCCTACTATTTCAGACTCTAAATTGATTCCTTTATCAGTTATAGATTTAATTCTAAGATATTTAGTAAATTTATCATTATACTTAATCTTTACAACATCATCTACTTCTATGATATTAATAACTTGTTCCGGAGAACGTTGATATATTCTAGGATCATAATAAAATCCAGTTGAATCATTTACTTGAATTCCGGTTCTTATATTCTTCAGCCCGTAAATTTTAGCATCTTTTACATTATTAGCTTTTATATATTCAGAAGTGAGATCTATCAACTCTCCGTTTTTAATCATATCTAATATTGTTGGAGTTAATAGTGATACTCTACCATGAGGAAGAGTTTTCTTTTTTGAATCTTGATATCTTTCTTTAAATTCTCTTTCTGTAATATTTTTAGGAATTACATACACTGCCTCTTGTTCAATTGCCCAATCCCGGGATTTGTTCAGGAGGCTTTTCTTTTTCAAGATTTCTTCTAAAGAATAACCATAAGTGCTATGATTTAAATCATATAATCTACTTAAACGTTTTTTATTATATTCAGAAATCTCTTTATGTCCAATTATTCCTAATTCATAATTTGGATTTATAGCAAATCCGATATATTCTAATTGCTGTGGAGATACTATTTTCCTAAAAGATCTCCTTTTTAAATATCCAGATCTATAACTACCCGGAACAATAATAGTTCCTGTTATAGGGTCATAATTAGATACTACTCCAATAAATGTTATATCATTTTCTTTAAATCTAATGATATCTCCTCTTTGTAATTTAGCAGTTTCTTGTTCTGCGTTAGAAGAGTCTATATTTATAATGTGATATAAATCTTTTAAAGGAATATAGTTAGAATTAGGATCAAATACTATTTTATCATCGACTCTAGTAAAAGCTTTACTAGCATTCTCTTTTTTAGTATTTAAATCTTCTACTAATTCTAAATCGGAAGTATTATTATAATGTATAGCTGATAGTGATGGAATATTTATTCTCTGTCCTTTAGAATTTTCTGATAATGGAAATTCTGTTTTTAAATCTACAAATCCTATTTTTGGAGCAGAGTCATTTGTTGTTCTATTTAAAAAGTATATTCTATCCCCACTTATCCCAACTACTATATGTTTACTAATAACAGGTGATCCATCAGTTCTTTTTAAATCCCATTCAATAGAAACAGAGTCACCAATACGTAAAGATCTAACTTTATCTCTTCTATATTTAATAACAGATTCCCTATCTAAATTATCAGAGAAGTCTCCTTCTAATTTCCGATAAGGTTGTTGGTCAGATTTTAGAATATTTAAATTGAACCAGATAGATTGATATTTACTTTTATCTTTAGTATTTAAAGAATAAGTATCATAATCATTAATAAACTGATTATATACATTATCTAAATCCGGATGATTTTCTTTAGTAAATATCACTGTCTCTATATTCCGAAAGGGAATTTTTTTAGTGAAGTATTTACCATCTTTATTCTTTAAAGCTACTTCTACTATTGTACCTATAGTTCTAACTACAGGAGCATAATATGTAAAAGAATCCCATTCACTATTCTCATCCTCTTTATTCCAAGATCTTAATTTAATTATATCATTTTGACGTAATTCTTGGGTTATAGTAGAATTAGTTCCGTTAGAAACATCTAATTTAAATCCTGATTTCCCTACTGTGTAATACTTGAATGAGAGTCCTTTTCTGTCGAATCCTATAGATTTAATCAGTGGTTGATTATTATAATCTTCTGATTCAATATTTCTTTCATAAGTATCTCTTACATTCTTTATTAAATCTTCCGGAAGATTTGGATCTTTCAATGCTCCATATAACTTTCTAAATACAATTTGTTTGTTTTTTTCTAGAGATAATTTAATTAAATCAGTATAAGATATAGTAAAATGTCCTACATTAGATCCGTATTTATTAACTAATGTAATAAATGTTTCTCCATTTCTATTCTTCCAAACAGATTGAATTGGATGATATTTAGCATAAGAGAAATAATCATCATCAAATTTACCATATATTATATTCTTATCTTTACTAAAATTTGGAATTAGTAATAAGTCTCCAGGAACTAAGGAATATAATTGAGCTTCTGTAGTTACTTTAACAGGTTCTGAATAGTTTAAGTTATATAAATCCTTCTTAGGATTACCTTCCGAATCTAATACAGTCGATTCATAATTCTTCCAGATTATTTCTGATATTTGTTGATAAGATATATTTTTAGATTTCGGGATTTCGAGTTCTATATAATAAGAATCATTTTTACCAACAAAAGGAGGTTCTTCATATTCTTCTTTCGTATTAGATATGATTTCTAAGTTCTGATTTAATTCTTGGATAAAAGGATTAACATCCATAGAAAATAATCTCCCAATAAATTCATTAAATAAATCAGAATTACTTATATTTAAAACATCTCTATATTTAGGTTCTGATACTAAATATGCAATAAATTCATTTAAATCATAACTAGATCCTTTAGATACTTTACTAACAAATTCTTTTATATAAGGATCCTTATCCTGATTCTGTTTAGCAGTGGTATATATATTATAAGCTATTTCATTTATTCTCTCAAAATTAGGATCAGATTTATTTATCTTAGAATAATATAAATGAAGTAGTTCGTGATATAAATCTCTAAGACTAGCTTCATTAAATGTTCCATTAGTTTTTAAGATAATAAATTCATTATTTAATAAAGTCCCTCTAACATCTACATTTCCATCGATATTTAATGATTCTATATCTCCATCTAATAATAATATATTCGGTTGAGATGGATTAATAGCATTCATATCTACTAATTTATTAATTAATAGAAGAAAATCTTCCTGTAAAGATTTATTAGGTACATAAGAAACTAAAGACCTAATATCATTTATAGTAGCATTTCCGATTAAAGGTTCTCCATTAGAATATACTACTTTAGTAGATAAAAGATTTAAATCCGAAAGAGTACTTAATAATGTATTTAAAGAATCTATATCTAATCCAGAAATAGCCTCACTTAAACTAACTGCATTAACTTCATCATATGAATTTAAGTTGGTAGGAATAATCCCACCAACCTTTTCTTCTCCATCTACGATATATTGTATTTCTATGTTACATCCCATATTTAACAATTTATAATAAGTTTTATTTTATTAAGTCTCATTAGATCATTTAGAAGTTCAACTGTCTTAATAGCTTTTTCAGATTTATTAATAGTTTCTTTTAATTTATAATTGTAATTACTTCTTATTAGATAATACCTCTCATCTCCTAAAAGCTCTACATCCTTATAGCTCTTATTCTTATTATTTCCTAATCTTTCTTGTAATTGATATTTACCTAAGTTCTCATTGTATATTTTTACATATTTATTATTTGAAACAAGAGCTTCGAAACTATCTTTAATTGGAGCCATCCTAAGAAGAATATCATCTATATTAACATCATCCATTGTTACTTTATCACTTTTTGAATCATAAACTACTCCCGGAGTTATAGTATTTAAATCTAGTCCTCCAATATATTTAAAGTAATCTACAATTAAACTCCCTGGATTAAATACTGATCCCTGTAATACTTTTAATATACTATCCTGTCCTTTTCTTCCTTTATGGGTAATTAGGTTATATATAAAAAATAGATCAGATAATTTAATACCTCTAAATTCAACATTTTCAATTTCTCCAAATGCTGAAACTTGTTTATCAAATTCTGGATTATTTACAGTAGTAACCATATTTATAGATGGCCTGTAATATATATAATTAGATCCATCTAATTTAGAAGTATTATCAGTTATAATTAATCCATTTAAAAATGCGTTATTAACTAACTGAGATCCAAAAGTCATTACTCCTTTAGAATTAATTGTATATCCACTCTTTAACATTGGAATTACATAAGATTCCATATATAATTTAAAGGATGCTAAACCATCATCATTAGATAAAGAATAAGATGTCTGCTCGGTAGCAGTAAGCATTTCCCCATTTAAGAAATAATTTTGGCCTTTAGGAACTGAAATAGATAAATTTTTATTTTTCAAATACTTCCTAATTATCAATTCATCTATATAATCTCTAATGATATTTAGTTGAGATTCAGATAGTTTATTAGGCATAGTAATTTTACCAATCCTCCTTCTCATTATTACGTTTTCTAAATTATCTATAATAGAGTTTGATAATGCATATTTAACACTTCCTAATTTAGAATTTTGTTCATTTATATAATAAGCGTTAATAAATGCTTTATAATGCGGAAGAGAATCTATTAAATCAAATACATTTATTACAGACTTTATTAAATTATAGAATCTAATAACAGATTCAGCATAATCAGGTTGTTCTAAAAATTTAGTTAAATCAAATTTCATACTAGAAAAAGTTCCATTTGAAGACATTTTATCTAGAGCATCTCCAACTATAGAAGATAATTCTTGATCTGTATATATATTCCCAATATTAGGATTATATTCTTTTAATGCCCCAATAAAATAATCAGCTGTATCTCCGGTTAATTGAAGTTTATCTAATCCATTCTGAATTAATGTATTAAAGGACTTGCTGAAATTATATCTATCATATTGTTTAGTCTTTATACCTCCATTAATTCCTAAAATTTGACCTAACGTAGCTATTTCTTTTGCTCCAGTGTAAGCTTTTACAAAGGTAGTAAAATTTGTTTTAGATTTTACTGATGAATTAAACAAATCTTTTAAATCTTTAAATTTCCTCACTTGTTTAAAATATCTAATTAATCCCTGCACTACTTCCTCAGAAGATCTAACTAATGCTAATTCATCCCACTCCGACATAGAATCTAGGAATGTTAAAGCATACTCTTCATCAAGAAATCTTTCATTAACAAAATTATATTTAGTAGTTTCAAGATCATTTATAATTTCGTTTATATCATTTGATGTTAGTTCGTTAAGTTTAAATGCGGAGATTATCTTAGAATTATATAATGTATTTAAATATAATGAAACAGATTTTACATATCCTTTTCCAATAAAATTTGTAAGTGATGGTCCTTTTTCTATATTTCTTAATGTGGAATCTATAGTAGCGTATTGATCATACATTCTATTAACTGTAGCTGCTTGAACTATAGCATTAACCTCTGAACTAGTCATAAGATCTGAGATATTATCAAATGATAAGCCTTGGATTAATAAATATACATATACTCCAGCCAGGTCAGGACCAGCGTTAATCTTTGATAAGATCAATTCTTTAGCATTCAATTATGTTACTGTTATATCGTTTCCATATAACATCTCTATATTTCTATAGAAGTTCTGACTATATCTTAGCCAATAAGGCTCTCCCCATTTCGGAATTACTAATTCCTACGATACTCGATTCTATTTGTTTAAATAGTCTTTCTCTAGTCGATGCTCTTTTATCCTATTAGGATACTTAGATCAGGATTATCCAATCTTTATACTTGTTACTATACCTGAGTAATTAGTTCAGCCATTTAAATATTACTATTTAAACTTAGTATATAAAGCTCTAAGGATGTTCCCTGAGTTAAAGGAGTTTTTTACAACAAACCACGCATTTAATTAAAATATTTAAGTTTATATTTCATTTCTGGAATAATATAAGGTAATATCAATTCTTCGAAGTGTTTTCTGCTTTTCTCTTTGATATAAAGAAGATTCCAATTTTTGTCTTTTACAATTCGAATAGTGGTTTCAATATTAAATTTAGTTAATAACCACTTAGATAGTAGACTACATTCCTGTAAAGTAAAGGAACATGTAGCAATAGTCCCATTCGAACTCCCATCATCCATAAACCAATAAGCCAATGCTATTGGATGATAGATTTTGGATAGATACTCTCCTGTAACAGTTTTTACTTTATTTATATAAAGAATGTCATATATATTAGTGAATATGGGATGACTATAACTATTTCCTCTATACGTTTGATAAACATTTCCAGTTCTCGAATCTGGGGAAGGTGTTTCTAATCTATATGCTCCCATAAATTCCCCTAATATCTCAACCTTCTTCATAAATAACGCCTTTTGTTTGACGGAATGTACTATTGTTAGTCTTGAATTATTATGTCTATTACTCTGTGGATGTGATAAATTTAAATCTCCTAAAAGAGAACCTAAAATCATTTGTTCCTGTTCTTCCGTTAGAGAGACATCTAATTGAGAGAAATATCTTTGTTGTTTCAAATTTAATATTCCTCTATGTCTCCTAACAGTAGGAATAGAACAATTAAAATATTCAGCTAATTGTTCATCGGAATATCCAGACTCAAATAGGTCTATTAATTCTGGATATTGATCTTCTGTAATAGACTTTAAAGATCTAGGTTGTATTCCTAATTTTCTAAGATGAAATCCTATAGTTTTCCCACTTTTACCTAGAATTTTTCCTATCTCTTCTGCTGTTTTTCCTTCTTCATAAAGAGATTTTATTTTTTCTAAATATTCCTTATCTACTCTAGTTTCACCTTTTCTAGATCTTCTAGTTACATTAGCTTTTCTTAAAATGTCCTGAATTGTTCTAGGGTTTTTTCCTTCTTTTTCAGCGATTTCTTTTGCTTCTAATCCTGAGTTGTACATATCTACAACTCTTTGAATGTATTCTTCACTACGTTTTTGCATAAAATTTTATTTGATTAAAAATTATTATTTATGCAAATATAGATATTATATTTTATTATTCCTAATGATTTCAATAAATATTTTGACGGCTTTGGATCAGTTGCTGCCGAGATTAAACTTGAGATAACGAGAGATTTGTCTTCTTGAAATCTATTTTGTGTAAGATCTATTGCATCATTCACACTAATACTTTTATCTCTAGCCTCATTTAAAAGATCATATACAAACTCAATATCATCAAGATTAATGTTAGCCAAACTATTTGTGAATAATTTAACGAGTTCCCCATCACTCTTCCCTTCATTTCCAGGAATATTTTTATAAATCTCAAAAACATTATTAAAATATAAATTTGATTTTAATAAATCTTCTACAGTTAATCCTTTTTCAGCTAATTTTCTTATCTCCTGATTAAAGTACTGAGTTGCGGCTAAAAATACCTTTTGTCCTACAGCACTTATACCAATAACCTCTTTTCCGGCCATATTCTCGAAGAATAAGTTCCATTTAACAGATGGGCAAAAATCAGTAACTGTTTTTGCATAAGCTCCAGCTTCTGATTTAGCAGCAGCAGCTTGTGGATCTCCCATACTAATAGGTGATTCAGCAGCTACAAGATTTTTAAAGTTATCGGAGATTTGATATATTTTATTATATACGAAATTCTTTGTAGCGGATAAAAGTTTATTTGGACTTATTTCTTTAAGATGTCTAGATATATCAATATCTAAATTCTCTATCATATTTGATATAAGTATTCTGGCACTTTCTATATCCTCATTCCTTGATTTATCATCTGAATTTTCTTTTATATAATTTAGATCATTAACTAAATCAGGATTATAATATAATTGTATATTAGTTTGTTTGAATCTATCTACCTTATTTAAAACATCTACAGCTAATTTTAATCTAGTATTATCCCCATCATATTCTCCGTTTAAGATAGATAAGATTTCAAGAGTTATATCTATATAAGGTATTTCCGGATTTATTTCAGAAGTTATTGTATATTTTAAATCTGAATTTGGAAATGGTAATTGTTTTGAGAGTTCAAATGATTCATTATCTCTATAATTAAATAACGATGACCATGCTTCATAAATTCCATTTTTATTTATTAAAGGCATTGTCATGTAGACTTTATCAATGTCATAATCCATTTTCTTACTTTCTAGTCGTTTCCACTAGAAATCTCTATATTTCTATAGAAGTTGAGACTATCTCTTCACTGTAATTAGTGTTGCGCACTTCGATTTCACTTGAAACCTACGCTTAGGAAACCTAAGACTTACTAGTCGTTGAGCCTCTCTCCATATAGGAGAGTTGGTTGCGGATTATCCAATATTTAAACTTTTTACTGTCTCAAAGTGATTAGCTTTGCCCTATATTATATTACTATATATAGTTAGTATTTAAATCTCTAAGAAACTTCCCGCAGTTCACGCAATTTTTTGGGTAGCAATTTATGACATTTGTAATTTATACTCCATAGACGGAATAATATATGGAGAAATAAGATCTTTAAATATATTTCTACTTTCTGCTTTAATATATAAAGAATAATAACATTCTTTAGTTCCAGGAATTAGTTTTGAACTATTCTCTTTAGTATATCCTTTATATCTATGAATAGATGTTTTTATATTATATGTATTCAACAACCATTCTTGCAATAGTTCATTTTCTTCTAGTGAGAATCCCATAGTATACAAACTTCCAGAGTTACATCCATCATCCATAAACCAGTACGCTAATCCTCTTGGAGTAATATGTGATAACCATTCCTTCGTTACCGTTTTAATCTTGTTAATATATATAATATTATAAATTTCAGTAATTTGAGGATGAGTTAAAGTTTTTGCTTGATAATATGGAAGATATTTTTTTAATCTTTTATCATATCTAGGTTCTTTGTGAATATTATTGCTTAATATAGTTTCTAACATTTTACATTTATGATCAAAATAGTCTTCTTGTTCTCCTCCTTGATGAATAACTATTCTAGCATTTTTTACAGGAAGTTCTATATATAAATCCCCTAATGAAGATCCATAAATCAAATCTAATTGAGATTTAGTAAGAATTGGATTATTATAATCTAATGATGCTTTTTTAGAAGAATTTGAACTTAATCCTAAATCTTTAACATATTTTCTTACTGTTTCTTTAGATATATTTAAAATACAAGAAATTTCAAAATTAGTTTTCCCAGATAAAACTAATTCTTTTATATTTTCTATAATAGAAGATCCTTTTAGTTCTAAATTATTAGTAGAAACATATAAATATTTTGCAACCATTCCTCTACTAAATCCTGTTTCCTTACTAATTTGAGTATTATTTAATCCTTTTTCTTTTAACTTTAAAACTAATTCCTTATTTACTTCTGTTTTTAACTCTTTAAAATTAAGCTGTAGTTCAGATAACTTTTTTGATAATTCTTTTACACTTAAATTAAAAAATGAAGCAATTTCTTCTTGAGATTTTCTTTGTTTTAGTAATTCCGTTATTGAATCTTTGTTTATATTCATAAATATTTTATTTAAATTTAACATAAAACAAAGATAATAATTTATTACATAATTACCAAAAATTTGGTTACTAAAATTTATTTACTACCCTGTAACCAAATCTGATACAAACTAACATAAGCTTCATTACTTTCTGCATTAGAGAATCCTACTACATCCATTGTCATAATAGACTGAAATGCTTGTGCAGGAATACGATTCGCTGTTATTTTTAAACTCTCAATAAATGATCTATATATCTTCTTAGAATCTCTTTCGATTCTTCTATTTATATAATCATCATATTCATCTTTTATCTCTTCTATACTACTATTATTTATAGCTAATTCTTCTCCTAATCTCGAATCTGTCATATTTATATAATCTCTTAACTCTTTAATATTATCAGAATTAAAATTATACCATATTCCTATATAATCGTCAGAAGAATTAAATACATTAACTAAATTCCCTAAATTAGAAAGATCTACAACAATTACTTCTTGAACTATTCCATTACTAGTATCCTGATAAAAATGAAGTCCAGATGTTTTATATACAGCTTCTCCATTTTCATTTAATCTCCATTCTTCTCCATCTATAACTTCTGTTAATATTTCCATTGGAGTTAGTGAAGATATATAATTTTCAGAGCTAGGCTTATTTATAATAATTCTAGTATTATCTAAACTATTCTTTAAAAATTCTATATCATTTGGAAGGGGATCTGATTTAGCTTTATTATACGTTCTTAATAGTTTCTGTCTAAAATACTCTCCATCACTATTAATAATATTCGCAATATTATCTCCAGTTCGTAATCCGAATATAGATTGATATACCTTAGATATTACAGCCTGTGCTCTTTTTATATTTAAATCATGTATTCTTACTCCTTGAAGTCCTTCGCCAAATTCTATTATATCATTGTTATCTATAATCATTTGATATTCAGGCATTCTCGGATCTAATAACATAATATTTTCATCCAATAATCCAATATATCTATTAACAAAATGTTGAAGTGCTAGAATTTCCTCTTTAGATGCTTTAGACTCTCTTAATCTAAACATATCTTCGATTATCGGATGGTCATAAATATTATATTTCTTATTTATCCCATCAATACTCCAAGTAGCTCTAAAAGGTTGAAGTTCTTTTCTGATTCCTTTTGGATTAGTTACTGTAGTATTTAAATTCCTATAATATTTAAATTTATCATAAGTATTTATATCTACCTGTTCTCCAGTAGTAGGATCTAATACAATATCACCAAATTCTATTAAATCCGTAGATATTTCCTGTGTTAAATTTCCTGTTTCTAAATATCTATCTAAACCAGATCTAAGAATATTTCCATTTTCATCAGTAAGAGAATAATAACCGGCTTCATTAGCTATATGTATTAAATCTTCCTGAGAATAATATCCTCTTAAAACATTTCCATTAGAATCGAATAAATTCTCAGATCCATCAAAATAATAATGTTTTATAGATCCATAAGAAGGAATCATTACAGCTCCCATACCAGAGAAAGTTCTTTTAATACTATCAGAGTTCATTTTAGATGCTAACATAGTTATAAAAGAACTATTTATACTTCCGGAACTAAACGGAATTTTAAATCTTAAATCTCTAGCATTAAATAATTCATTATTTAAATTCTCCTCAAACTCTCTTGCAGCTTCTTCCAAATAACCAGTAATTACTCCATCTCCAGAGCTTCCTTCGAAGGCTTTAATAGTTGCTTTAGCTAGAAGTTTATATAATAATGTTTTATTAGCTTCTCCTAATTCTGTAAGAGTTTCTAAGTTATTAGCTTGATTATGTGCTTCAAAATACTTCTTTAAAGTAGTATTTACTACAGAACCTAAAGCTCTATAAGCCGCATCAGCTAAATCTGATGTATATCCATTAGCTGCTAAAGTACTAATAATCTGAGTAGATTCAGTAACAGTAGATAAATCAGCATGGTGATCTGCATCCATTTGAATACCCATGAATTGTGTACCAACTCTACCATAGGATAAAGGAGTATCATCGTATCTAGCATTGGCTGGATTTGTATTAAACGCTCCAACTTTTATTGATGTTCCATTTGCTAGGTAATGTATATCAGAGTATTTAAGAGGTTGATATATATAATTCTGATCTAGTATTACTCTTAATTTTCTTTGTTCGTCTAATATATAACTAGAATCTTCTGGAATATTGTTAAATGTAAATGGAAGATTTTGTTTAGATATAATTGTATTTAATAAATCTAAATCACCATTAACCATATTTAATAGATCCCTCTTAGTTATATAATATCCGGTTTTATTCATAAACTGTACTGTAGCATTTACAGAAGCCTCTCCTTTATCTCCGGAATTACTTAAATAAGGATCTAAAGGATTAGAATTATCTAATGAATAAGAATACTCTCCACCTAGAGCTTTCCATAATTTATAATTACTATCTATTACTACAGTTCTTGTTACATTTCTACTATTCTGAGTATCTCCCCCGTTATTATTAACTCTTCGTTCTATAATATTATAAGTATTATTTCCTAGAGATTCTAAATCAATTATTCTATAATATTCTCCATTATTCGCATTATAATAATATAAATCCTCGGATATAATATCTCTAAGATGACGTTTATTACCATTAAAATCTTGCATTAAATTAATAATAGGAACATCCCATTTTCTATCAGTCATTTTTTGCAACAATTTAACTTTCTCCGGAGATTTTCTCATTCGATAATTAGTTATAGAGAATATAGCACATTTCATTAATAACCCATTACCAAATTCAGGATCTACATTATATCCAAAATTCTTTCTATTATATCCAGCACTAGAGCTAAACATTGAATTGTTCTCTAACACATTCTGAAATGGATTACATTCCATAGAGCCATCTAATACCTTTACATTATCAGTCTCCCCAGAAGGATTAAATACAGGAGCTTCTATATCTTTGATAATTGCTACATTTATAGTTGGAGTTGTTCCTTCTAATGCTTTTTGATAATAGTTGTGTATAGTAGCCTGCATAGCAACCATACGTTTATATTGAGCTAATAATCTATTAGCATGATCCCGGATAAAATATTTCGGATTTATAGATCCATCGGAATTTAAATAATACACGCCTCTTAATTTAGATGGATGTGCATAAGGTTCTCCAACACTTACTTGAAGGAATTGGTTAGATAAGAACCCATCTAAAAAGAAATATTTTTCTAATATAGGATTCAATTTCCCATCTTTTTCTAATATCATCATTCCATCCCTACCAATCCAATTTTTTAGAGAAGGAATATCTTTTAAGAATTTAAATACTTTAGTATCTACTTCAATACCTTTAGATTTTAAATCTTTTTTAAATATTTCTTTTGATCTATTTATAAAATCCTTGTAATAAGAATCGTCTACAGTAGATACTTGATAGATATTAGCCATATTCTCTATAAATGGATTTAATCTAAATACGCTATTACCTTTAGACATTTCCACTTTAGAATAATGAACTTCTTCTATAAATTTAAAATTAGGATCTTCTAAACTTAATTCTCTAGCTATTTGAGAGACTTCCTTCCATCTAGTAGATAAGAGATTATTTATTGCGATGATATTATTATTTATAATCTCAGCTTTTTCTTTCTTATTTTTAATTTTAGGTATAGAATCTAATAAAGAAACACCTAATCTTTCACCTATTCTATAATAAGATTTAAATAAATTTGATAATAGATTAGTATAATAAATCTGTTGGCTATTAAAATTCTCTACTTCGATCTGAGTAGCAGATGCAGATTTAATATTCTTCCCATCAAATTTAATATCCTTAGATATTTTAATAAGAGATTGATTAGATTTATCTGCGTATACAGTTGGAAGAAATTCTATATAATTAATTTGATCATTCATTAGATTTTTGAAATAATCTAATATTATAGATGATACTCCGTACTCAGAAACATTGAATTTATTCTTTTGTACTGTTGTTCCATTTGGAGATATAAATTCTGTTTTTAATCCAATTCCTTTTAAATATTCTGGATTATTATAGAATATATTAGATTCGAATATATTAGATATATTAGAATGCTTTCTAACATTATTCTGATAATCTTTAGTAGTATATATAAACTCGTGTATGTTTTTAACTAAATTCATCAATCCTATAGATGGCACATTGTCTCCATCAGAGTTTTTATATGTACTTGGACTAGCTTCTCTATTTAATAAATTTATGGAACTAACTGCGGCTTTAAATACACTTGATCTATCTCCTTTAGAATTTAAATTAACCTTTAATCTTGGTCTAGTTTTACTTGATGTAAAGAATTTATTAAAAGTAATATCCTTCATTGTTTTAAATTCTGGAAAGGATTTTTTTACTTTAGATTTGAATTCTCCTGGAGTAAGATTAACTTTATTAGAATCATATTCTTTATATATAGAATCTAGAGTATCAATTGTTTTAAGTGTTCTATATAATAATCCCAAAAGATCTCCTTTTAGATTAGATTCGGCTTCTGTTCTATATTGTGATTTTAATATAGAATATAATTGCCCAGAACTATTTATAAATGGAAGATCTGTAGATAATTGTAACAATTCTAACAACCTAAATCCATTCATAATAGATTCTGATAAAGTTTTACCATTTATAATCGCACTAACTTGTTCTGGATTTGGGATTGTAATACTATCTAATAATTCTTTATTTAAATCTTTTCCAGTTATAGCATCTTCGTTAGCAATATTTAAATGATCATTAATAAATAATGTTCTAGATCCAATGGTGATAGAAATAGAATCATCTAAGACCTTAACTCTAAATTTATTTCGTAATACATTTAAAATAGTATTATCATAATCACCATTTCTAGCTATAGAATCAACATATTCAGTTAAATTTCTTTCCTGTCTAAATAAAGAGGATTCATAAGTTAGATTTGAGAATGTATTTACTTCATACTCTTTACTTTCTGAATTATATTCATATGATATATATTCTGATCCATCCTGTTTATTCATATAAGCTAAGACATCCAAGAAATAGTTAAAACTTAAATCTCCTTGGTTATCTTTAATTATATTATATAAAGATTTAGCTTCTGGAGTAGAGTCAAAGATGTATTTATATATAGACAATAATGCCTTTTTAGTATCTAAATTAAAGTCTAAATTCTTCTTAAATTTATTTATTTTTGATGGATCAGTTTTTCCATCTGTAACAAATAAAGAATTAAAAAATTCTATATAAGCTACTGTAGGATTCAATTTACCTAATTTTAATGAATTATATTTATTAGAAGATTTAATAACAGGATCTCCGATTCTAGATATAGCATTGTTAAATTCATTAACTGTCATATAAGATATCTCATCCCATTTCCCATCAGAATCTAATAAAGGAATATTTTGTATAATAGCTTTAGTCAAACTAGTAGTCTCTCTATTTATATCGGAATCTTCATTAACTCTAAAATGTTGTCTTAATGCATTTTTAGTGAATGGAAGATATTTAATTTCATTTCTATTAGTAGATTTAATTCCTAATTTAAATGGATCTATTGAAATTAATCCGTCTGTTAATAATACTATTAAATTATCAAAATTCTCTAAAGTTACTAAAGCGTTATATGCATTTAGATAATCTTGATTAGATTTAGATAAAGGAGTGTATAGAACATTATTAATCGAATTTAATTTTGATGTAGGATTATGTTGATCATAATATTCATTTAATCTAGATATAATAGTAGTAAATTCTGTAATATTAAAAGATCCATCCTGATTATATAAAGGAATAATATCTTTTTCTCCTAAAAATTTTGTTATATGATTAAATAATATTTGTTTATATTCTGCAATATTATTATTTAATTCTGAATAAGTTTGAACAATTTTTCCAGAATCTAGATTTAGAAAGGAATTTTTAAATATCTCCCTTTTAAATGTAGAAACAAATCTATTATATAAACTATTATTATTTTGAAATTTAGTAATTAAATCTCTATTAGTCTTTATTTCTTCATTATAGGTAACGTTTTTTCTACTTCTATTTAATTGTTCTACATATTCCTTCGTAGCTAAATCTCTATCCTCCTCCGTCACAGATTCATCTTCTTCTATAGTCTTTACTTCATTCTCTAATGTAGTTACTAGAGGATCTGGATTTTTATATTCTTCCGGAGGTAAAGTTTTTTCTATATTCTTAGTTAAAATTTTATCTAAGGAATTATTAAGTATTGTATTTAATTCCGTATTATAGGAAAATAATCTTATATATTCCTTTATTGCATCTACTAAATTTTCATCAGAATCAATGATAAAATCTTTTTGCAGAGAATTTTTAATATTCTGAAATTGTTGATCTGAAATAGTATCTCCCTGAAAATTAATCCAGGGAGATAGGTTTATTAAAAATTCTGGGCTTCTAGTGTTTGAATCGAAAAATTTACAAGCCATATTTAACAAATATTATATTTACTTCTTATCTTATTTATATCAGATAGTATTGTTTGTATATTCATATTAGATAAAATTAAATTTACTGTATCGGGGATGATTTCAGATTTAGTTACATAGTTTATTAATAAATTATTATTATCATAAGTCAATAATACTTTTGTTATATTTTTTAACATTTCTAAATCTTTAGGATCTGATACCACATCAAACATTTTCCCGAATGTCTGTGACAAAGATATATTATTTTCCTCAGAAATACTATCGTTTTGTTCTATATTTTCTATAGGTCTTGAATATATCTTTAATTCATTATTTTTATATTCTATATAATCTACTTCTGATATTTCGTCTACTTTTACAGGCTGAGTTTTTAATATAGTATTTACTACATCTATAGTGGAATTTATATTACTCTCCGCATCTCTATCCATCGAACCTGTTATAGTTGCTAAGGAGATATTATTAACAAGTAGATAATTTAAATCTATATTAGAAGTTGATAATTTATCTTTTATATTATTATATAATTCTGCTCTATAAACTTCTTTACTCTTTTGTTTTTCAACATCTTTATTAGATACCTCTCTATTATTCTCTACTCTTGCGATTCCGAAATCATTTGGAGAGGCTAAATCCCTAGATGGTTGAAATACAAATTGTGGAGTTTGAATATCTCTATCTATATAATATTGTCCTTCTGGATTTCTTGCTTCATAAAAATATTCCCCTCCAGTATAATCAGTTTTCTTATCCGTTAATTCATAAACAGGGAATGGGAAGATTCCGTTTTTAAATAAAGGATTATAATTAGGAGCTTCTACAGAACTAATGCTTCCGTCAGGTTGTTTATAATTTCTTCTTCCTAACATAGCAAATTCCATAAAATCAATTATATCTAAATCGGTAATTCCATCTTCTTTGTTCCAGTCTTGGAATATTCCCCCATTTTCCTCATTTATAATCGGAGAAGATACTAATAATTCGGGATGGAGTCTTTGATTTATTTTAAATTCTATAATCTTATTTATGAATTTAAGTACATCATTCCCATTAATAGAAGAGGAGTAATTCTCCATTTTCTTAATCTCTTCTGGAGTAGTTTCTATATGTAATCTCTCCATTATCCTCAGAACATGAGGTAGTCCAAATTTAACTTTGGCACTAGGAAGATCAAATGGGTTTTCCGCGTTTCCTTCTTTAGTTGAAAGTGAGGATAGAGAATTAAATAATTTCTCAGCGATTTTGATATGTTTAGAGTCTGGCTTCCCGTTAGCTTTTAAATAATTATAATAATTATATATAGATAACAATGTATCAAATCCTATAAAATCTCCAAAGTAAGATTTATAAAATTTACCATTATATTTAGCTACTCCAGAATTCTTTTTATATGAATTTATAAATTCTCTATATTTAGATATAAAGGATTGGAATGTTTGTCCTTCCGGATTTAAAATGATCATTCTAATTTTATCTCTTCTATCTAGATCATTATCATATTTTCCATTCATTTGGTCTATGTAATAATCTCCATACTGATCTTCTGAGATAATATTATCATCCTCATCAAATATATATTTACTATGTGTAGCAAATACTACTGCTTTGCCTTTGATATTATTCTTATTTATTTCAGCATTTAATCTCTCAGATTTAGATTTTAATATAGGTTCTAATCTAGATTTTTGAGTAGTATCTGCTTTATTATATTCCTCTAAAGTTTCATAATAATCATTATATAGAGTATTTAATCTCTCGTTACGTTGAATTAATAACTCATTCCGATTAGATTTACCGTATCTAGTATTAGTTACTATATAAGGCTTAGAGAAGTAAATTCCTCTAAATTCAGATTCTTTAGATTCAAATGGAACATGTGCAAATTTTTTCTTATCTGATCCTTTATATATAATACTATTAGTAATTCGTTCTAATTCGAAATCATCTCTAAGCTGGAAGTATTTATTAGATTTTCCACTTTCATCCAAAATGAAACTATTCATTATTTGTCCATAGAATTTTTGATATTCTACAAACCATGCTTTAGAAGCTCTTTGTTCTGGAGTATCAGAATCTTTAATTCTAAAAGATTCATTATTAATATTTGGTAATTCTACTATATAAAGCTCTACAGTATTCTCTTCTGTAGAAGAATTTAATATAGGAATTTCATATATAATTCTAATAACAGAATCTTCTTTTCCTATAGATTTATTAAAATATTTAGTTGCTTTTAATACAAACTTCCCGTTAGATAAATCTAATGTTCCAGTATTTCCAGATATGTCATTATATAAATTAGATAAATCTTGTTCAATATTATAATCTTTAAATAATTTATTTCTTCTGGATTTTGTGTAATTATATAATATACTCTTTACTTCTAATATCTTTTCATCAACTCTTTCGAATTGTGTAGGATTTAAGCCATCAATTTCTCCATTAAAGAATGCTCTATGTTCACTATTTGAATCTAATCTTAGCATTATAGCGGAATCTTTAATGCTATAAGTAGTTATATCACCATTAATTTCTGCTTTAGGTTTAATTCTTGTTCTATAAGAATAACATATAAAACTATCAGGAGAATGTTTCTCTGTTTTAGATTCTATTCTTTCTAATTGTTGAATTTCTCTATTAGCTTCTGGAGAATCACTAAATGCAGCATCTAAAACTTTTTCTAATTCTACATTAGGTTGGGGTGTTGAGACTGATGTAGTAGAAGATTCTTTCTTTTGAGGTTCTATAGTTTTATTCTCTAACGAAGCATTAAGAGCTTTCAATCTTAATTCTGAGAAAGATTTAGCAGCTTCATTATTTAATATAGAGGATTGTGTATAACTAATTCTTTCAGATCCTTTAGTAAGTTTAGTAGTTAACCCATTATTTATAATAATAGTACCTTCTTTAGATCTAGTTATAGCAGTATATAAATCTCTAGTAGCTTTTTCTACAAATTCTCCATGAGATCCGAAATTAAATTTCTTATCTACTATAAAGTATTTAGCTTCTGAACCTTGTACTTCTTCAAGTTTAAATTTCCTTATTTTTCCAGGATTCTTTTTTATATAAGTATCTATTAGCTTATATGTATCAGAATTTACATCATCATATATAAATCCTATCGGCTCTTCTGAGTCATGAACTAATTTATCTAAATCAAAAGTAGAAATAGATCCAACAATTTTATCTCCAGAGAGTTTTACGTCGTCTTCATAATATTTTAGACTAGGTACGTTCTCATAGTTAGATAACGCTATTTTTATTCCCTCTTCTAAATTAAATTCTCCTGTAGTATAGTAATTATCTACATTTCTAACTCTATCAGTTAATACTCTTAAAGAATCTAAGTTATCTTTTTTATGGATATTAGTAATTCTTAAAGATGTAGCTAAAGTAGGTGTGTATATTAAATTAGTATCTACATCTATCCCTAAATACGCTCCATCACTTCCAGCATAACCAGATTGTAATAAATCACCAGAAGTAATTAATATCTTATCATTTTGTTGAGCCCATGAAGATAATAATTCTAATTCAAATTTAGATAATTGTGTAACTTCATCGATAAATATCAATCTTTGATCTTGAAATATCCCAGATTTAAAATTAGAAGGAGTTAGATATTTAGGATTTATTCTAACAACTAATTCCTTGTCTTGAGTTTCTAGTATATCTATAACCCTCTCATTCTCCGGAATAGTTTTAGATTGAGGATCATTAAACTGTTTCTTGGCCTTTTCTATTATTTCTGGAGATACTAAAATAGAATTTAATAACATATCAGCGGTAATTGCTGTTAGTTTTTTATTCTTAATAGTATCATTTATAGTGTTCAATCCTTCCGTTTCAGAATAAGATTTTCCAGTAATCGAATTTAATAGATTAACTGTTTGTTGCATCTTAGGTCCAGATATAACAGCACCTTGTTCTCCTAATAATTTATTAGCTAATTTAAATACTAAAGAATCAACACCAGTAGTCTTACCTACTCCTGGTGCTCCATTTATAAATACTGTATTTTGTAGTCTAGATATATAATTCTTATATTTATCTCTAAGTGCTGGATTTGTAATACTATTCTCAAACTCCTTAGTTAACTCGGTAGAGTTGTTCATAAAGTTTATATCTATAATACAAGCTAACGCAATCCTTGCAGCATATTCTTGAGAAAATATAGGAATTATAAGTTGTTTATCTGATCCCAAGGATTCATTCACTATATCTCTTAATGCATTATTAAATGTAGATGCTTTTGTGGTTAATATAGTATGATAATAGATAAATAAATCGGAGGGAGACATCTCAGTTATTTCAGAATTTAAAGAAGCTGGATTATTATAAGCTTCTTTCATTAATTTAGAATAATCATAATTCTGAAATAATTTAGATATTAAATGTTCTTTAGATACTGTATTATTCTTAGATAATTTAGTAGCATTATCATAAATTCTATCTTCTACTTCTAAAATAAGTTTCTCCAATGAAATATATTCTTCATCAGTTAAATCCGAATTATTTAAACTATCTAAATTATAATTAGATAATATATCATCCACTCCTTCAAATAATTCGGGAGCTTTATTTCTAAATAATTTATCCTGATAATTCTTTATGAGAGCTTGTCTAGTTTTTATAGCTGTAAGCTTATGCTCTTTAAGTTTATTACCTTTATTTTGTTCAGATAATTTTTTATAGAATCCCAATTTATTCTTTATCCTCTCTAATTCTTGTATAACTTCAAATGCGGAATTAGATTCTATTTCTGGAAGCTTTTCTGATACTCCTAATTTTTCTCTTACATAATTTAAAGTAGAATTAAATCCATATCCTCCATTTTCAATAGTAGAAGATTGCATCGAAGATACTACTGATTGCAATGCGTTAATCACATTTATTGCAGTATCAAGTTGTTCTAATTTAACCTTTCCTTGCAAAACATAATCAGAAAGTGTATTAGTAGATTTTAATAAATCACTTTCATTTGATAATAATTCAAAGATATTAATATTTCCAGCAGATTCATCTACATTTAAATATATCTCAGATAATAAAGTATTTAAAGGATTCTCTACTAACTGAGAAGGATCTATTGAAGCTTCTGATAAAATATTTATTTCTGATAAAGATGATTTTGTTTTAGATTTATTTGAATCATTTATACTTTCTATAATGATCCTTTTCTCTACATCATTTAAATTAGAATTTTTTAATAGGCTTGCTACTTCAAACCAATCTTTTACATTTTTTAACTCTTCTGATATTTGTATTACCTCTTCTAAATTATTAACTCCAATTTCTTCAAATCCTTCTTTTAAAGCAGCTTGAAAATCCGGAGATTGGGATTTTATATTTTGTAAATCATAATTAACTAATTCCCCAAGACTCTCATCTACATAAGATAAAAGATTAGATACATAAGAAGAGTAATCTAATTCTACCTTATTATCTGATTTTAGATATGTTTTTATATAAGAATATAAATCCTTAGTTAATTCTATTCCCTCATTTCTAGCACTTTCAATTAAATTCATCATTGATCTAGTCCTAAGTTGGGGAATTAGATTAAACTGTAATAATCCAGATAAATTAATAAGAATCTTTCTAATATTAGATATTACTTCTTCTGAAGAGTTTAAATTAGGAAGATTTAAATTATTTTGTATATAAGATTTAACTATAGAATTAGAAATGTTCTTATTTAAAAATTCTTCTATAGATTCTCTTATTACAAAATTTTTATCTAAAGTAGGATCTGAGTTTAATTTATTGTTAATAGAATTAGATAAGGTATCTATTTTCTGATCTATATTAAATATTGTATCAAATATATTAGATATAAATTCTCCAGAATTCTTATATGTAGAGAAAATACTACCTACATCAATTCCAGATCCATCCTGATTTATTGAATTAAAGAAGTTTTTAATTATATTCTGAGTATTTATATCAGATAAATCTGTATTTCTATATTCAAATATATAATCAATCCCTCTTTCTACAGGAACCCCTAATTCAAGTCCTAATTTTCTTGCTAAATCAAAATTACGTTTTGCATCTTCATCAAGATTAAGTAAGGCCTCTTCATCTATTCCTGATAGATATCCTTTTATTTTATTTAATAACGGTAACTTAGATACTATATTTATAATATTATCACCATATTTCTGTGATAATGACGTAAATATTTTATACGCTTTATCTAATTTCTCATTATTATCTTCTCTATAAGCTTTATATCTAGATTTAATTTCCTCTCTTTCGGATTCTGATAAAGATCCGTACGGTTTGCCAAGAATATTTTCTGTATATGTATATATATCAGAAGAATAAATTTTATTAGATATTTCGCTTATATTAAATAAAGCTCTTTTTAAATACTCTTCGGATTTTCCTCCTCGTAATAGTATATCCTTCTCTGTTCTTTTTTGTTGAAGTTCTTCATTTATTATATTTAATCTACTCTCCAACTCTGTTTTATTCGGAATTTCTTTATTAGGAGCATTTAATCGATTCTCTATATCTTTCTTTTCTAGGAGTAGATTTCCTATTTCTTTTCCTAATTGATTATAATCTCTAATAATATCTAATCTTCCATCAAATTTAATAAGATCTTCTACTCTCCTATCCCTTAATGCTGATAAAGATATTAATTCTTCATCACTAAGGCGTAGATTTTCTTCATTAATAATAGCATCCCACTGATTTATTAACTGTAATGATAGGTCTATTACAGCATCATTTTGGGAAATATCTCCAGATTCTACAGGAGAGTAATTTATATTCTCTCCTTCTATTGTTCTATTAGTAGCAGAAAGATTTTTTGGAGCTACACCTTGTTGTCTTAATCTCTCTAATTCTGAGATTAATTTAGATTTACCTCCATTTCGTAATATGTAAAAGATATTATCAGTAGCTTGTTCCGGAACTCTTTTATTTATATCAGATAAATTATTAGCAGCTTTAAATATAGCCCCACCAATAGCACCTCCAAAACCAGCCATTAAGTATCTTTCTAATGGATTAGAGGATAAGAAATCAAAAGAAGCATCTTTTTGTGTACCAGAAATTCCTGTGAATACATCTGTAATAGCTTTAGACATATCCATAATAGCTTCTTCTGACATTTCCTCAATTCCCTCAGCTACAGCATTACTAGCTATTCCAGAATTAGATATGATATTATCTATAGGTTCTTTTACTTTTTTAAATGTATTTATAGCTTTTCTTAACACAGAATTAAATGCCGCCTTATCTGTAGTATTGTTAGCTGTGTAATGTAATAATTCTCTATTTTCTTCAATAAATTTCTTTCCGGCATTTCTTATAGCGGCCCTTTCACTGTCAAACCCTAAACCTTCTAAAGCTTTCTGTCCTATCTCTGTAGATTGTATCATCCAAGTGGTAGCACCCATAGCTAATCCAGCAGTTAGAGCTGCGGTTCTTCTATCATATCCAGCATCTAGAGCATCATTATATACATCCATGGTAGAGGTTCCTGACATATAAAAATTAGCCATGAATCTACCTAAGAAATTATTTCTTATATTCGCTTTATTTATAGCATTTATAACTGCTGGATCTGAGTTAATGATAGTATTATATAATCCTCTATTTTGAATTATACTACCGTCAGAGATAGCTTTTACTACCTCATCTCCATATTTAGCTTTTATAGCTTTTAAAGCAGCTCTTTCAGAGTTTCCTATACCAAGCCAATTAGGGATTTGGGCTAATAATCTCTGTTGGAATAATTGGGAGCCTATATCAGATACTAACCTTCCAAAATTTTCAAAGGTTAATAATTTCTCTTGAGACTTATCCGATACACTAGTATTAAATTGGTTTGCTTTAGCTTCTATAGTATTTAATATCCCAAAATTAGGATTTGGATTATTATTAATAGCTCCATCCAGCATTTTATATAAAGTAATCCCTAACTTAGTACCTTCTCTAAGAACTAAAGCTCCAGCATAAGCTTGACCTACATATGGGATAAATAAAGGAGCGATACTAGCTATAGTTTGTGCTATAGTAGATCCGATACTAGATTCTTCTCCATCATTATCAAAAAAATCAAATTTATTCCATGTAGAATTTTCTCTAGTAATTACATCAAACGCACTTAATACTTGTTTACCATGAACTTCTCTATTACCAAGAGTTTCGTAATAAGGCATTCCACTTTCATCTAATTTTATTTCTCCTTTTTTATGTTGTATTAATCTTCCTGTTTCTGGATCAGTTTCTTGTATATCTCTATCATATTGAGCTAAAACTATCGGAGTTTTAGTTACTGTTCCCCAAAATCCTAAATCCTCTGGAGTAATATCCATCCACCTATTATTCTCAGTATCGAAAATTTTATTTTGTTGAGCCATTTCTCTAGTAGACATACTAGTCATTTCTGTCCCTAGTATAGTATTTAATCCGGTGCTTTGAATAAAAGGATTTTTAGTTTTTATTATATCTAAAGAAATATCTTGTACAGGAGAAAGTTGAGATTTAAAAGGAGACATTATATCATACTGCACTTTTGGAAGATCCTCTTCTGTAAACTGTCCTATAGATAATGTGTTATATGAGGATAATGCTTTATTATAAAATGTATCAAATGCGTTATCATCAAATTTCCCATCGGGTGCAGTAAATGCCTGAACGATCTTTTCGTTTTGTTTATATTCATCCTTTGACTTCAATTCTATATCATTAGGAGTAACCCCATTTTGTAAGAAGTCTATATAAGTTTTATCTTGGTTTGAGTAATATAACCCAAACCAATCCTTTTTTTCTAAATTATCCATATTATTTAAATGCAGCTGGGTTTAATCCTCCAGTTTGTTGTGTAATTTGATTAGTATTTCTTATTACATTTTCATAATCTAAATTAGATTTAGCTGTTTGAGGGGCAGTTTTTCCAGTAAATAAGATTGACATTAACTCATCTTGTACAGGTAAGAATATAGAGGATTTATATATATCATCATCAGGTCTATACCAATGTTCTGGAGGTATGTAACCATTAGCTCTCAACATTTTATTTTCTAGATTAGATCTAACCCTAGCATACATATCCCTAGCCTTATCCTCTAAATCATTATTTAATCTCTTAGTAATACTATTTAATTGAGTTTCCTTTGCCACTTCTTCTGGAATTAGAGATGGGATAACCATAAATTGATGCATATAAGATAATTGACTTTGTGCTGGTTCTCCGCCTCTAAGTATTAAATGATCTACATTATGTGCTCTGTATATATTTAATTTCTGATCTTCTGTAACTGTAGGACCTATAGCAGAAATTTCTCTATCAGCATCTTCTAAACGCTTCAATGCTTTTAAATCTACTACTTTAGAACCTGTTTTAGGATCTGTTATATATGGTAACCATGTCATCGCTACTCTATCTCCTTCATATAATATCTTACTTAAATCATTAGGATTTAAAGTAACTCCAGTTCCAACAGAAGCTCCTGAAATATCTACTAAAGAACCTAACCCTCCGTTAGTAATTATATCGGATAAATAACTCTCATTTAATACTTCTCCTTTAGCTCCTATTAATGGTCTAATACTAGCTTTAGCATCAAAAGAATATTTATCTCCTACATTTACTACATATTTCTGATTTTTAGGATCTGATACATAACTCATTAGAGGGTTAATATCAGTTAATCCTCCTTTACCTCCAGAACCACTCCCTGATCTACCTTCTATATTCTCATCTTTTAATGATTGGGAATAAGAGTGATCAGTTCCGAAGATGAGGATATTTTTAATACTTTCTATAGCATTTTCCCTAGGATCTCCAGTATTATTAATAGCAGCTCTTGCGATTAAAGTATTTCTAGATTGTTGATCTAAATTATTCCATATGTAATTTAAAGCAAGATTAGCATTTTTTCTTTGTGTAGCAACTTCCTCAGTTAATTTAAAAGTTCCATCAGAAGCGGTATTTAACTTCTCACTTACAATAGCTTGTAATCCTTTTTCTAATTGATTAGCTCTAGCTTTATCAAAGTAATAATCAGAAGATTGTTTTTCTACTCCTATAGATTTAACAATCTCTTCTATTCGTTTACTTATATCGTTTATATTTAAACTTCCAGCAACCGTTTGAGATAGGCTATTATCAAATATATAAGCTTTACTATTATTCCTTAGAGTTAAGAGATCATTATTAGTTAATACTCTATACTCTTCTCTACTTTCTGAGTATTGATCTGGAGTAATCATAACAAGTTCTCCATTAGAGTTTTGTGCGAATAAATTTCCAGAATAATCTATTGCTGCTTCTGAAAGTGTTCCTTTAGATAGTGCGTGTTCTTTTGCTTGATCAAATATCTGTTTATTATTCTGAATCTCGTTTAATCTAGATACTAATCCTGTATATTGTCTAACGCTAATAGGTTGTCCTAAAAGATCTGTATCAGCAAAGATATTACCAACTTGTTCTGCGAAATAATTAACTTCATTAGTTAATCCTTTACCAACCATTTGACCTATAATATCTTTTAACTGTTTCTGAGAATTATCAATCTTAGTATCACCAGATTTAGCAGAAGAATTAGCTACGGCTGATGTCCCTTCTTCTCTTCCAATAGGTTGAAAGAAAGGAGAATACCCAACCCACGGGGCTAGTTGTCCTCCTTCTTGAAATTTTTTAATATTTAACTTCATATTATTTCTTAATTATTCCTCCGAATCTAAATATTTTAGGATATTGTCCGGATAATCCTAATTTTTGTAAATCTATACTTCTCTTTAATCCTTTAAGTTGTAACTCTTTTTGAGCATTAATAATATTTTTATATTCTGGATCTAAGAATAATTTAGTAGGATCTTTCTTGTATTCTTCTTTTTGATATAACGCATCTAATCTTCTCTGTAAATCTGATGCAGTAATAGAATCCTCTGTAGATAATCTAGCATTTTTATATTGAGAATCTAAAAGTTGTTCATTTACTTTTCTAGCATTATTTGTATTTATATACTGCTTAGTTTGTTCTGTTACATCATGTAAGAATGTATCCCAGATATTAGCATTTTGTCCTATCTTCTGAGCTTTTAAATTCGCTAAAGTATTTAAATACTCTGTAGTAGCTAAACGATTTCTATTTGCAGCTTCCTCTCTTCTTATTAAATTATTAGCATTAACTTGAAATGCTTTTTCTCTAGACTGTTGTATAGCTTGTTCGTTTGCTAAATCTCCTTGCAATCTTGCTTCTGCTGCATTTTTAGCTACTTCTAAATTATATGCTAATTGTCTATCGGCATCTGAGGTTAGAGGTGTTCTAGTTAATCCTTCTAAATTTGCTGCTTGTTTATAATAAGCTTGTCTAACTCCTTCATTTCCTTGAATGGAATAATTTAAATCCGTAGGGAGATTTATTAAAGAAGGTCTTAGATCTTTTTTTAACGTTTTATATATCTTATTATTAGCTGCTGTTTTTTGTATAGCAGAAGCTAAGGAAGATATAGTAGTTAGAGGAATACTTCCTAATGACGATTTAGTTGGAAGATAATTTTGAGATTCAATATTAGAACCAGTTGAAGATTTAGTGATGGGAGTATTTAAAGAAGGTTTATTCATTGGTTTTAAATTAAAATCAAAAGTATTATTATTTAAAACTTCGGAATCAATTCTTCTTATTCTAGAAGGCGACTTTCTAGTTACAACAACTTCTTCTAATATGTTAGTAGGTGTAACTCCCCCATCTTGATATTTAATAACTCCTCCATTTTTAAATTCCTTAACATTTTTATTTGCTTCAATCCATTCTTTAGAGCCTAATTCATATTTATCTCTTTCTTTAAGAAGTTTATTTCGAATAAAGAAGTAGTCTAAAGTACCTCCATCCTTATGTTTTTTAGGTAATCTATCTCCTACATCTTTACTTTTCTTCTTACTTACTGTTTTCTTTTTAGAGGAATGTTTAGATGCGGCTTGATATTCTTGAGCGTTTATACGTTTTCTTAATACTGCATCCTCTTCCGCTTTAATTAAGAGATTTAATATTCTTTCATCGTTTTGATTACTAACACTTTCGTTCGGAGTTGTAACTATTCTAGATAAATTTTTATTTTCTTCTTTATATCCTAATTCGTTACGTCTTTTTGTTTCCTGACCTTTTAAATACGCTGATTGTCTACGTCTTTTCTCATTTTCTAGTTTCTGTTTATTTTTAGCTAGTGTAGCTTTTCCTTCTTCGCTTTCTCTCCATAGCTTAGCTTGAGTTTTTCTAACATCGGATTTAGTCATTCTACTAGCTTTCCCAGAAGGTTCTGTTAAAGGACGTGTTGTTCCAAAAGGTGTAAATTGCATTTGTTCTAGTATAGAACTATTTAATTCCGCATCTGTAGGTCCTTTTGTTGGATTTACAACATTATGTATTAATTGCTCTTTTTGCTCAAGTATTTCAGATCTGGGAGCTCTTAAATTAATTTTTCCAGGAGCTTTTTCAGTTAATTTTCCGTGATATACTACAGTAGGAGCACCTAAAGTTTGTCCGAGATAAATATTATTATCCTCTAATTGTTTCTGGATATTGCCACGTCTATAATAAGCCTGCTCTGCTACTAATCCTTTCTGGAAGGATGAGAGTTTATTATTCTTAATTTTATCTAAAGTCTCTGGTGTTAATTCTCTTCCAGCTACTTTAGTTTCTTTTACTTTTCCAACTCCGCGTGTGAAAGGATTATACCATTTACCTTTAGGTATTTTTATATTACTTAAATCCTCGTCAGTTAAATCCGTATATTGAGATTTTAATTTAGTCTTAACAGTAGTTAATTTATCCTCTGTCGACATCTTATTAAATCCCTCTACCTCATTATTTTTAAATGAAATTTCTTTAGTTTTACCGTTAACATTAACTTCTAGAGGTTTAGATAATTCTCCTGCACCAGCTTTTTGAGTATATAACTTCTTCCCAGCAACATTTCTACCGATACCCGTTACAGCATTTAATCCATTAGCTAACAATCTCCAGTCATTTATAGTTAATTCTTCTCCTGACATTACTTTACCTAAAGCAGTAAGAGAAGTTCCTAATCCTAATGCAGTAAATGCTTTACGTAGTATTGGAGCTGCTGTTTTTATTGCTTTAGTTACTTTAGCTCCTTTAGCCATTGTTCCTAATCCGGGAATTAATGTTGCTGCATCCATCCCTAGATTTAGTATTAAGTTCCCAGTATCACTCCATGACCAATCATCGTCACGTTTATAATCAGCAATAGCAGTAGAAATTGTAGATCCTAATCCTGTTGCAGCTCCCACAGCATTTCCTACACCAAACGCAGCGGTAGAAGCTAAGCCAGCTACATCTAATGCTAATGCTGTTAAATCTGCTTTATCTGCTGCACTTAATGATTCTCCAGAGAATACATCTGACATGGAAGCAGATTGTTTATCTTGTAGATCTGAGGAAATTGAATTTCTTAATATTCCACCTTCTTGATATCTAATAGGAATACCTCCAGCAGTAGTTTCTCCTTTAGCTTCATTAGCCCCTAAATATTGACTATTAATATTAAAATACTTAGAATATAAATCAGCCAAAAACTTACTTCCTAAGGTTAAATCTCTCCCTTCAACTGGATTAACATTAAGTTTATTTAAATTAATAGAGGAAATTCCCGGATAGTTTGATGTCGGACTAAATTGTAAATAACCTTGGTTATATTTAAATTCTCCAGGAATTATATCTCCTGTTTTCTTATTAATAGCATAAATACTTTTAGATTTATATGGCCTTCCAGTATTTAAATAACTCTCAACATTCTGAGGATTATTTATTCCAATAAATTCATAATCTTCAACCGCTTGATTATCTCCTATATAAGGATTAAAATAATCAATACCATATTCTTCTCCTTCCGGAAGATTTAATAACTTAGCTAATTTATAATAAGCATTATAACTCTGTTCCTTATCCCAATCTTTCTTATATTTAATATTCTCAGCATTTTTTCTCCAACTATATACTTCTGGATTATATATATCATTTAAATATTTAACATTACTTCCTACATAATCCTTAATCTTTTCATAAGGTATATAATCAGTATCATACCATCCAGATTTTAACATATATGTAGCTGGGTTAGATTCAAACGGAAAATAGCCTCTTAATCCCACAAGATTCCCAGAAGAATCTATTTCTCTTAACCCTTCTTTAGTAACTACTATATTTTTTCCGTTAAAATTATAACTTAGAGGAGCACCTTCTGGTAGATTATTTGTTTTCCTTATTTCATCTTCTTCTTTCTTAATTTGTTCTTCGGATTTAGTAGATCCTTGAGTAGAAGAATTTTGTTGATTTGAATCTCCAAAAATATATTTCCATATATAATCACCAAAACGCTGATTATTCTTCTGTTCTTCCCAATCAAATTCTGAATTAGGATCCCCATTTCTACCTTGAGATAAATCTTCTATAAATTGATCGTACTCCTGTATAGATTTAAAAGGAAGATTCTCATATCCCTTAAATGGAGTTTTATCTTCTGATGATAAATACTCATAAAATCTTCCTCTATTATTTTCTAAAGCCCTAATTACATCATCAATCCTTTCAGAAGTATTTTTCCTATTATATACTTCCTGATTAATCTTTCCTCCCCATACGGAATTAATTAATTCTCTAGGATTCCATGATACATCTATTTTATTAGGTTCTTGTAAAGTATTAGAGTATTCAGTAAGATTTAAAAAGTTATTATCTATAGCTTTAGCTAAATAATCACTACTATATTTATCACCTAAATTAAATCCTTCTGAGTTGTTATATTTAATATCAAATCCACTTGGAGTACTATTAATCTCTTGTATATCACCTTTACTTAGAGCGTCTAAAAATCTATTATAAGAAGCATCTACTCCAGATCCTCTTCTTCTATAAGAGTTTTTTAAACTTCGGGAGTCATCAGAACTAACCCAATTCTGGAGTTTTTCTTTAGCTTCTTTTATATCGTATTTTTTACCGTTAATAGTAATTGTCTTTGTTTCTTGCTCTTTTTTATTATAAAGGTCTTGTAATTCTTGCTTTCTTTTATTATATTCTTCTATATTTGAAGGAGATTTACCTCCAGTTTCAAATTTAGGAACTTGTGCCATAGTTAATGATTAAAGTAAAAATGGAGTATTATATTTAAATAATACCCCATCTAAGATAATTTATTGTCTTTTCTTTACTACTAATTTTCCTCCTCGACGTGCCATTACAGGCTCAGTAGGAGCTTCTGCTTGAGCAGCTTGTCCCTGAGTCATTTCGACTAACGCTGAACATACCGCCAATGCAGCTTGACAATCCTGATTTTGAGTTGCCTGAGCAGCTAATTGAAGAATTTGCTGAAAGATTTGTTCTGGACTAGGTTGAGCCTGAGTAGCAGATTCCGTGGGCATAGTTCCGCCCTCTTGTAAGATTTTTACTTTAAATTTTTCGTTTACTTTCATTTCTTTAATATTTAACGTTAAACTTGTACAAAGTTAGGATTTTGTATATAAAAATCCTATTGTTTGGTAGTATTTAATAATTCTGAATTATTTACCACCTTTTGAACCTTTACCTTTAGATTTGCTTTTAGATTTACAAGCCATAATGTTTAGGATTTAAATTTGTTAGATATATATGTATTTACCTCATCTATCCTATTTAACCATCCTTTTAAAAATTTACTTTGAGAAGGTTTTCTATCTACTATTGATTGATAATATTCTTTTCTTTGGGAAATAAATTCTTGAAGCAGATTTTTGGAATTGCATAAATTCGCTAATCTAATTGTAGTTGGTCCAATTTTCCCATCTATATCTAAGGATTGTCCTAAATTTGAAATAGCTTTTTGAAGGCATTTAACACCATTAGAAACACCAGCATTAACAGAATGGTCTAATAGATGGGCTGAGATATAAATGTTGCTTATATCATCTATTTTACATTTATCATAAAAATTATCTTTATAGAATTGTTCTACTAAATCTTCTAATTCCTTAACTGTTGTTATGATTTGTTCTCTTTTTAACGGTTTAAATTTATCAATAATCTTCCATCCTTCCCATTTAGGGAAATTAACTCTGGATATTCCGCAGTATGTTTCACCCCCGGAGTCTAAATTATCCGGATCCATCCAATAACCCCCCTCGTTTCTTAAGATCATTGATATGAGAATATGAGATTTATTCATTTAAATATTTAAATTATTTATATTTTTCTATTAAAGCTTTTAATTCAGGATTATTTTCAATTACTCTAAGTCCTTTTTGTATAGCTTCCGAATATTTAGTAAGATCAGATCCGTTATCATATTTACTATATGAATCACTATTATACATTTTTGGATTTTCCTGAAAATATTCTAAAGCATTTTCAAAAGGTTCAAACTTCTCAACAAATTTTTGAGCTTTATTTAAATTAGAAATAATAGTGTCTGGAATCTTATTATCTTTAAATCTTTCCTTTAAATAATTAACAAAATATTCTTTTCCTTCTGGAGTTAGGTGATATTCTTCTCCACCATATCCATCATTATGTATTGTTATATAATTAATTCCTTTTTCTCCAGGTTTTGGTTCTGGTATGAGTTTAGTTAATATTTTTATATAATCAAGCTTTCCTTTTCTATCCGGGTGATCCAATCCAACAAGTTGATCTGGAGTATATGTAGTTCTTTCTTTATAATTTTCAATATTATAATTCATGGCATCTGTAACATCCTTTTTTGTAGCATTTTTACCTCCTAAATATCCATATCTAGAAGGATTAACTCCTAGAGTAGATTCATGATATGATAATGCTATTGCTTTCTCAGGTGTCATTCCCTTAACTTTTTTAGAAGCCTTAATTATATCTATTAAAGGTTGTTTATATATAGGAGGAAGATTGATATCATTTCCATTTTCGTCCTTAGTTATTCTAATAACATCTGATTTATCTTTAATCTCTCTAATTCCGTTACTTTTAGTATAGAGAGCATCTTGAAGATCTCCGAATAGAGTATTTAATGCATCGAAAGCAGCTGTCTTAATGTCTCTTGGATAATTATATCTGATTGCTATTGCCTTATCTTCTTGTTCGGGTGTAAGTTGTCTATTATCAAAAGCTTCTTCCCAATCTTCATTTATATAACTAGTATTATCTCTAAGTTCTTTAGTTGTCATAGGTCTGGTAGATCTATTAATAACTAAATCTCTATATAATTTATGTAATTGTTCTTTAGTATAATCACCCATGTTTTTTAGTAGTTACATATTCCGGATCATTATTATCTTGAATTTTCATGTATTTAAATACAGACTTACCTAATCTCTTATATGCAGAATCGGTTTTTAATTTCTCTGCTTTCTTAGCTTGGCGAATTAAGACTCTAGTATTCTTCCTAGAAAATATTCTCTCTCCACCTTTTATTTTATATTGTACTTTACCGTTAGTAGAAAGTATCTCTAGTAAATCCTCTAAATCATCAATATCATTTTCTATCTTATCTTTAGGAGATTCATCCTCCAAATCTTCTAAATAATCTAATCTTTCTTCAAGTACTTCATCTAATCCCTCAAACTCTACACTTTCTCCAGATCGAATTCCGGAATTATTAGATACCTCTAATACGAATAACACATTCTTTTCAGATATAATACTTGTATCATTAGGCTTCCCTTCTTTATTAGATATTACTTTAAATTCTGGAGAGATGAAGATTATATCTAAATATAAAGGAGTATCTTTCATCCAATAATTTACTTCTTCTTGTACTTCTGGATATATAAATAGAAGTCCTTGATTTTCTGATAGACTTTCTATATGCATAAATCCATGTTCTCTTTCCCAGTCATCTATAGCAGTATCACAGAGGTATTCTTTATTATGTACTTTAACTTTTACAATTGATTTTTTTAATTCTGACATAATTATATATTATTTAAAATAAGGATCCTCATCATCAGCATAATAATTCTTCATATTATCTCTTAACAAATAAGATCCTACTTTGGGATTAAATTTAATATCTTCTCTAATTTCCAAGGATTTTTCTCTTTTAGGAATAGTGTATTTTCCTGTAACTATAGAAGGAAAGTCGTATGTATCATTTACTTTGATAGTATTATTATCCTTATCCCATTGAATGGTAAAATTCCCGAAAAGATCTAATCCTGTTGCAAAATGCTGATTCTTATCCGGACGTTCTATATATTTAACAGTTAATCCTTCATTAACTACTTTCGGCTCTCCAGATTCTAGTACCTCTTTTCCAGTTCTATATATTTTTTCTAATCTAGATTTACTAGGTAATTCTGGAAATTTTTCTATATATTTATCATAATTACGTAGAATTTTACCTACATTTAAGGTATCTACCATAGATTGTACTCTACGGGCTACAGGTTGTGGGATTCCTACATATTCAGTATTTTTAGGATCTTTATCTTTGTCAGCATTTATCCTAGCTTTGGAAGATTTTATTAATCTCGAATCCTTTCCTAAATTTAAATAATGTTTAAAGAAAGCCTCTTCAATAGGAGTTGCTAATTCCCTTTCTTCTCGGATTGGAACTGGAGTATTAGTATAATTTAAATATGGAAGACGTATGTAATAAGGAGCACTCCAATAACCATCAGCTGGATTGAGAAAATTATATACTCTCTCTGCTTGAGTTTGTTTTATATTACTTTTTCCTCCATTCTGATACTTTTGTATTAAATAAGAATTTACTCTATTTAAATTTAACATAGCATTATATATAAAAGGCTATATTTAAATAGAATATATTTCAATTCTATTTAAATATACCTACATTACTCAGTTTCTTTAATTACTTTACCCTTATCGATAGTATTATGTAATATCTCCTTAACTAGTAACTTTCCTGCCTCAATAGCAGCTTCATCACTATCTTCTTTATATAATTCCTCTAATTTCTCAGTGACTTCTAATCTAAGAATCAACTCTTCCCGTTCTATTTCCGCTACTTGAGATATCTTATCCCCTTCCTTTAATATAACAGGAATACCTTTTCTAGATATATCTTCTGTATCTAAATGATGAAGTTCTTTATGTAATTTACCTTCTGGAATTATATTCTTTTCTCCAATCTTACCGCCATCTTTATATTTAAGGATATTTTTCTGAGATTCAGCATATTTAATTCTAAAAGATTCTAGGAATTTAAATCCATCTCTTCCGAATCGGATATTATTTAATCCTCCTGATTGTTCTAATTGCAATCTATTAGTAAACATATCAGAAGAACTTGCTGCTCTTGCTGATTTATCTGATGCATCTGTTAAGATATCATCTATAGTATCTTGATATCCCTGAGCTTTATCCATTTTTCTATTAGCTTTTTTTCTAGCTTTATTAGAAAAAAGTCCGTATTTTTTACCAGAATATCCACCAGCATCTTGGATATATTTACCCGTTCCAGTATAAGAGGAATTGTTAGCGATATTTTGATCTACTGTAAATTTTCTAGTTGTTTTTCCAAAAACATTATTTATTAATCCCGGAATAGATAGATTAAAGAAACTACTTCCTAAAATAGCATCCCCTGTAGTCATTTTATCTGTACCAACTCCTAATTTCTCTAATCCATTTCCAACTAGTTTGCCAGCCTTCATTATACCTCCAATAGCGGGATTTATATTCATTATCATATTAGATATAGTATCATATCCAGCATCTATTCCAGCTGTTATATTTCCTTTCTTTCCAGAATAATCTTTTGGCATTAGAGATGCTCCAAGATCTAATATAGAGGAGATAGTATTCACTCCGTTTATACCACTAAATGAAGATTTTAAATCAGCCCCAGCATTATTTAAACTAGTCTTAAATACATTACCTATACCTAGTCCTTTTCCAGTTGTATTTAAAGAAGCATTTTGTAATGCCATTTTATTTAATGTGAGAGGTTTACTTGCACTAACTGCTCCAATTAAGGGTCCAGTTGATGTAAGTATTCCTCCTTCTTGAAACTTTTTCATTTTAATTTATTTAACAAAAACTTATTTCAAACATTGTTTGTAATGCGGTAATAATAACTCTCTTATCTCCATTATATTTAACTCTAATCTTTATATACTTATCTCTAGGTCTAGTTTCTTCAATTTTTAATTTAATATTCCCTTTACTCCCTTTTTGATATTTAAAAGGTTCTAAAGTTACATTAACAAAATCTTCTTGATATCTAGTATTACCTTTAATAATACCACAAGTAGACATATCCTTAATAGGTTGAATTCTTCTTAAACTATACTCAGACAATCTATCATCATAGAATATAATAGCAGAACTTCCAATGTTATTATTATTACAATCTTTATTATCAATGAATTTTATATAATCATCTACTTCATTTTCTTCTTTCTCCCCCTTTTGTACTAAATATGAGCCTTCTTTTAAATCTGGGATGTTAGAGAAATCATAAGCATCACCAATTACTTCAAATGAGACTAATTCTGGGAGGACATTATTTGAGATGATAAAGAGATTTGTGAAGATTTTATGATATCCAACATTTTTATTTACAACAAATTCGAATTCAAATGGGTCATAAGAAAGAGGTACTCCTTTTGAATCTCGTTCTTTATACCATGAGGTTGGATAGATTTTTTCTTTATTATCAAATATTCCAGCTACTCCATGTCTCCAGAAATATGTAGGATTTTTCCAAGTCTCGGAAGATGTTCTTATATAAACTACTCCAGTATATGTACTACTAGCATCTACTTCTAATTCTTCCATATTTGATGTTATAGATTCGTTTCTCCCTCGCACTAATTCTGCTCGAATATTTAGAGTTACATACTTATTCCCTTCTAGGTATTTATTTCTAATAGTACTATTAGATGATCTTAATATCAACCATGTCTGTCTATTCGAAACTTTATTACCTATCTTATCTTCATGAGTATATAAATAAAAATCTTCGTTATCTGGATAAATGTCATTATTTATAAATTCATATTTAGAGTATTTAATTCTAAATTTATCTGGATCTACATCTAATTTAATATCTAATAACCCTACTGCAACATCTTTTCCAGTTGTAACAGGAGAGGTAAGATCCGGAATCTCTATTCCTTTATATACAACTAAAGGATTATTAATCGGATTTAATATACTTTCCCAACTTACTTTATTCAAATAAGTAGTGGGATCTCTTAATATAATTCCTTTAGCTGCAACAGAACCTTCCCATGTAACTGAGACTTTAGATATATTCTTAGAATCTTCTTTATTATTAGTAAAGAATACATTAGATATATTTTCAGACATTAATGGAATCCATGAATATCTGGTTGTCCACAATTGTAATTTTTCATTATAACACAAATTCCATTCTCTAGAAGTTATAAATTCTCCTACTGGATTTATATCCTGAATATCATCATAGAAAGTAAATAATACATCAAATTTAAATTTATTAAAATGTGTTTTTACATTCCGCAATCCTAAGGTAGTGCTTCTCTCTCTTTCAGTAAATGAAATATTATCATTTAAATATTTCTGAATTTTAAAATCAGATATAATCTCAAATGATTTTCCATTTGTTCTCCAAATCTTTTTAGCAAAAGTATCGACACCATATACATAATTATCTGTTTTTAATATAGAGTCCTTCCACTGAGATCCATATAATTTAGATAATAAAATAGGACGTTCTGGGAGAACATTATTGGAATTTAAATATACTGGATTATTTAATTCTCCAGCTGTTTGGATTCTTTCATTTATTGGTATAAGTCCAACTCCCTTTTCGAATACTACTACTAAATCTCCATACCATTCGATAATAGATGTAATAGTTCCATATTCTTTATTATAATCTCTATAATTACTTAATTGAAATACTCTATAATTATTTTTAAATGCGTCAGATATGAATATATCAGAATACATTATTCTATTAGAGAAATCATTTTTTATATATGGGACATCTGGAAGAATAAAATAGTTTTTATCGGATGTAGAGCTATTATATCCAGAATTATATACTGTACTTTCAGGAATTTTATACTCTCCAGATGGATTAAATCTAGATATAGGATAAAATGTTCTAGGATGTCCATTTAAAGCCTCTTCTGAGGTATTAGATCCATCTTCACATCTTAATGCTAAATTTATATTAGATAAACATTTTAGTGTAACCCAATGTCCAATTTGAACCGCATTAACATCTCCTCTATTTATTAATTCTGCTTTTTCCAAATCTAAAGCTCCATCTTCTGAACCAGTATAATTATCTCTCCATGTATAAGGATCTACAATAGTATCGTTAGTAGGACTTTCCGGATCTTGGAAGTTTCTACACATTCTATGAGTAAAAATACTTATATAACAATCTCCTCTATAACAAACTAATTCTTCACCTTCTAATGAATCCCACTCATATCTATCACATATAGAATAATATGGAGACATATCACTAAATCTAGCTTTAAAATAATCGACTAACATGCCTTCATTATATCCCGGAACCATTATATCTACTAATTTACAGTATGATTGTAGTCCTTCAATTCCTACATAAGAACCCCAAGATCCCCGTAATAGGTTTTTTGCTTTAGCTTTATTATCTTCTTTACCTAGATATTTAAATTTATATGCGACTTCGGCTTCACCAGCTCTAGAAGAAAAATCTTGCGTTCCAGATGTTTTTAATTGAATGTTATCATCAATATAAGTTAAACTTATATTTTGATACCAAGATCTGTCATTATCTTTTCTACCTACGGAGAAATTCGGAAATGTATAATGTCTATCATCTCCTCTTTGGGTAATATAATTTTCTGTAGTATCGTACGTTAAATACGAATCTCTAAGAACGAATTTAGATCCATTAAATATCTGAGAGTATAATTCATTATTTAATTCCGCTTCCGGAACAATAGCAGCATTTGGTAGGGTATCATTAGAATATAATAATCTATTATTAATATCATTTTCTAAAATACTATCCCCATTACTATTAGCTATGAAAGATTCAGTCATTCCTAACGGTTTACCGTCTCCACGTTTTACTGGAAGAACAGGGATCTTAGAATTTAAATCTAATCCTATAGTTGCTCCTTGACAATATACTGTTGGAATTCGTTTTTGACGTACAAAAAAGAATCCTTTAGTATATTTTTTTAATTCTTTTATTAAATTCTCAGTATCCTTCCAAGTAGAATAATCGGAGTTATTTTCTGAATTCTTAAATATGAATTTAATACCTACTGGTTTATTATATCCATCATAAGTAGAGTTCTTTTCAATACTTAATTTAACTACACCTTTAGCATTATCCAAAGAAGATTTTATAAATCCATTCTCTAAAACTTCTATATAATTTCTATCTCCCGGAAGTTCGGTATCTTTATTCCAATTATATATAGATTCAATTTTTTCAGTATTCTCAATTCCTAAATTCCTTCCCCGGATATTAAATACTGGAGACAATGTAAAGTCATTCATTATATATACTATTCCAAATCTATATATATCTTCCCAATATCCTACTCTATGATAGATATTATATACATTATAATACATTCCGAAGGTTTCTCTACTAGATCCAACTGGTGTGTAATACCCATTATCTAATGATATATCTCCAACCTCATCTTCTGTATAAACTTCTGGAATAATACGCAAAGATAGATCAGCTAATTCTTTATACGGAATAGTTGTTTTATTTACATTACTTAAAAATAATCTATTTTGTACTTGAGCCTGAGATTTAGCATTTTCTACAATACTATATTGGATATTAATATCATCTAAACTAATTTCTGACACAGGTTCTATACCTGTTATAGTAACAGTACATACAGTATTTATTACAGAGAAGCTATTAACTAATTTATATGCTTTTGTAATCTCTGTTCCATTTTCAGTACTAGTGGATCTTGTATAATAGATATTTAGATAATCATAAGAATCGTCTATATTAGTTATAGTGAATCTAATAGTTTTATACGCATTAGTATCTAATATTCCACCTTTTATAGTTTTTATATCACTAATATCTCCTATATAAACAGAAACAATTCCTGATTCAGCAACAAAATCAGTCTCGTTTCCATCAGAGTCTTGATATTTAAAATAAAATACATAATTCCCAACCTTTAATTCCCCTCCAGATTCTACACCATCAAATCTAATAACTGGAAGAGTTTTTATAGTTTTATATAGTTTAGTCTCTCCGTCTAAGGAATTTTCATCATATATATTAGTATCATTATTCCCATTTCTATCTATAATTTTATACATTCCATTTTCAGTTGGAGTAAAACGGGAATTTATAAGTCTTGGGGGATTTAAATCATCATTAAGTATAAGATTTACGCTTCCGTCATACGATTCTTGAATCTCTATATCAACTGGATTATTTATACTAAAATTTAAATCTTTAGTACTAAAATCAACTAAATCTCCTTTTCTATTAGATGTAATCAATCTTCCTTCATTATTACCTGGATTACTAACTTCAATTTCTTTTTTGCTATTAGTACGAACCCATTCTCTTGGACTTAATGCTTGTCTTGGTGTATATTTAAGAGAAGAGTATTCAGCGGTTGCTTCTGAAAATCTACTTTTAACTTCATCTGTATTTATATTACTATTATTAGAACTTATTATAAATAAAGTATCTATATTTTGATCCGTAATATAGATTTCTTTTTCTTTAAATATTCCAGTATCATTATCTATAGGTTCAATTATTTTTAAAGTAGCAGGAATTTCAATGTCCCCACTTTTTATTACATATCTTCCATCAGTAGCTTTAAGATATCTATTTCCGGATAATCTTAAATTTCTAAATGGATTATATTCATATGCTAAAAACCCTTCTGTTTGAAGAGTCTTATACATAATTTCAAATGTAATATCAAAATTTAAGGTTAAAAAAGGGGTCATATATAATTAAGTAAAATTAACTAAATTCTCTGGTTTACTAAAATTAGACCCAGTTATATTTCCTCTTACCTGTAATTGTTTGCTAAATACCAGATCATCTGGATTTCTAAGGTTAGCATTACAACAATCTTCATTATCTGATAAATTTCTAAAAGAATACCAGTCAATATATCTAGATTCCTGATTACTTGCTCCAAAACCCTTTCCTATCAGATGAATGTTATTATTTAGAATACTAAAAAGAGGATGTACTTCAAATTTATCTACTCTCTTAAAATATAATTTTTCATTATTAGTAGCGTACATGTTATCTAAATCCTTAGACATATATGTAGTATAACTACTTGCTTCGAGATATATGTTTTTAACTTTATTTAAATTAGAGGAGGTTAAAGAAGAACTAAATATATATCTATAAGGTATGCTAGCTGAAAAAGGAGCTTGTGTAGTTTCTATTGGTTTGTAATCTTCTAATTTTGTTTTATCGGGGCCAGTATCTGTACTTCCATATCCAATATAATACTTATTATCCTTTAATGAATTTATATATGTATTTATTATTGTAGTAATCCTGTTATTTAGAGGTATAGTACCATCATCTGTTTTTATATTAATATCTACTGATGAAAATGATCCAGTTAATTTTATCTTTCCTTCTAATGTAGTATCATAAAGATTATCATATTTAATTGTATCAGGATTAGGTATAGTATAAGGATTATTAGATGCTCCAGATACTTTACTTGCTCTATATAAATTATTAAATAATGTATTAAATTCTGACCTTATATTATCTGCTGACATATTATTTCCAACTCTAGTTCCGTATATATTACAAATACACATTGTATTTCCATCAAATTCTATTATAACAAAGGTTGATGGATAATATTTAGAAGAATTTTTATTAGGATAAAAATATAATTTATTACAGGTTCTACTTCCCCAGTCATTTACGAAAGCTTCTAGAGAAGTACCAAGACTATCTCCAGCAAATGCTAATATCCCTATTTTATTATTCCCTAGTCTTGATTTTATTTTATTTACGACTGTGGTTGGAGAATTTTCTGCGTCTACAGTGTAATCTCTATTATAACCCCCTTTATTTGGATCTTTAGTAACCCACTTAGATGATACATCCTCATCTACAAAAATATTATCTACTCCATCCTTAACACAGATCCAATCTCCACGTCCATCATCGTTATGATAATAAGGTATTCCAGATGATACTTGTAGTCCATCCCACCCTAATAATCCTACAGGTTCCCATTTATTATATTCTATTTTATCTCCCGGAATATTTGTAGTATATGTTCCTGATTTTACTTGTTTATTTAGGGTTGCAGTTATAGTAAGCTTCCTAATATTTTCATCATCCTGAGTTTTATCATCAGTTATAACAGCGGATGGAAAAATTAATGGAGTTCCAGAAGTAGTTAAACTATAATTAGATGTATCAGATGAGTAAATTATATCAGCATCTAATATCCCAAAATTAAGCTTATTTACTTTCCTAAGTCTATATTCTGAATTTACTGTGACACTATTTTCTATAGTAGTTTCATATTGCGTCTTGTGTTCCCCTTCTTCAATTAAATCGGAAGCTGATGACAATGAAGGTTGTAGTATATTATTTTTTTTATGGATAATAGTTGGTCCAGTAATACTCTTTTGGGATAAATCTATAGCAGAATCCGATACTACTGTTATATAATTATCTATTTTAAGTGTTGAAAAGTTCTTAGTATCTTCTGTAATAGCAGAAGTATAATAAGAATTAAATTGTCCATTTGTGAAAAGAGTATATAAAGCATTATATTCCTCAACCTCAAATTGGTGTTTTTCTGTATCCTTATTAAAGCTCAATCCACATATTCTACATATATAAAAATTATTATATCTTAACCTAGTATATTCAGAATTATATACATAATTATTTTGAGTACTAAAATTCTTATATATTTTAGTACCATTTCCTAATTGAGGTTCTATTTTATATATCCACGGTAATCTAGGATTAGATATAGAAGGCTCTTTAGTATTTATATTCTCTTGAACAGTTTCTCCAGATACTATTTTAAAATAATCCTCTAATCTTGAAGAATCCAATAATAAATAGTAATTGGTACCGGAAGATTCTAAATAATTATTTTCGAAATTTGTAATAGCGGAATCTATATCTTCCACCCCTTCCCCGTTTTGATAATAATAAGGTTCTACTTTTAAATCTTTATCAAAACAATCTATAGAGAAATTATAAGATCCTGAAATAGATTTAGATAAAGGGTATATAAGAGATGCATTTGCGGATACATCATAAAATTCTATATACATTACATCACACTTATTTAATCCATTTGATGTTCCTCTAACAAAGAAGTCTGTAGTAATAGTAACCCTTTTAACTTCTCTTCCTTCTATATTAGTAGTACTAGTAGTAGAATATCTCCATATATTAGATTCTTTACTAGTTAATAGATCTCGATAATTTAATACTGTTGTATATTTAAGATTCTCAAACCATTGGAATCTTGAATATGGTTTTATAGTTATACGTGTATCTTTTTCTTTACTTAATTTTAATAAATCATGTTTAATTGATATTACGGGTTGTGGAATATTCTCTCCGGGCTTTAAAATAAACTCTGGATTTAAATCGGGATTTATTTCTTCATCCTCATAGGTATCTTCTTCATCTTTTTCTATTCTTACTCCATATACATTATTATAACTATCACTTTCACTATTAATAATAAGCTCTACATCATAATTATCCTTACCATTTTCAGTTACATCTCCTATCTCAATATTAAAAAAATCAATAGGTTCTATCTCTAATACTATAATTAAATATCCATTAAATCTAGAACTATATGTATTATATAATGAGGGATCCTGAACTGTTTTTAATTGAATATTACCTCCAAATGCTTCGCCTTCTGTATAAAAAAACTTTCTAACTTCGTTTGTAAATACATTAGTTTGATCTTCTATATAAGTAATAGATCCATTTTCATTTACAGTGGCAAGATGTAATGAAAAAACTCTCCGTTGAAGTTTCCCGTTATTGAATGTAGTATTATAATTTTTATAAGTTTCTATAAAGTTATTTATCGAAGAGCTACCAGTGCTAGGAGTTATATAAATTAGAAATTTATCGCCGGGCCTTAAAACCATTCGTTGCAATAAAGAAAAATCAGCTTTTAAATAAGTAATTTGTAATCCTTTACTCTTCCCTTCTGGATATAAAGTACTATCAAGTATATCAGTATCTATATCATCCATAGATAATTCTTCCGAAGATATATTCCTTTCTGGAGATGGAAATGAACCTAATTCACATTCTCCAGTAAGAGGATTCATCGATGCTATATATATAATCCCTCCATACTGCTTTATTCCAAGAGGAATAAAATCTTTCTTTAATGCACAAGATTCAACTCTCCCATTTCCAGAATCATTCTGTAATATAAACTCATTACCATCGAAAGTAATCAATGTCCCATTTAAACAATCTGTTAATACTGTATTCGGAACTACAGTATCATTCATATCCATTAATAATCCTCCATTAAAGGAGTTTTGAGCTATTTCCATATTAAAATTCCGTTAAATCTTCTCTAGTTATATTATCAATTTTAGTAAACTCATACCCATCAAAAGATCTTTTTAAGAAATATTCTGCATCTTTAGTAGAATAATTCTCAAAAAATACCTTATATCCAGGAATTCCGTATAATTTAACTCTAAAGAAATGATCGTAGTTTAAATTAAGCAAGCACTCATCAAGCACTCTATATAAGCATACATCTCCAAAATTAAACGTAATATTTCTTTTATTTAAATAAATAGATTTAAATTTCTCCTCAGTTAATCCAAAATAACAATACCCCCACCATTTAGTTCTACGCTGTCTATATAAAAACCTCATCTTAGTAATCATCTTACTAATAGCGTATCTAATTTTGTGAGCAATACTTTGAAATGTAACTCTTCCAATGAGAAATTTAAACATCTTACCATCTATTTTACTAGATAAATAAACATCACTATTATTAGATATTACATAATATAAATATCTATTCCCATATTTAATAATAGTAGTTAAATCTTCTATACTAAATTCTGGGAATTTTTCTTGTAATATCGGGAGATAATCCTTTAAATACTTAATCTTATTAGCCATACTTATTACCACTATTTACATTATCAAAAAATTCTCTAGTTAAGGAGTAATTTAACATTACTCCTCTAGTTAAAGTTCCTTTCTTACCTTTCTCATAGAATAATTTAATTTGTGGGTATTTATACTCAGAATCAAAATAATTATACATTGTATTTGTAGAAGTCTTTAGATGATTTAAAAGTTCTTCTCCTTTAAGTATTTCAATCCCCAAAATCATTCTTTTTCTGGTTGTAAATACGAAAGTAGTACTATTTCTGATAATATCCAATATTACTAAATATAAAAAGTAAATATAAATCCTACAACACCATAATCGGAGTTCTGCACCATTTTTATAATTCTTTTTAAGCATTTTTCTAGATACCTCTAACTTCTTTAAATCGAATTTTTCAAACAATTCAGGTGCGGAGAATGTATAACTAAGAGAAGATATTGTTGTATTATTATATTTCATTACTTCTCTGGTTTAAATGATTTTCCATAAGATTTTCTATCAAAACTAGTCATTACATCTAAAATCCTATTCATATCGTTTTGAGATACTTTTTCCGGAACTCTAGCTCTTTCACATAACCTAGCCCATTCTAATTTTATATTCTGAGCCATTTGATATGTATTAGGATCTCTAGTTCTAATAGCTTGTTTATATAAATCTGTATAAGCACAATATGCTGCAATTGCTTCGGCCTCTTTAGAATTTATATAAGGAAATCCTTCTTCATCTAGAATTTGTTTCCTATATAAAACTAATACATTCTTATAATCCTTATCAAATAATAAAGTATTTTCCCTCATCTGGTAATTTAATAATACTCCATAATCATATAATAAGGATTTATTATATTTCCAGTATTCTATATATTGTTCTATGTAATTAGTAATAACTTGAGGCCAACGTTGTTTATTAGATGTTTTTTGAGAGTCTATAAAATTCCCGAATACTGCTTCGATACTAGTAACATCACACGGAAGTTCTAATTCCCCATTTATAACATCTCCTACAAATTCTTTTATCTCTGTTTGTTTATTTCCTATCTTATCGTATGCAATCATTCCAGAGGATTCAAACTCTAATTGATCTATATTTAAACCATAGTTAGTTTGAATATACGTATATGCTGTGTGAAAGTTTAAATTCTTCATATATATTAAGCTTTAGCTACTTGATCGTTTGGTAGGTTAGGTGCGGCTAAATTTCTGTACCATCTCACTTTTTTTTCCGTAATCCTTCTCTTAATATCGTTAGTCAAGAAGTTCATATTAGACACTTCTTCTGCATTACAACAAGTAAATTGTTCTAACTGTCTAGGATCTTTAAATACAGCTATTATAGATAGTGTTTTAATTAATGGGGCATTAAATATATAACAATCATACATCCCATTTTCATTAGGAGATGTATCTATATAAATATAAGGCTTTCTACCTAACCATCTATTATATTTATGGTATTGATAGGATATATCAGTATAAATCTTAAATGGGGTATTTCTATCCACAGTCCCAAAATACTGAATAGCGTCAACTCCCAAATCTGTGACAATTTGAGGAATCTCTACATGAGGAATTTTAGTCTCCCTAATATTTAAATTAGGATTACATAAGTTACAATTCTCTATAGATTTACAATCTACCTCCAAACAATTAATAGATGTAACCAAATCTTTAACAGGGAGAAGTCCTTTTAAAGCATACTCTTTTATTATAGTTAATCTTTCATCTATTATGTCGTCTTCTAATTGTTCAACAGATAAAGATATATTAGATGTAATACCTCTCAATCCAGATAGTATATCATTTAAAATTGCAGAGGCTAATTTATTCAATTCCATATGGTATATATTTAAAAAGGCAGATAAGAATATTATAATCTTACCTGCCTTTTATTAAATAATATATTTTATATTAAGCGGTGACAGTTACATTAACAGTTAATACTGTATCTGATCCTTTTTTATAAGTTACAGCCACAGCAGAGTCTGTAGTAGCCTTGCCAGTAATTTCTGTTCCTTTTACTTCAACTTTGTCAGTAGAAGCAGAAGATACACTATCATATTCAGAAATCTTAATATCTACATATTTCTTTTCTCCTACTTTTAATGTCATAGTCTGAGTAGCCGCATCTGTACCAGTATTATCGGAAGCTTTTTCTACATCATCTATAACTACTCCAGCAGCTTTTACAGCAGTTTCGAAAGTATCTGAGATAGAGGTATTAACCCAGAAAACAGCTTTAGTGATAGATACTAATTTCTCACCTACAGCACCCATACCAGTATGATCTCTTTCACATTCATAATCAAATACGTATTGATTATAAGAAGCACCCGGTACAATCTTAGAATCATCATTATCCTGATTAAAGATTCCAGTTCTAAGAGAGGTTTGGATCTGTACATTTTTCAACATCGTCCAATAAGTACCAACACCTTCTTGAGCAATTTGGGTATTAGTTCCTGTTAATATAGTAGTATATACTGGTTCTTTAGGATAATAATTACCTAAAGCAGCAGTACTAAAATCTTCCAATTTCTGTACTTCCAACACATTAAATAGTTGAAATTCATTAGCAGAAGTTATAGTAATTTTAGCACCCTCAACAGTAGCTTTAAATCGTAGATTGTTATAGAAATTACCTTGTTTCTTTATAATATCAACCAATTTACTAGCAATATTAGCAGCAATATCGGTATTTACTACATCTAAATTTGCATAAAACATTCTCCGACGTCTGTCATCCATAGTTTCAGCAAAATAAGAATCAGCAGATCCAGAAAGCTGCATACCAATAGCTAATCTAATATGATTTATTACTCCAGCAGTTGCAGGTTTAACTGCATCCGTAATAGTAATTTTGGATATAGATACTTTAGGATCTGAGGCAGTTGTTTTATATATCTTACCACCTTTAATATATGCAGTCTTATAATCTCCTACTCGAAGCACTCTAAAACCACTCTCTCCATTTATCTGATTATCGAACTTATTAAGTCCACTAAGCGAATCTTTCGCACTATTAATAATTACTTCATTTACAAATTCAAACATGTTTATAAATTTTATTTATTAGGGGAAATAGGTGGAGCTATTGTTTGATTAACTATAGGATTGGTATTTAACCTAGGATCTCTATGTCTCTCTAAAAATAATTTCACCATAATATTAATTATCTCGTAACATACATATTTAGGAAACTCTAAGTCCTCCAGAATCTCATCTTCACTCTCTAAATCATTTACAGTTAGACTCAATTCGTTAGGATATTTAATATAATCTATAGATATATCTGAGATATTTATATTCTTATCTTCTCCATAAAACAGCTTTATAATAACTGGAGTTCCAGTTTTAACTTGTCCAGAATCATCATTATATATATAATAATAAGGTGTTTTATATGAAGGTTTAAAGTAATAATTATTTAATATCCCAGGATATTTATCAGATGTTAATCTTCTTGCTCCCTTTTTAATTATTGAATTAGAATTACATTTAGCATTAGGGTTATTAAATGTAATTACACAATTTTTAAGATGAAAATAATCGCTAGGTAAAGTAAATAATGTTTTATCGTCATCTTTACTTACTATATTCCCTCCAGATAAAGTGGCAGTCATATTTAATACTCTAAGATCATCATCCTCTTGTTGATTCATATCACAAAAGTTATATTTAGTATTTATATACTGAATAACACTTTTATAATAATAATAATTAAACTCGTCTAAGAGCATACTGGGAGCTTTTTGTTTTTCTAATTCTATAAGTACTGCTTGATAGACTTGTTTTAAATTCATATTATGTATTATTTACTAGCTTTACTAGTAGGTTTACTTTTATTTTCTAATGGAGTTTTTTCAGCATCTTCTAAATCTTTTAATATTTCAGAATCAGACTTAGAATTATCCAGAAAACCCTGTGTTGTAGATACCTCATTCTGTGCTTTTAAATCCTCAATTCTTTTATTATCATCGGAAATAGCTTCTATAATTACATCCTTATCCTTTACAGAAATTTCTTGAATTTCTCTTAAAATCCTATCAGTAATAAGTTTATTCTTAGGATTTTTCATAAAATCAATACAAGAATCAGCATCTCTACCTATGATATCATTATCATTATATGTATACAATCCTGCTTTCTGTCGTAAAATACCTTTCTGTTTAGCATATGTAAATGCTATTAGATATTTAGTATCATTACTTTCAAATAAAGAAATAATCTTCTCAGCATCTTTTTTAGCAAATTCTGTTAGAAACTCTTCAATTTCCTCATCGTAAGCATCTTTTATATATTTACCTAAAAGCATTGCTCTAATTCTTAAAGCATCTCTTGAAGCATTATAAATATAATTTAGTGCTTTATTTAGTGTCCTTGAGGCTGTATTACGTTTTCTAGTATCCTCAACAATCCTTTCTACATAATAAACTGCTTGAGGTCCGATTTTTTCATTTGGTCCTACTAACATTTTACCACTTTCATCAAATTTCCCTTTACTATCAAAAATAAGATCAGAAAATTTAATAGCTTCCCATTGTTTAGATTTAACAGGATTACTTAGATCAAACTCATCCCCATCTTTAATAAAAAATCTATCAGTAGTTCTAACGAAATAATCCAAAGGATCATCCTCTTTACCTAAGATAATATTTCCAGATGAATCCACATTTCTGACACAAGAAGGATACTCTCTTGTTAATGGATTTTTAACTGGGGAAATTGACATCCCAGCGTGATTAGGACCAAAACGGCTACGTAAATGTATTACCGTATCTAATTCTTCTTTTAAAGCAGTTACACTTATACTCATATTCATTGATCATTAAATGTTTAAATTTAAAATAAAGAGGGTTGTTAGCCCTCTTTATATTTATTATAGCGGATTCTGTCTAAAGATAACAGAACGATAGGGTGCGTATACTGATACCCCACTATAACCCCAGTAAATCATACGACTGCCAGCTACAGGAGTACTTGCAGTTCCGCCTGAGATACCATCTAATCCCCCACGTATTTTTCTTATATTTTCATATAAGCCAGACTATATCATTAACTTATATTCTATTACCGTTTATAAGTTACCTCCCGTTTCCATATTTAACAATATGTACTCTACTCATTTATTCTCTAATATATTTCTTATTAGATATATTTTCGATAGTCGTTGAACTTTGAATAAATATTTAAATAATATTTAAGCCTTAGCTGCTGATTAACATGTAGTATTTAATATAGATAATACTATTTAGCCTTCCAGCAATTAAAGAGGTTTAATTTTTCTACATATCACTATATAGTGGCGCTAGAGGAGTGGTTAACGCCAATTACATCAGTTTTTATCATATCACAGCCTTTGAATGTCCAAGATTCAATAGCTGGTTTTCCGTTAGCTAAATCCGGAGTAAGATCTAGAATAAATCCGAATGCTTGATCAGGATATTCTATATTTAAAGCCTTATCCGGCATGAAAGTAATCGTATTACCCTGATATTCATAGCTAACAAAAGTATTACCTACTTTAACACCATCAATCGTTTCACCTACTTTCTTCTTAACACCAGAAGATTTACTATACATCAAAGTAGCGGTAGGAGTCCATTTTCCAATTTCATCCATTAAGTTATCACCAACCTGATTCCAGAGTAAAGAGTTACAGATTAATACGTAATCATTACCAGTTAAATTCTTTGCCTTAGAGGTTAAGAAACTTAATGCTTCTTTGAAGTGTGAAGTAAGTAATTGATCGAAAGAGATTAAGTATGCGTATCTTTCTATTTGAGGAATAATTCCATCGCCTATATACACTATTTATACTTTATATCACTATAAAGATTAGACTATATCATCAACTTATCTTGTAATAATTATTTTTATTTAATTATTTAAGTTGTTCCCTGCTTCCATATATAAATATGTACGTCCGAAGACTAGTCGTTGGACTTTCATTAAATATGATATAAATATATGCAATATTTAATGCTTAGCTGCTGATTGTCTTTAAGTAGCAGATTAAAGATATTCCAGCAATTCAAGGAATTTAATTTATCATACTGTTTCCAGTATGCGACCCGTGTTTAACATAGACGTTTGTTAAAATTTTCCCAGGTCTCTGCGTTTGCGGATCCACGATGGTAGTTTTTCCGTTGGCATCCACTGAACTACGTGCCCAAAGATCATGTTTAGCTTTAACTTCCAAGAAATTCTCAATCAAGGTCTTTTCCATTGAAGTCATAGTAAACAATTTCTCACTTCCCTTAGTTTCTGTATCACTAATTTTCAAGAATACATCTTCATTAGCTAAATAAGCTTGAGATGCATCAATATCATTTCTATGTAAGGTCAAGTAATTACGATGAACCTCCATATTAGATTGATATTTTGTAGCGTTAGTACTTTATATCACTATAAAGATTAGACTATATCTTGATCTTATATAATTAATTTTTCTTATTATTTATTTTAGTATGTAATTCTTCATATGACAATTTTTCTATATTAGAAAATTCTTCCTCATTAAGATATCTAAAAGAATATCCTTTACATTTTTTCCTTTCTCCAGTAATAACTTTTTTGGCATTTTCATATCCTGCTTTTCTACATTCGGTTAAACATGAATATACTTCTAATAATTCTCCAGTTTTATAATCAAATCTACCTATAGGAATTTGTTCGAATTGATGATTTGTTATATTCCCAACTCTAGGTCCAGTATACTTATTTTTAACATATTTTTTCATATACGGAAGTTTTTCATGAGATAGCTGGAATCCATGAAATAAATATCCTTGTTTAATAGCTCTAGATACATGTATTCTATCTGTTGCATTTAAAGCTTCACATAAACTATATATAGAAGGATATTCAGAAACAAATTCACCTTCGGTATTATAAACATAAATAGTTTTTGCATTCCAATTAGAATCAGATCCTCCATATCCACCTAAAACTTTATTATAAGTTTCAGGATCTTGAACCCATTCTCTATTTACTAATTCTGCTTCTAATTTATAAGCATCCTCTTTATTATCAAATTTAGCTAATGTAGTTCTTCTAAAGTTTTTAAAACCAAATTCTTTAACTGCATATTGAAAAGGTGTTTTAGGATGTTTATATGTTCTAGGATCTCTCATATTTACTCCTGATCCTAAATAACCATCAAAGACGGTATCATCTAAAGTTTTATGTACTCCAATATACTTTTTATTATTAGCAAGACAAATTGTCATATATACTATATACATAGCAAGTAAAATTTATTATTAATTATTAATTATTAAGACCTTCTCCACTTCGAGAATTTAAAATTCCCTACTCCATATTGGATAGTCGTTGAACGTTCCGTATAAGTTTCTGTAGTTTATTTTACTGTAGCTTACTTTATATACGGCTTCGCTGCTGATTGTCTTTAAGTAGCAGATTAAAGATGTCCCAGCAATTCAAAGAATGTTTCAATATTTATTACTAAATAAAGGGGCCTACAATTTAACCCAAAATCGTGATAATCAAACGGATGAGCATTTGATAAGAAGTGAGTAGTCATACCCGGCTGACATGCGGAAGTATCTAAGTATGACTGATAATCATTATCAATCAATCGAACAGTATATTCATAGAATTTATTACTTCTCCAAATTGGACGAGCAGTAACATAACACTGTTGATGTGATTTATCTATCACGAAAATATCATGTTTATCGTAGTATTTTTCTTTAAACAACATCCGAATTTCAGTTCCTCCAACACCATCGCCTTCTGGAACAGCAACAAACGGAATACGTTTAATGAACCTATTCTATTTAAAGAACTTAGACTATATCATTTACTTATTAGTATGATATTTAAAGATATAATCTTTATAATATCTATCCCCCATCTGGATATTCTTTAATTTATTTGATGGGATATTGTATTTTTCTCTTACTTCTTTTATATTATCTAAAGTCTCTATATAATTTCCATATTTATCATACACATCAATTATCATTCCATTAGAATAACACTTTTGTGGAACTTTAAATACTTCTGTAGTAGATATGTAATAATCCTTATACCATCCCTCGTTATAAGATAGTATATTCCGAATTTTAGTCCATGAATGAAGATTTATAACCTTCATTACTTCTTTCCCTTTAAATCTTCCTATATAATTTCCTTCTTTATCATATACATAATAAATAAGATTCTTACAACTTATCCTAGCCTTCGGAATAAATTCATCTACTAACTTCTTAGATATATAATATTGATTCTGTACTAGAGACTGATTTTTAATAGCTTTACTTATATCTAATATTCCTATATATTCAGCACATTCCTTTTCTGATTGAAACTCATTTAAGAGCTTCCCTTTTTTAGAATATAAATATACAGAAATAGGTGGATTAGATTTCTTACAATATTTAATAACATCTATCTCTGGTTCTAATGCCCAATAAGAATTAAGAAATTCATATTTCCTATCTATAGCATATTGAAACTTTTTAGGAGATTGTCCATAAAAATCATATGCCTCTAAAGAATATTCCCATTTCTTTTGTAACTCTCCAGATGTGTTAAATTGATAAATTGTTTTATATGAATTTGTATTTAAATAATTGTAAGTATAATCCGCTTTTAAATACTCGGCATTTATTAATTCAGATTCTTTATTATATGCCTCCTCCAGAGTATCATAAATATATAAAGTAGTTCTCTCAAATGCTTTTGTTCCATACTTTTTAACAGCATATTGAAATGGAGTTTTTGGGTACATATAAGTACTTGGTTGATCTATATAAACTCCACACCCTAAATATCCATCAAAAGTATTAGGATCATTTGTCTGATGCACTCCAATATAAATTTTATTTAACTCTCCAACTTTAGATTTTAAATTTTTAGTAAGATATACAATATATTTCATAAGTAATTCAGTTTTTTAATCTTATTTAAATAATAAGATTTACAGGTTTCCCCTAGTCGTTGAACACTGTCTTCATCAAGACCATGCTGCTGATTATCTCTAGTAGCAGTAGAGAGTTCCCAGCAATTTAAAGAATTTATTGTGAACCTCATTGATTCACATCCACGTCCCATTCGATGGCAAAAGCATCAATACTCTTACGTCCGGGCTTAGGAATATCTTGATAAACCATATTTTCAATTCTCTCAGTTAAAGCTGATACAGTATGTCCGGGACATAAAGATGCAGCTAAACCTACTCTATGAGTAATTCGTCCCAAGAATTGGGAGAAGTCATGAAAAGTTCTTGAGCCATTCATATTGGCTCGATTTGAAATGTATTCTGCTACAAACATTTTAAATTAAATTTAGATCTAATCCTTTAGGTTAAGAAAACTTTTTAAATCTGAATTTTCTATTTTATTACCTTTACCTGTTGATAGATTAGATGTGTTATTACTACGTTTTTTATTTTTAAGTTTACTTAATTTCTCTAGTCTATTCTTTAGGTACTCTTCATCGTTAAGTACATTATTATAATGTTCATGAATAGCTTCAATTAGTTCGTCTCCATGAGTAGCATAAAATGCTAATTTAAATAATGTATCTGGATTATCTAAATCACTTGCAAGTTTTGTCCTTCCCGTAATCTGGGGTTTAGTTATATAATCCATTGTACTATCTATATCTGATTCTTCAAGGTCAAAACCTCCAATAGTCTTAATATTTTTTCCAGCCTCTCTAAGAGTACCTATTATCTTATTTAATTCTTCCTCAGATAACTGAGAGTCTTGTTCTTCTTTCTGTTTAGCTTCGGTAGCTAATCTTTCTTCTTCTGCTTTATATATCTCACGTAATTTATTAACCTTTTTCTCAAAAGATTCAGAATTTTCTTTAGCTTTATTTACTTCATCAACTAATTCATCTTCTGTTAAAATATCTCCGTAATTATTTTTTATATATAAAGCATATATATCCTCATCTGATAATTCATCTACCTTATAAACAGCTCCTTCATTTGCTAAATATTCCTCAATTCCTTTCTGTTTGTAATAATTTACTAAAGATTCGGAGTTAAGATTATTTTCACGCATAAATGTAAGAAGATTTATCTCATCATCGTCTAAGTTATAATCATCTTCTTCTAAATTAAGAAGTTCTATTTGTTCTTCTCTGCTTAACTCAGTAAATGGGACACTGTGAATTACTCCGGTTTCAGTATCCTCTATTTTTATATTATTAAAATCTATTCCTCTAGATTTAAGAACAGACTCTAATAAAGATTGTTCGTCTATAACAGGAGAAGTATTCTCCTCTGTATTAACTTCCTCTTGGGAAGTATCTTTTTTACCATCCACATTCTCCTCAGATGATTTTTGAGGAGTAGATTCTTCGTCTAATGAGTTGAAGATATCTAAATCATTTTCATATTCCATATACAATATTTATTACAGAAGTTCTATATATTCCCCAAACTCTGCTAAAGACTTCTTTCTAATATTAAAAGGAGTAGAGGAAATAGTTTCTTTAAGAGAATTTTTATATTTATCATCCAATTCAAATGATTCCGATTCTACATTCTCTTCTAAAATTTTCATAATCTCTAAATCTCTTTTAATTGTAGATAAAGTTAAAGCTTTTTGGCTCGGAACTTCATAACAAAATAACATCAAACTTACATAATTAGCCGGACGCTGTGCATCCACTTTAATGTCAATAGGCTTATTTTCAATAATCATAGTTCATTAATTTTTAGTTATTCATCCACAAAAGTAGATAATATTTGTATGTAATACAATAAATAAATAAAAATTTTATTTTTTAATTTTATACGATTGTATCTTTATCTTATCTTTAAAACAATCAGATGTTGCAGTAATTTTACTAATATAATGATTCCGGAATCCTATTGTACTATATCCGAATTCTTTTCTTTTCCTAAAATTATACCAATATATAATATCTCTATAGTCTATTATAGTTATATTTATATCAAAATCTAAAGAATCTATAGTAAGATATAATTTCTCATTATTAATTTTCAGAGTTTCATGTAATGTAATACAATCAATAGATTTAATTATCGGAATACAAGTATCTTTTATTATTTCAATATTATTTAATATAGTATCTCTAATTACTTTAGTTGTGTTTATATTAGCTTTAATTACATTGTCTAATTGTTTAATCTTTAAATCTTTTTTCTCTAATTCCGATTTAAGTAAAGAATCCTTTGATAAAATTATTCTTTTAAATTGTTTCTCTGTTACGATATGTACTTGTTGAAGAGAATCTATTGTACATAATTCTGAGGTATGAATATCTTTTAAATCTCTAATTTCTCTAGATTGTTTATCTACTAGTTTTATTAAATATATTAAGGATATGATAAAGATTCCTAATGTAATATATTTAATTAGTATTGTTTTCATTATTATTAGATTTATTTATATTCTTTCTCCATATAGATGTAATAGTGTCAGCTCCTAATAGAGTAGTACTACATATGAAGAGCATATCTACTATTTCTGGGGATTCTATTACTTTTATTGTGCACCATATACATATAAATAAACAAACTATCCACCCAAAAAATCCACATACTCTCTTAGAACTTAATCCTGAATGAGCTGTGAACATCTTAATAAAGAAATTGTTACAGTTCATCTTATTTATTTAATAAAGTATTTAATTTAGACAGTATAAGAGTTAATAATTCATTATTCTCTTTTACATAATCTAATATACATAATATTTGTTGGGATTGGGGACATTTATCACATCCTTTACATTCCCTTAAAGAATCTTCCATATTATTAAGCGTCTATTGTTAAATATTCTATAATCATTCTAGGATTATTGTAATCTATATTACCTTCTTGTATACCTCCGATTTGTAGTCCAATAGAATCTAATGGGATAGCATTAACATTTCCAAAATCCCATAAAAGTGCTCTTATACTATTTGATTCATTGATATGATATAACTTATTATTTATATATTCTATTGCGAAAATATTAGCTTTTCCCATATCTCCTCCATATATTATAGGATGATTAATTGGATCAGCATTTCCATTAACGTCTTGTACTACTATTTTAATTGTTGGGTTAGTAGTATCTGTACTTCTTAATATACTTAAATACTTTCTATCATTAGTATCTGATACTAAAAGAGTTAACAAACAATTATAAGAATTTTCAGAACTTCCAATAGCAGTAATAGTATATCTAAAAGAAACTCTCCAATTATTTTTTCGATTCTCGAATAGATTAGCTATTAATATAGATGAATAATCTTTCATAAACATAGCTCCAGTTCTACTATGCGAAATTGCTCCTACTTTTCGAATAATTGAAGTAACAGAAGATGTAGTTGTATTAGATGCTCCATTATATAAAAAGATCCGAGATAATATTTTAATTATATCATCATCTGCTGGAAAATCATATAAACTATAACTACTAAGTGGAGTAGGATCGGCTCCAGAAAGAATAGCTTCATCTTTATGTATAAAATTCATATTTGTACTACTAGAAGATCCTAATCTATTAGCAGCATCTTTAAGAGTTAAAAAATCCTTACTCATATTTTTAAGTTTTAGTTCCGAATACTATCCAATCTATAGTTTTTGGATCCTTTCCTCCACTATATAATCCTATATACGTCTCTGTTACACCCATAACATTACAAGAATACCCAGCTTCATCATTTCCCCGAAATGAACATACAGCAGTTCTTGGTACATAATCTCCTCGTAACGATACTCTAGTTTCAGTATATCCCTCACATAAAGTACTTCCCATCTCAAATACCAAAGGACCTAATGTCATGACTATATGACCTGGTCTAATTATATCACGTTGAGTCTCTAATATATTATCTAATTCTGTTATAAATTCCGCCATAATTGATTATTTACTGATAATCCTATTATTAAAAATGTTACAGTTTTATCATCTTTCCCCCCAAGAAAAAATGTTACTCCTGTACCATTTAAACTAGTTATACTTATAGTATATCCTTTTTCATCATTATTTTTTAATGAAACCATCCCGGTAATTATCCCACTAAATCCTTTTAATGGTACGGAAACAACATCATATCCAGGACAAGTAGTAGTTCCATAAGCGATTCGTAGTCCTTTATAGTTTATATATGTAACAGGATCTACCGTTTCCACGGAATAGTCCTCTAAATTATCTTCTGTTAAAAATTCAGCCATATTTAATCACTTTCTCCTATTATTAAATAATAAAATTCTTTAGGATCTTTCCCTCCGAGTATGAAAGTAGCCGAGGTATTAGTATAAGAGGATAAATTTACTGTATAACCTGCTTCATTATTATTTTTTAAACAACAGAATACTCCATATACTGATTTAAATCCGGAATAGGTAATTGTTATACCTCTACTAGTTATAGAAGAATATCCTCCAACCATTCTGAGTCCTAAACCTTCAATTCCTCCAGATCCAGTAGAATCTAAAGCTCTATCGTTTACAGTTAGATATTCTGCCATATTATATTATTTTAGCCCTTTGTTTTAATCGATGTATATCATCTTCTAAAGATTCGATTTTGTCTTTTATTATATTTAATTCTAAGGAATCTTTTTTAATAAAGATTCTATGTAAAAATGTTTTAATTTTATTTAACATATTAATTTAATTAATATCCTATAGCTAACCAAAAAAATTCACTTCTGGTATTTACTGGAGGAGTTCCTACTAATTCTACTGTACATGAGGAATTTGTGAAGGATTTGATGGTTAAAACATCTCCTTTAGACCAATAACCATAATAGTTATTAGGAGTGAGTTGCACTACACAGCATTTAGTAGGAAATGTTTTTGGATACGATACTGTTGCAGTCATACTTCCAGTATTAAAGTTACTAAGTCCTGACTGAATTAATATCCCCCCCCCTTGTAAGATATCTGCTCTTGTAGGAGCTGCTTTAGAAAATATATTATTTAAATTATCCTTTGTTATAAATTCTTTTGCCATATTTAAAATATTGTTGTGTAAGTATTTCCTTTTTGATTTAAAGTTGTTCCGTAAAGAGTTCCTTTATAATCTATGATCTCCAGTTGTGGATTATTTGTGTTTAAAACTCCTAAAATCTCTCCGGTGTAGATATCCATAAATCTGTAATTAGGCGAATTAGATCCGGCTGATACTTGCAGGCATAATCTTCCATTATATCTTATCGCTCTTGCAAAATAGCCGTTATTCATTGAACTGGTACCAAATGGTACAGGTTTGAGTGATGAGGAAGACAGCGGGTCCCAATAATTATGTATACCTATAGTTCTTCCTGACTGTTCAGTCATTACAAGAGAAGAGTATGTCGCTTCGTCTGATGACAGAGGTGTCATGTCCAGCATCCATAGATAGCAAGTAGGAGATACATCAGCCCCCTTTGTATAACTAACACTACCATTTGTACTGTTAACCTTGATAGCAGCCATATATCTGTAAGTATCGGAGGCATTAAAATAAGCTTCATGGACATTTCCATTTCTTCTAACAAACCCGAAACTTCTCGGATACTTAAAGGTAGATCCTGTATAGGAACCTATAGGATTTAATCTTCCATTCCCTATCCTATACACTCTGTACTGAGTTGTGGAATTGGAAGAACTTCCTGCACTACAAAATAAATAATCCCCTGACAGAGCGACAGTGTGAATAGCATTCCAGTAAAGAGTGGTATTTGTGCCAAGAGATATAGGAGCTGTTATGATTTGTCCGTCAATTACCACTCCGAATGTGATATTATTAAGATCCGTGCTAAAGCTAAAAGGTATTCTGGAATCAGATCTGTTTGACACAATACCTATACGGCAATATCCATTTCTCGGAGAAATATAAGTATTTAATGTTTGTATATTATCAATTTGCTTCTGTACTTTCGATAGAGGTATGAATTCCATAGAAGAATACGAAGTTAATAAATCCTCTCTTGCTCCTCCGGAGATTGCCTGAATTTTAGCTACAAATTCAGTCCCCCCCCCACCTCCACCTATAGAAGATCCTAAAATATTATTTGTTTGTGCTATAGTAGCAAAGTCTTCTACTTCAATTTCTTTGTTTCCTGCCATAAATTCTTTAAATTATTTAATTCCTGTTCCAAATATTTAATCCTTTCCTCAAAGGCTTCTTTTTCTATTTCCCTTAATCGATGCTCTTCCTTAAATGCTTCCTGTAAAATTATAGGATATCTTTCATATGAAAAGGTTAATATTGAGTTATGTAATTCTCTAGTTAATTCTGGATAGTATTTATTCCAGTATTGAGCAGAAGTCCCAATAGATATATCCTTTTCATCCATCCAATTATATTTAAATCCAGGAGAATTTAATACTAAAGATAATACTCCAGTTATAGCTTCTATATTGTTTTTATATCTAATATCAGATACAGAAGTATCACCAGCTCCAGCTAAATGAGCTGTGTGTTTGGTAAATATTATCTCATCTTGACTATTAATTTTGGCCATTATTGTTTCAGGTGTTTCTCCGGAAGAATTCATTAATGTATCTACATCAGCCCTTAAACTAAGAATATTCTGTTGTAATGGAACTAAATCAGATAGATAAGATATTTCATTATCTCCCCATGTAATTCTTCTATTAAAAGTGCTAGGTATATTAAACACGTTATTAGTCCCCTCTTTATTTGGAATCCATACTCGAAAATCAGTATCCATACCTAGTATCGACCAGTTTATTTCTTTTGTAGAAGGTGCAGATAATTTAAGCATTCCGTTTATCTCACAATCTCCTTTTAATCTTATATATCTACAATACACTTTTTCAGAATAGACTCCGTATATATCAGAACCTAATAAAGTATCAAAATATATAGGATCTCTAATACCTTCTAAACACCCTAATCTTAATCTAGGAGATAAGGGTGCAACTTCATCATTTATACCTAAATAAGATTTATCTAAACATTCTCCAGTCTTAGGATTTGTTTCTCTAATACTATGTAAATATAAAGAATCTTGAGTTTTTAAATATAAAATATCCCCAACTTCTGGAAGTTTTTCTAATTCTCTCTTTCTTTCCTCATCAGTAGTTTTATCTAAATACTCTTCTAAATCCCTATCTAAAACATTCCCATCGATAGTAGCAACTATATTACATCCAGAAATTGTAAAAGTACCCTCATCATAAATCCATTCTAATTTTTCAATCTTAATTCTTCCTTTAGATATTATTTTAGTAGTAGGAATTAAAGTACTTACATCAATCCCTTCCTCAGAATTTTCTGGGATTTCTACATTATATCCATAAGAATGCTTCTCAAAATATAAATAATCTCCTATTTTTATATTATAAATCCCATTTATAGATATCTCATATTTAATAGGAATAACTTCTCCAGATTCTCCAGATTCTCCAGATTCTTCTTCATCAGGAACTATTTCAGATATACTAGATACAATTCCTTGTGGTTCAAAGAAATAATTAGTATTTAATCCTCTAGTAATAAAATCCTTCTCTTTAGATGAACTATCCCCAAACGGGCCTTTAGCAGAATTTCTCACTATTAAATTATCTACTTCTAAAGTCCATTCGGAATTTATATTCGCTAATCTATATCCAGCCATTCCCTCTATGAAATTATCAGATATTATTCCAGAATTAAGAACAGCTTTATCTTTCACATATATATTTCCATCTACCTCAAAATTATAGTTATAAGTTGGGGGATATCCTATAGATATATATTTTCCATTTATATATGTGATACCTTCTTTAGAATTAAATTTAATTCCAGAAGTATTAGTATCTAAAACTATTTCATTATTATTAACTACTATATTTAAATAATCTTGTTGATTTTTTACCTGCAACCCATTTGGACCAATTACATTAAGATCTCCGGACCCATGGAGATTATTTTCTAAATTAATAGTCACTTTATCTTTAACTACTCCTCCAGAGGATAGATTTAGATATAATTCTACTAAAGTTCCATTGTTATTATAGTAATGAACTTTATCATCTGAATTAAAATAAACAAAATCAATAGGTAAAGTTGCAGTATTATCTTGATTATTAATAATAACTTTTAAATTTCTCTGAGCAGTTCTAATCTGCTCTAGAGTAAGATCTTGATTATAATTAATAGCTAAATAATCCTCAGAATTCTCTATATCATCTCTTTTAGATAGCACTGGATATAATACTCTATTTATTTGAAAATAAATAGCATCTTCCGATTCTACAAAATACCAACCGTCAGCAGTTCCTATATCACTTTTATTCTGAACAATATTTATACTCTTATCATTACCATCAGTCTTAGATATCTTTCCGTTAGAAATAAGATCCAAGAAAGCATTTCCGAATCTAACTTTTACATTACCTTTTCCATTAAGAATTATATCGGTATCAGCAGATCCAACCATTAAATATGGCTTTCCTAGAATCTTTTCTACTTTAATAAGTTCTCCCATAAAAGTACTTTATTATATTTTACAAATATAATAATTCTAGGTAAAGAATCCAATAATTAGTATATAATAAAAAAAAAGAAGAGAATCTCTTCTCTTCTTTCATTTTAGATAGTTAATCTCTATCTTCTTTATGTTTATGTTTTAAATGCTTCATATAATGATAGAAAGCTTTTCCCTCCGGAATAGCTTTATCACGTAACCATAAATATGTAAGCTTAGCACACATTTGAATATCGTCTTTACATAAATCCTTAAATAAATGATAACAGATATTTAATGCATAATGCCAATCATGTTCATTAAAATCCTCAAACTCAACTCCGAATTTTTTAGCGACTTGTTTTGATTCCTCATATTCAAATTCAGCTTCTTTTGCTTTATAATCTTCCATAATACATTCAAGAGCTTCTTCACATAAATCTTTTGTGAAATGAGGGCCATTAATCATTTCATAGAGTTTAAATTTAATTATATGATACATTTCAGGACATTCCTCTTTTAAAGATTCCATTGTATCAATAAATTTATCCTCTAAATCTTCAAATAATTCAGAATCATCATCTTCATCATCTTCGAATAATCTAGATCTTTTATGTTTGTATTTATATTCTTCATCATCTTTCTTAAACTTCTTATTAGTTCCTACATATTCCTCATCACTTTCCTCATTCTCGTTATCTTCTCTAAATCCTCTATATTTCTTAGATTCTTTAGCTTCGTATGGATAATGTTTCTTATGGGATTTCTTTTTACTTCCCATCTCCGACATCTCCCGTAGTAATTTCTTCATTCCTTCGATTGATTCCATTGCTTATAATTTTAGTAAGTTCTTCAATTTTCTTTTCTAAAGCTAATATCCTATTATCATCAGAAGAAATTCGTCCAAGTGAAGGATTATCCCCTAATAATTCTTGTTCTACTTTTTCACATTCTTCTACTATTTTATTATATCTATCTAAAGATTTAAGTTGATTAGTAGCGTCAGTTTTCCTTACTCTGATTTCCTGTAATACATCCTCTTTAGTGATACATACAGTACGTGTATCAGCTCTAGCTATAGACATATCCCTAGTTACAGTAAATGGGAATTGAACACCATTAAATAATGCGGTAATAGTTAAACTCTGAACCGGTTGATTAATTCCGGTCTTCTGCATAAGAGTTTGGTATACATTATTTAAATTCTCTTTAGGAGGTTCATTAACAATAACTGTTTGGACTAATCCTTTTATATAAGTTAAATCCTTTTTAAATTGATTATAATCAATTAAATATAAAACATCACCTGGTTTTAATTCTCCGAAATTCATAAGATATTATTTTATTTAAATATTAAACATTACGCACCAGGAGTAGCTGCTACAGCAAACTCTAATGCTACATTTCTTGAAAATTTATTAAATGCTCCATCTGGACATCCACCACAAGTATTAGTAAACGTTTCAGCATCATTTAAAGTAGTTGTGGTAGTTATAGTAGGAAGAGTACCTACAGAAGGAGGAGTAGTTAATTCTAGAGGAATAGTTATAGTATACTTCTTCACAGTAGTTTTAAGAACTGAACAAGAAACAGGTCTATAAGTTATCGTGTGCACTAGCGAATAATTTAATAGAAACACATTAGAAGTACCTATTCTAGTTATAACAGGATCTTCGATAGTAATTGTACTGGAAAATCCTTCTCTACATATTAAAGATGGGAATCTTTCTACTATTTGGAGATAAGTAACTCCTTCATTAACGAATCCTTTATTATTTATTACACTCATAACAGTATTGTATTAAATAAGGGAGATTTCTCTCCCTTATGATGTTAATATTTAAATTAAGCAGGAGTTACAGTTGTCGAAGCCGAACATCCACACCCATTATTGCATCCATTATTATATCCATAAGGATAAGCGTGATAAGCAGGAACTGGTCTCGGAGGAATTATACATTCAAGATAATCCAATTTAGCAGTAATAGGATTAATTAAAGCCTGTAAAGCATTATATTGCTGTAAGGTCTGAACACTGTTATTCAATTCAGCATTTCTAGTTTGAAGAGCTTCGATCTTGTAATCACACATCATGTCTTTAATAGACTGGAATCCTTGGTTAATAGCTATAGTCTGTGCATCTATTTTAGATCCTACATTAGCAAAACCTTGGTTCATGTTATTATTTATATTACAAGTTTGTTCCTGACAACGTAATTGTTCCTGATAACCTAAACTAGTTAAATTTAAATTAACAGCATCTATTGATCTCTGAGTAGAGCAGCAACATTGATTAATAGCTTGTTCTATAGAACATCCAGTAGATTGAACAGTACTTAAGATAGCACTATTAGATGCACAAATCTGATTGATTATATCTTTTTGACCAAGACCTACAGTCTGACTAACTTGATTAATAGCATTCTGAATTGCGTTAGTATCACAATTTAACTGAGTAGCTAAATTCTGTACAAAATTCACATTATCTCTAGATGCAGAATTAATGGCAGTTAGTAAGTATTCATTAGATAATGCTGACTGTACTTCCGGAGTTCCAAAACCAGCACCGAATCCATTACGCCCAAAGCCACCAAAACCACCATTACAGAAAGCTAGGATAAAAATAAGCCAAACAGCCCATTGACCTCCCCAACCATCATTATTATTTCCATCTTTAGATAAAGCTAAAAAACCTGCTAAATCATTTATTCCACTACCAGACTTTCCAGCTTCTGGAATAAAATTAAAAATATTAGGCATTCCATTGCCCATTTCGGTAAAATTTGCCATAGATTAAATAAGTTTAAATTAGACATAAAAAAACTATCTTTGCGCTCCGATTGTTTTCATAGCACAAAGATAGTTAATATATGATTCATTTAAACGTATTCTCTATCTGTAGCTCACACATGTGATATTTTAATTTAAATTCTTTATCGTAATTCTTTAGATATTCACATTTATTTACAGCTCTTATTATAGTAGAGTGATGTTTATTATAAATCTTAGATAAACGATAGAAGGAGATTCCATATTTAACGTGTAAGAAATAGAATAAGATACTTCTAGCATCTGTATGAGATCTAAGCTTTCTATTATCTCTTAATTCTTCTATCGTGATATTAAATATATTAGATATTATACTTTCTAATCTGTTTATTATTTCTTCCATAGAGATCATATTTAAATTTTATATATCCCTAGTATCAATAAGTATATATAAGCTGATATGTCTATGGAACGATATTTATATTAGTAAATATAATATATAAGGTTATTATATCAATTTCTGTATTAATGAGGTTAAATCATTTAACCTAGTATTTAAAGAATCAATCTCTTCTTTAAATCTCTTCTTTTCCTCTTCTCTCAATCTATGTTCTTCCTTTAAAGCTTTTTGTAGTACTACTGTATAACGTTCGTAAGAGAAAGTTTTTGTTCCATCCTCCATCTCATGTACTAATTCCGGGATTTTATCTTCCCAATATTGTGCTGAGGTACCTATAGAGGTAGTTGTTTCATCCTTCCAGTTATATGTAAATTCTGGAGCATTGAGGACTTTATTTAAAGTATCATCTGGTAAAGAATTAAAATTAGATTTGAATCTTATATCTGATGTAGATTGTAACCCTGCTCCAGCTGAACATACTACATGCTTCGTAAAAGTAATCTCGGATTGAGAATTAATTTTTGACATGATAGTAGCAGCTGTCTCGGCACTTGGTATAGAAGGCTTGTTACTTAAATCATTATAACTTCCTGATGTAGCTACGGTAGCAAATGATGGTTTACTTGTAACTTCACTCCAAGATGGCCAACGAGTCACATAAGCTGAGGGTGCAGCCTTTAACAAAGCATCCCAAGAAGCTTGTAGATCACTAATACCAGATAAAGGATGTGTGTGGCCTGACGGAGTAAAGGTAATTGGTTTACTTGTTATCTCAGACCAAGAATAAGAAGGCTTACTTGGTGCTTTTGCCCACCCATAGACATCAGAAGCAGGCATTGAAGACGGAAAATCTGTTATCTGAGATTTGGTGTGTGTATGACTAGAGGGTGCGGCTTCAATAAGCGTTCTTACCTCAGAAGGTGTAATATCTCTAAATACTCTGCATCCATTTACTAATGTTTTATTAATACCCACAAGATGTGATGCTGTAGAAGCGGTTAATCCATTTCCCCCATAAGCAAGCTGGATGTTATTGTTACCCTTACCCGAATCCAATATATATGTTGCCGGACCCCCAGCACTGGGAGAAGCAGCATAATTATGGGTATGTGAACTAGCAGCTGCCCCAATAGCAGCAGGAGTGATATTCACAGTTTTAGGTGCATTAGGAGCATAGGTAGTATTAGTAGATCCGTTGAATTGGATGGTCAGTGAGTATATGTTATATGTATCTAAAATAGTATAGTCTGTACCATTCCTTCTATGGATCAGATTACTAGCCCCTGTACCAAATTTAACTAATCCTAGAGTATTAATGATTATATTTCTGGAGTCATAAGCATACAAGTACATATCTTCTGTACTACTAGCAGCAGCTCCTATATATCCACATCTTACATTTCCTTTATAAAAGTCCATGTAAACTTCTTTATTAGATGAGGTATTCTTTAAAGATAATACAGGACCAGCTGTTGTTCTGGTAAGAGTTCCTCCGGATAATGGTAAATAGCCAGACATGGAAGGGATCTGAGATACCTTGGCCAACTCCTCGTCATTAATAAAAACATGACCTCCAAGGGAAATTTTTAATATAGTGGGAGTTACTCCACTGTTAGAACTCTCAAGAGATAATATTCCGCTACCTTCTGATACTGTAGTTTCAAAAGTATAATTATTTCTATGTATTCTTATATAATTATAAGCATTCTGAGAAGAATCTCCTATATTCAGACTTCCTGTTAATGTACCTCCAGTAAGAGGTAAATAACCACTCAAATGAGTAGTAGTAGCTAATTCTTTCCAAGATGTATGTGCTGTAGGATCTTCCGGAGAATTAGATCCTCCTCTCACAAACCACCTATTAGTATTAAATGTACCATAAATTTGACTAGATCCATGATATGTTCCCGGAATAACAACGAGAGATCCTGCCTCTTGTGTAGGATATCCTCTATCAGTAGTAGCATTAAGAGTTTTCATTTGAGCTGCCATCATCGGAAGATGGTTAAATGAACTATTTATGCTTATAGTATCAAGATTCCTGGAAAAATTATATCCGTCAAATACTGTATATAACGTACCTCCCCTATCATGTACTAAATTAAATAATCCTGATCTTATTCTTGTAGTTCCGTGTTCAGCTCCTATATGAGTAATTTGAGTATCTTCTGTTCCTTTATTAGTAAAGATAAGAAGAGAAAAATTAGTAGCTCTGTCAACAATTCTGGTTATATTCAGGTCATTATAAATATCTACAGGAATATTATTAGATTTAATACCTCCAATATTCAAATGATTATTAGTAGTTACATATATTCCTTCAATAAAACCAGATGTCGTATTAAATAGTATTCCTTGGTTATTAGTGAATATAGGTCTCCCATCTTCTCTTATAGTCATATAACCTCTGCCACTATAAGGATAGTATTTAGAGCTAAGCTTATTTATATCTGATTTAAATGCAACTTGTTCAAACCAGTTTATTTTTCCATTATTTCCTCCACCTATAATTACACTACGATTATTACTAACAGAACTTATACTAATATACGCATGAGTATCTCCTACTGCAAATCCTATAGAAGAAGAAGTAGCGGGACCTAAACCACTATCTCCACTATTAGATCTAAATGGGACTATCCATGAAGTAGAATCATTTACTCCCCATATAGATTCTCTGAAATTATTTAAAAATAAAGTTCCAAAACTATCAGAAAGAGTATATTTTATTCTAGTAGCTTTAGGAGTCCCTATAATATTCCCCTCTAAAGTGTAATTTAATAAAAGTTCTTCTACATTTAAGTTACTAGTATCATAGACTGTGTACTCAGCACCATTCTTATAATGTTTTATATCACTGTCTCCTATAGTATGAATCGTAGTCTGTGAATTCTGATCATTTCCGGAAGTAATTATTCCAGATTTAATATTTCCATTAACATCAGTATACCCTAATCTAGTGACATAACTATTTCCGGAATTATCTATATTTAATAATGCAGTATTGCCTAAATCACCTCCTATTAAAGTTTCATAATCCCCGAAGCTTCCTAGATATAAAGAAGTACCATTAGTACTATCTCCTATAAACAAAGCCCATGCATTTTCTCCAGTATCAGTCTTATTTACTAACGCGGAAGTTGGAGAAAAATATAAAGGACCAGTTAAAGCATTTGTAGATCCAGCACTTAGAGGTAAGTAATGACCAACTAAAGATTCTACGGTAGCAAAGGGTTTTCCATCTTTGTCACAGAAACTTCCCCACATTGGAAAATTAACATGTAATGGAGTATATGTTGAATTAAGATTATATGTAACACTTCCATCAGATCCTGTAGTTTCAGTAATTTCTATAGTATTTTGTTCAATATCTGGGACATTACTACTAGAAGATATAGAGAATCCCCCATTTACATAATGTAATGTTAATTTCTTATTAGGGTCATTTGGATTAACAACTACGAGACTATCAAATCCATCTATAGAAGTAATAGCATTGGTATTACTATCCCAAGCTAAATATTTCTTATTTAAATTCCAATAATTAGCAAATACTATCTGAGATAAATCGGAGGTTCTAAATCCAGTAGGAATTATTATACTAACACTAAATCCTAATTCCAGAGAATTTGTCTTGATTAAAGAACGATCCCGAGAAGGGATAAATTGTATAGTATCACCAGCTATATCAAATGTAAAACTATCAGTACCTCCATAAAATTGACAACTTTGATCTTTAAATCCAATATATGAATCTAGAATAATAGGATTAGTAAATCCTAAGGCTTTATGTGAGCTAGTTAATATATCTAATATAGGAATTTTATAAACAGCCTCTCTTGTCAAAGTAACTCTTGGAGATATAACAAGATTCCATGCATTTGATGCTTTAAGCCCTGCAATATCAAAATTCCCATTTTGGGTTGATAATTTAACTTGATTATCAACATCATCAATACCAGAAAAAAAATCTAATCCTCCTTTATCAGTATATACAGCATTTAAGGCTTTGATTGTTTTTTTATCCGAATCGTATTGTAAAAACATTCTATCTGATATATCAGGATCGATAAAAGCTACTTCGTATCCATCATCTCTTTTAAAAGCTGGAGCCCAAATTTCTTTATCAAATACATATTTAGTAGCAGAAGGACTAGATTTAAATAAAATATCATCTAAAACCCTTAAACTTAAATATTTATCATTAGTATCTCCATATTGTAGATATAAATCATTATCAACTCTTTTAAATATAAGATCAGTATCTTTCTCAGATAAATTCTGTAACGCAAATCTTAACGCTAATTGAATTGGAACCGTGCTAGTAGTTTGTGCTCTTTTAAATGTAGAATTCCAGGTTAAGAAAGCACCATCTACCATATCAGGTTCATTATCTCGAAGCATTAAAGGGAATTGATTTCCCTCAGTACCACATTTAAATCTATCATCAGATTCATCAAAGATAATAAAATAATTCGGAAGTTTTCCTCTATCAATCTCCAATCCAGAGATTCCTTTAGTAACTCCTTCTCCTTGTTCCCCACTATTTAAAGTAAGAATATTATCAGTTACTTTTACTTCTTCTGTATCTATAATGAAAGCACTTCCACCAAATACTATATCCTCTTTAATAGTTAAATTTCTAACTATTAAATCTCCATATTCTGTATCCTCCCCATTCCTAACACTAAATCCCTCTTTCTCATTCTTTAGTATCTGATCTCCTACTTTCCATGTTTTAGATGGTGTTCCTTCATATGTAAGAGGAGTTCCATTAACATCCTTTAATCCTTGTATTACATTGAAATCTGTTGAAGTAATAGATCCAGCAATGGTAGATGTAGCCATTGGGAGAGAATAATATTTATCTTCGTAGGTATTTAAAAAGGGATTATATGACTGATAATGTATAATAGCCTGAGTTGCAGATGTTGTATCAGTATCTATTAAATCTGTTAGATATTTAACTACATTATCTAGTTTCCCTTTATCAGATGAAGACATTACTCCCGCTTTTTCCGAAGTGGCAGATTTAAATACTATCTGTACTGGTTCTTCTACTCCAGTTTGTGGGTTATTAGTAACTAAATTTAATATAACAGAATTAGAGTTGTATGTATTGTCAGATACAGCCTGAACAATAGAAGAAATATTTCCTAATTTATTCTTTTCCATTGCTGTGATTAATCCAGCAGTGGATGAGGTAGCAGCATCTAATACTAAATATTTAGACGTTACTTTTTTAGATATAGGATCATATATAGGAAATATTATTTGTAGATCTTGTCCAGTATATTCTTTAGTAGGATCTCCTGTGTAATAACTCTTTAGCGAATCTATATAATCCTTATATTTAGGAGACATTAATCCGGATATCGCAGAAGATACATCTGGGAAGCTGAGTATTTTAGAACTCGATTCTCCAATAGTAGGATCTTTAGTAGTCACTTTAAGAGAAGCTCTATTATTAGCCTCAGCATACTCTACATTTTCTACATAATCAAAGATTTGATTTATTTTAAATATCTGAGAAGTATCTAGTAAATCTTTTCCAGGGGCAACATCTACTTTTTTATTTAATAACTCCTGTACTTCTTCTTTCGTGTAAATATTATTCGTGACAGTATTTAATAATCTAGAGAGATTTAAACAAGCCTCTTTAGACATTAAACCATTCTGATTTATATTCGCCTCTCGAATTGGTAAAGATTTAGTTCCATCACTACTAACTATATCTAATACTAAAGTATCAGCTCCGGAAAAAGATATCTCTTTTACATATTTAGTAATTGAATCTAATTTAGTTTTATCTTCTTTACTAAATAATCCAGGAGTAGTTTGTGTGGCAACTGGAAGTGTGACACCATCTCCGGAAGAATTTAATATCTGAATATTATCCGGATTTATTTTCATACTTAAATGGATAGTAGAAATATCTACCAAAGCTCCATCATTATATCTATATTCTGTAGAGTCTTTTTTATTAAAAAACTCATATCCATCTTTTAATTGTACTCTATCCCAATATTTAAGAGTATTTCTCCAAGTACAGTGATAATATTTATCCCCTACTCTTAATATATAAGATATCCCATCCTTCGCGCTACCTGGGATATTATCTACTATATCCTCTACCGGACTTAAATGAGTAGGTTCTGATACATCATTTAATTGAAGAATGTCTGTGGATATAATAACATCCGGAGATTGTTTAATAACAAGTTTTTTGGTAATAGGATTAAATTCTATTTCCTTAATTCTAAAATCCTCTACCCTTTTATCAAAACAAGATTCAGGTGTTATATTATATACCTTACTTTCACATCCACTGGAATTTTGTGCTTTGGTAATCATTATTTAAAAAATATTCAATGATAGAATTAAATAGCAAATCTTTTACGCAATCTATTTCATTATATTTAAGGAATAAAACTTCTTCAACTATAAAACTTTCATCTATATAATTACCATACTGATATTCTTCTATTAAGGAGTGGTAATCCTTAATTGTTTTTTCTAGTAATTGATCTATTTTATTCATATGTTATATATTAAATTTATTATTCTATTTAATTCTAAATTTTATTTCCACTCTTCTGGAATATTTGATATACCAGAACAATCTTTAAAACAATTGATAAAAAATTTAGCATCTGTACAATATGTAAATAAATCCTCTGGTATAAAAGATAATTTTCTACATCGTTCAAAACAACTCTCAAAACTAGTAGCTTTTGTACAGTTGTATAAAAGTCTATTAGGAATAAAATTTAGAGAGGAACATCCAAAGAAGCAATAAGAGAAGATTCTAACATTATAACAATTTCTAAATAAATCTTCTGGTATAGATTGTAGATTTTCACATTCGTAAAAGCAATATTCGAAAGAATTTAATTCATTATTAATTTTTACTGCTATTTTATGTTCTCCTATATCTTTAAAAGTAATATATACTTTTTCTGTTTGATTATGTAACAAATCTCTTCCTTTAGAATCTATTATATATTTAAAATACCAACCTCTACTAGTTAATAATACTTTCTGGTTTGGATATTCTGTTTTATAAGTTAAAATAGTTGCATCTTCCGGAATAGAAGTATAAGAATCTTCACATTTACAACTTTGTGATCCTAGTATAGTAACCACTTCTGATTTCTTCATTACTTTCTACAATTACAAGAACTAGATCCAGTAGAGTATTTAATATAATCATTACTACAAAATCCTCCACAAACCTGAATCTCTTCTATAATTCTCTCAGCTTCGTAATAACTACATTTATCTATTAATCTATGGATCAATTCTAAAGCTATAAATACCATATTCCTATCTCTAAATACTTGAGAAATATTATTATCATTTTTTATATTACATCTAGTATACAATTTATTATAATAGATATATTTTAATTTATTCTCATAACAATATTCTAAATTCCCTAAAAGAAATGTCTCTTCTTCAATCCCTATTATATTAGAGTTAGATTGATTACTATATAAATCCATTATAGATACTTTCTTTTCAGTATAACTTCCGGATATAATAGTTATTTCATAGATCTCTACTTCTCCATTTGAAAGTTCTTTCGCGGAATAGAATATTTCCCCTTCCATATTTAAACTAGATGGAGATACTCCATGAACCCATTCGTAATTAGGTAATGCTAAATGATCTATTATATGCCATCCATCTATTTTAGTAGAATAATTTAATTTATAATCAGTATATTCTTGATCTGAATGACATACATAATAAAAATCTGATACTTTAGGATTATCTATAGTATTTAGAGTAATTAAATCAATAAATACAATATCTTTTGTTCTTAAATAATTAGCTGATATCTGAGATACTTCTGGATAGATACTACTAGTACTTATACTAGTAGTATCCTTTAATGTAAATCCAGATATTCCATATTCAGTTAATGAAATGCTTAAATTTAATGAAATATTTTTCATTTTCCAAAATTTACTTCGTTATTTCTAGGATTGTTATCAAATAATTGTGCCCATTCAATATTAGCTTTCTTTTCTTCGATTTTATTTCTCTCTTTATCATTCTCATCTTTAGATTTAGCAGTAAACCATTTAATAGAGGAATCTTGTTCTTTTTGTTTTAGATTTTCTACTTCTTTAATAGATTTTTGCAATTCCTCTTGAAGTTGCTGTATCTGTTGTTGAGCTTCTTTAAGAGCTTGATCATATTGCTGTATCTGCTGTTGAGCTTGTTGTATTTGATTATTCTCCTCTTTTTGACGTTTAATTGCGTCTAATGTTATTTGTTTATATTCTGTGATACTCTTACATCCAATAGCTTGTACTAATACATCAGCTGTTAATTGTCCCGATTTAATTAACTCAAGATTATATGCTTTTATAGTTTCTAAGTCTTGTAAAGCGGATTGAGTATCAGCAATATTTATATCAAAGTCTGTTACTGTATAATGTTCTGGAAGTGCTGTGAAAATAGCTTTTTGTTTCTCTCCAAGAATTATAGTTCCTTGAAATCCATCTTTATATACTACTTTAGCTATATTTAAACTATCTAAGAATAATTCTCTTAAAGCTAATGCCATGTTAGAGAAGTATATTTTTGTGACAATTAGTGATTGATTAATTCCGGTTCTAACATTAGTAACAGCATCTCTAGTTTCAACTCCTCCAATAGCTTCTCTAAATGCTCCTGTTATATTAGATGCGAGTTGTTCTATTTTTTCTATAGCTAAATCTAGAGCTTGCATTGATTGGTAGGATAAACTCATATCATATGTATTAAATACAGCATTTGGCATAGATTGTCCAGCCTCACTTTGGGAAGTATCTAATGCTGCGAATCCTTGTTTTACATACGCCATGAATTTAAGTAATCTGTTTGTTTCATCTTCCTCATCTAAGAATGTAGGGATTTTAGAGAAATCTACTGCAATACCTTTTGTCCCACTTACCGCAATGGCATTATTTCTGAGGAAGAATAAGATATTATACATCATTTATGTTCAATGTGGTTCGTTACTCCACATCCGGGAATTTACCCAGCTATATGTTTCCATATAGATCAGACTATATCATACATAATTGATCTAGTATAAGGTCTAAAAGATTTTTAGAAAAACATTCAGTTGATGTTTCATGTTCCCAATGTTTAGGCAAATATAAATTATTTTTAATTAGTCTTTTTAATTTAGTTTCTAATGTTTTACAATCTATAGGATTTTCAAAAGAAATAGTTTTAATTACTTCTATTTCATAGCCAAGATTTTTATATTCTTTAAATCTTCTAATTTGTCCGTTTTCTAAAGTATAAGATATTCCTAATTTATAAAAACTTTCTTCTTCATTATATAATCTTATAAGATAAAATGTATCACTACATTTCCAGTTTTTACATTTTGGACATCCTCTACCCATAAATATGTAATCATTATCTATAGATACTTCTCCGTGTTCTGGACATATTAAAATAGATTTACCTCCGTGTCTACTAGTTTCAGTAATTTTAAAATCATACTTATCCCCATAAATAAATTTAAGTTGATTGTAAAAGTACTGTTTTCTATCAATAGCTGCCTCAATTGTAGGCATAAATCCTTTAGATATCAAATTTCCAGGAGTTACAGAAACTAAACCAAATTGTGTTTCAAATAGCATTTTTGAGTTCATGCCACTATATTCAGATGCAGGCTTTATATTATTATATATATGCTCTTGTTTTTCTTTCAATAGATTCATGAAATATTCAGTTTTGTTTATAGCTGCCTTTATTCCCGGAGTATAAAGTAAAACTTGTTTTGCTGTATTAAATGACATTACTCCATATTTGTCCTTTACTAAGATTGGTTTAGAAAGTCCTTTAAACCTACTTACTACTTCGATATCTTTATTATATAAAGACTCTACTTCCTTTTTAAATTGTTCTTCTGTGTACTTCATTCTTTTTCAAATTACTTATTAAATTATGTTTCCGTGCTTCGAACTCACTTGAGTCCTATAATTAGTCGTTGAACCTTCCTTTAAAATATTTAAAGGCTCGGCTGCTGATTAGCATAGATAAACTATCCTTAGCTTCCCAGCAATTCTCGGAATTTACCCAGGACCTGTATATTAATCCTGCAAATCTGCTGTAGCTAATACTAAACTAAACGGGATATTTTGTCTCGTTGTCATAAATAACCCATTAACAGATAATGTACATTCCTTAGGATTATCCATAGATCTAACTACATTTAAATCCACATCCCTAACAATATAAATATCACTAGCAATTTTAACTACAGAGTATCTATGCATTACACCATCTTTTCCTGTCTCTATATATTCTACCTCATATACAGTAATTAATCTATTATTATATCCATACATTCCAGTATTCCCATCCCAAACAGGAGTTACTTCTAGTCCCCCTAATATTCCGGTAGCAAATTCTGAATCTTCTGTAGTAGCAGCATTTATCGGACCAGTAGATCTAATTATATATTTCTGATTATCAGTATAATACGATTTCTCTAATTCATCTCTTAACTTAGTTTTATCTGATTCAGTTAATTCTGAATTATATTTAGATAAGATCTGATCTACTGTCATATAATATCTACATACAGCTCTAGGAGATTTATTTAAATAATAACTATTAGGATTTTTCTCCACAAAAGTATTAATAGGATTTAATCCTTCTATATCCACATTATTCCCACTTCTAGAAGGTTGTGTTTTAAAATAAAGTGTTCCGGAGATTAATAAATCCGTCATTAATAATCTAGCTTTTATATCTAAATCAATACTTTTAGATTGAGATAAATATGTTATAATATTCTGTGCTGCTATTTCATATTCAGAAATAAAATTTTTATCTATATCTTCCTTTAATAATTGTAAAGATTTTTCAGTTAGAGGATCTTTTGTTATAGGAGTATTCTGATCTCCGAATTTAGAGAGAATAGTATTATATAAATTACTCATATATAATTCCCTAACTCCATCTAATACTTTAAGCTGTCTCTCTCTATTTATTAAAGATAATGTCTTTTGATCTTTACATGTAATTTGCATATTTAATGGAGCATCTAGAAACTTTCCGACTAAATAATCTATGTGCTTTTTTATAAGTGGTATAAATTGTATTTGTGTCGGAGTTCCTATTCCATAATTTTCTTCGAAATGCTTATATTGATCTAAATCCATCTTCCCGTGATAGTAGTTATAAGCTTTTCTTATTGCTACTTTATCATATACGAGATCAGAAATAGCTTGGTTAGCCTTCTGAATTTGATAGTCTTTTGATCCTCGTTTGTACTCGACGCTCATCCAAATCAATTTTTTGTCCTACGAAGTATCTAGTTAGATTTAAACCTCGAAGGTGTAATTCTTTCTTTATTTTTTCTAAAAACTTCTCTTTACTATCACATTGGATATATATACATAAAGGAGTTAAGTAATCTTCTGTTATATACATTTTAAGTATATAACCATCCTCTGTTTTAATTATATCCATTGATTTATTATATATCGCTCCATATAATTCTAATATGTATTCTTTAATCATACATATTAAATATTCTTTTTCAGTCGTATTAATCATATACTGAATCTGTTCTAGATATTAATACTTTTAAATCCTCAGGAATTCCATCATCTGTAGGTATTTTTCCAAAATGTTTTACTCCATTAGAATCATAATAATATCCTATTTTACTTATTTTAATTTTTTTCTTCTTCTCACCAATTCCTCCTAGTAATCTTAGTTCTTGATCGCCCATTTCACACCATATTTGTTATCTATAAGGCTTTTTATCCTTATATTCTTATAATTTCTTATAAGTTCAGCATATATTTTCATCCTATATTTAAATAGGATGTTCCGCACTCGTGGAAGGATTATTACTCTCTTAACGTTCACCTTCTATGCGTTACAGTGGTCAGAGATGATCTGACTTACCTCGGTATTAACATAATAATTAAATTTATCATATTTTCTTTGTAAATAGAAATTTGAATTTGTATATAATAAATTTAATTATCTTAGCCTTCACCGATTTTGCGGAATTATTTTATTACCTTAAATTTCTTTAAGGAGGGACATGCAAGGTCTATCCCCATTGCAGCGATAATATCAAACTTCCTCTTATTCTCATAAGAATAATCCTTTAACTCATTTAACATCTCTATACAATCAATTCTATCCCAGAATTCATTAACATAATCCTGAATAAGTTCAAGATAATACTCAATAACTCTTTTTGAGGGATAAATACCGTACATACTAGAATTTAAAGATTTCTTCTTAGATACATCTGTACTATTCGTAGATTGTAATTTTTTCATCAATAAATATTGTTTTCCTTTATCCTGAAAATAACTTACAATAGCTGTTCTGGAACTTTCTAATACTGCTTTTGCTCCATACCATTCCAGTAATAGAATTGTCTGATTATAAGCTGTTCTAATATTCTCAGGTCTATCTTTATATATAGCTACATATTTATTTCCATCAAGTCCATAATTCCTCTTCTTTATAACCAAACAGAAATCAGATGTATCCTTCTGTCCAGTAGACTGATCAATACCTTGGTCAATAGAGTCAATTCCAGCAACATAAAGATTAGGTATTAAATCTCCATTCTCATCTCTTATAGGCTCTTCAAATATTTTAACTTTACCATTAGGAGAAGAGATGAATTTAATATTATCTCTACCTCCATCTGTAGCTAAAGCAAGTATACCAATTTTTGGTTTTATTCCGTAGCCATGAACTTCTATATCTGTTAATCTTTGTGCGATTAAATTCTGATTGAACATATTATCTCCTTTCCTAGATAAAGCTTCTTGGAAAGTCCAACAATACTCTGCACAATGTACCATATAAGCAAAGGGATCATTTGAGTATCTTTGACGTTCAATCATTAAAAATTCTTCTGCTTTCTTACGTATTGTAACTCCTCGATTATCTATTATCCCAGGTTGCATTACTATGGCAGTAGATGGGATAAAGTATGCTGTATAGACTGTACGATTATCTGAGGAGTGATTATGTTTATATGGTAAGATTCCGAAGGAAATTGGATCAAGAAACATCCGTTCTAGTCCTTCTAAAGATGGACCACTATCTCCCACTTTGTTATCTCTAGAGCTTTTTATCTCTAGATTCTTACACTTCTTAATTTATGTAAGGTCAGCATATATTTTCATCTGTTCTAGATGTCGAACACTCGTGGTAGGATTATATTTATTCACCTACTATGCGTTACAGTATCAATTAACCTTTCGCAATTTAATTGATTACCTCGGGATTGGCATCACAGCTTTCCCCGATTTTGCTCGATTTTCTCAATGAAGATTCCTCTTCAAGCCGGCAAAATTTTATATTTTCTTTCTAAATAAATACTGGAATATTTACCGGTACCATAACCAATCTTAAATCCAACTCTTTGTCCAATTACCTTAATAAGAGCATCTCCTTGAATCCATTTCTTAATCAACTCGGGGTCAGAACCACATTCTTCGTATATAAGTAATTCACATCGATCACCTCTGACTTTAGAAGGTTTATCTGCTACGATACCTGTTATCATAGATTTAAATCCGGATTCATTACCTTCTCTATCCTTCTTTGATGCTCTTTTTTGGACCATAGTATTTATCGCTTGGCGTAAATGCTTAAATCCATTCTCTGTTTCTGTATTTAAATAATCCAATTGTACCCAGCATTTCTCTAATGTCTTAGCTAAGAAATCACTAGTTGCTGCGGTATATATAGATTGAGACTCTGGTTCACATGTATACATTGCAACTCCATTATTTGCTCCCATTTCACTAAATCCTAATCCTCGTCCCTTTAAAACAAGAGCATCTTTATTTGTTTTCCTACATAATTCCAGATAATGAAAATATTCATATTGTTTTGCTAGAAACATTGGAAAAGATGTAGCACGTTTACCTTTTTTTGTTCCTCCTGTATCTAATATAATCGGAGTTTGCATTCGATAGAAATTTAAATAAAAATAATTCCATCCAGTTATAGTATACCCATGTGAAGTATAGCCCTCAGTACATCTTCTGAATCTCTCATCCCAGAAATTATTATATGCAGGACCTTTATAAGCATACATCTCATACTTCCCTGTAGCTTCTTTAGTCATTGCATCTTCTCTGAACCAATCAGGATTAAAATCTAATCCTTGTGTTTCTGTTATAGGTCTATACCCAGTAAGTTCATACGAAAGTTCGGGATCAAAGAAATCTACTGGATCTCCTATTTTAACATCCCAATCAGTAAATGCTTCTGATTGTTCTAGAGCTTTAGTCTTTAATTTACTATATAAATAATCATCTATTTCAACTTCATCTCTAGCAATTTTATAGTTAGATAAATCTTTAGATATATAAGAATTATCATATAATTTCTGCTCTTCCGATTCCTCTTCTTTTAACTTTTCGGGGGTATCATAGGTACTAAGATCTCTTACTATTGTTTCAGTATCTAAAGAATTTAAAAGTTCCTTTGTAGTAGGTTTCTTTTTTACAACTCTTTTAGGTTTTTCTGGTTCGGAATCTACTTTTTTAGGAATATCTTTCTTTGCCTTTACTTTAGATACATTACCTTTTGCTCCATATGTAATTTTCCTAGCCATATTTAATCTCTATATCCAGGTTCATAATCCCCTTTTATTTTAGATTGTTTTTCAATATCTTTTTTATATCTCTCCTCAGCAGCTCTAACCTCATCTAAAAGAGGACCTATCCCTTTAGCTTCTGCGATTACATCTTTAGCTTTATATCTTAGTTGTCCTGTCTCATCATTTACATCACTTAAATCTACTAAATCATTAAAGTATATCGTTAATTTATCTATCACAGTATATACAGATTTAAGCAATTTATATGTTCTAAAAGAATCTCTCAATTCCTCATATTTTCTACAAGCTGTTCTAAATAAAGGATCGGAAAATTCCTCATCTGTTATAGATGCTTGTCTTCTTGCTTCTTTATTTCTATTCTGTTCAGAGAAATCGCATATAGGAGATTGCCAATCTAACATTAAATAAATATATTTAAATTCCCTAAACGCTCGTAATTTAAACCTTCCAGCAGGATCTTCTGGACATTTATTTCTCTCAGACTCCATTAAATCATTAAATTCTTTAAGTAATAGAATCTCCTCCTTATTTAATTCTAAGGATCCGGTTTGATTATTATAATTAAAAAACTTTACCATAGTACATATCCATATTTAGCAAGAAAGAGTGATATAAATAAGGAGATTACTTATATCACTCTTCATATCATACCTTTTCTAAATCTTTAGTCGAGAATACTCCTTCGCACATATCTCGATTAGAATTAAACCATACACACCTCATTCCAAGAAATGAAATTTCATTTTCTGATGAATCTACAACTTTTTCCACTATAAGCATTTTAGGCTTAAATGGCATATCGTGTTTTAATTGAACCAAATCTCCTGGTTTTAGAAATATTTTAGGTTCTTGATATTTAAGACAATTCTTCATGGTTATTAATTTTCTTAGAACTACAAGCTAATACATTTTGCTCTTGAATAATCCATAAAACAGTATCTCCAGTTCCGTCAGTATCAATTGGGAGATCTCTTTCACTATTAGCTATATACATTATATCCATTCCCGGGGTAACTGTTTTACAATCAGGACCTACATCTATTACACTACCTACAGAAATAAAGCGTTCATTCCAAATATCTATATCTTCTCCAGAACGAGGATCATGTTTAACGTCCCGTTTTAATATAATTCCTCCCTTAGATTTAGGATTTTCATAAGGACTAGCAGGATATTTAGAGAAGATTAAATAAGTTCCCATTGGTTTAATTTCCCAATTATTTACTTTATCCTCAAAAAACTCTACTTGTTTCTGGAGTTCTTCGTCAGAGACATTTTTTATTTTCTCATCGATTCCTATCGATTTAAGAGCTTTGTCAGTATTTAATTCTGACCTAACATTCTCCGGAACATATAATCCGGAATAATCATTTTTCATTACTTTTCCCATATACATTTAAATTTAACATAAAACATTTACCATTTATTTAATACACAATGATTATTTTTATTTCTTGTCTTTGCCATTAGTCTACATCCACATCCTTTAACCCATCCAACCATTTCTACATCAGATACCTGACCAGTACGAGGATTTATCCATAATTTAGGATCACAATAGCCTCCATATTTTTCTGAATATAAAGGACATTCTTTACATATCTCTAATCTTTTTAAATATAATTTTTCATTTATATTTAAAAATTCCTTTGCGTGTCCTGATAATATATCTTTAATACTCATGATATTTAAAATATTATAGGTTTATTTTCTTCTTCATATTTCCGGAGAATTAACTGCTTTTTATAGTATTTAAGTATCTTCTCTATATCAGATTTTAAATATTCTAGAACATACTCATTAACTTCACCATCGTGAGTAAAGTGAACAATTCTTAGCTCATCAATAATTAAATCCGGATTTTGTTTTTGAAGCATCCATGCGTAAAGAGATAATTGAAGAGTATAATGTAAGAAGTTACAATCCATTATATTATTTAAAGGATATTTCATCATTTGATACTTCTTCTTTTTAGGATCAAAATAGGATTTTTGTTTTAATTTCTTATTAGTCTTCCAGTCCCATACTTTGATATGATTTCCATTTTTAATAATTAAATCAGATTGTCCAGCAATACGTAACATTCCTTCTGGATCTATATAAGAAATTAACATTTCCGGTATAATTCCTGTATCTATATCTAAATTATGATGATTTTTATATACAGGAATAGTTCCTCCTAAATTAAATCTCTTAATCATTTTCTCAGCATGATTATAAAATCCAGTTTCTTGTTCTGCATGTATCTCAGTACCATACTCACAAGCTATCCTATTTGTTTCTCCCCAATCTTTTACATATTTATTACAAGTTTCTTCAAATACTTCTTTTGTAATACTATCTGGAATATAAGAATCATCCCATTTTTTAGTATTTAATAAAGAACTCTTTACATTAATAAAATCATTTCCCATTAACTCTTCTAACGCCTTATACTTCTTCCAAAAATCTGAATCAAACTTATTCTCGAACTCTCCAATTAAAGTAGTTACAGAAATAAATTTTTTTCCTTCTCCTACTCCCTTTTTACCTACATACACATGTTTCTCATCATTGTATGTAACATCATCGTTTTCCTTATCGACGATTAAATCATTACCATCGAAGGAGAAGTATTTAACATCTCCTTCATTCATACTCATAGTCATAATATATAAATTTTAATTTCCTTTCACTATAGCTAAATCTATTATAGCTCTTGCACAAGTTGTTATATAATAAAACATTTGATCATGCGAAAATGGGGATTTTTTTGAATAACTTATTCCAATAAATCCTCTGGGAGTTCCATCAATTTCTATTAAATAAAGAAATACTTGTTTAGCTCCATTCTGTTTTAACATTGTATATAAAATCGGATCTGATTCTTTAATATTCTCTATATCTAATAGATTATATACTTTCTTTTCGTTAAGTTCTACATTAAATCTAAAATTATCAGTACTTTGTTGTTGATATTGCTGTTTAATTCCCGCTACTCCAGAAGCATTTTGTTCATTCCTCATTGTGAAGTATGTAAAAAGATTTCCGCTTAATGAAGTTAAACTATTACCATATTCACAGAAAAATGCCCTATCAGCTTTAAGAGTTTGTTGAAGTTTGCGTAATTCATTATCTATTTTAGGGGGAATAGTTAGTGCGGCATTTACTAATTCCGCATGTTTCTCAGATCTCTCTTTCTCTCTTTGATTGAATACATTACTTATTTCAATTCTAACAGTTTCCTTTATCGTTTCGTTTAAATATCTTTCTACATAGTTAGAAAAATATAAAGTACATAGTACAATAACTACACAAAGTACCAATTTAGAATCTTTTATAATTTTAGATTTAATCAAACTATTTATGAGGGGTAGAATTTTGTCTATCATTTAACTTATTTTCTATTTTTAATACACACTTATTTTGAATAGTGCAAATATATTAATAACTTGCAGTCAAAACAAGATTTATATATTTAAATTTAAAAATATAAGAAATAATATGTTTAACGCGTTAAATTATAGAGTATGAAATTTAATCTTAGTAAAATAGACTTTAGTCTATTAAAAGTTCCAGATTTGGATTTAGAGGAATTTAATAATGTTATAGAGAAGTATTTAGGTAAAGAATCTGCGGAATTTCTTAAAAAGGGCGGGAAAATTTATATTAAGAAAAAGAATCGTGGAAAATTTACAGAGTCTGCTAAAAGAGCTGGACAATCTGTTCAAGAACATGCTAGATCAGTATTAAATGATCCAAATGCTACACCTCTACAAAGGAAAAGAGCTAATTTTGCTCGAAATGTAGCTAAATGGAAGCATAAAGGAAAAAAGAAGAAGTAGGATTTATATATAATCTTATATTTAAATGATATCTAATACTTCCAATAGCAAAATCCCACCCCTTCCTGTCTGGGCGATATTATTTAAATCTTCTTCCAAACCAGAACTCTTTCTACTAATTCTCAAGAAATTCAATATTTTACATCTAAAGAATCCGTATATAAAGAAATGATTCAATCTAATCCAAAATTTGATGCTGAAGTTGATTTGGATAATATAAAACGAAGGGTTCTTTCATAAGAATTTAATAAAGAGTAGGAATATTATATATAATAAACCTTCAGGAATAATGTCTAATATTATATAATAATATAAAAACAAGTAATATATAAATAAATGAGCACTAATTATTTAAATGAGGATAAAATAATAGCATTATTAAAAAAGACTCAAGCAATGGTTGCCGGAACAGCCAATGTTTCAAGTGGAACACTACAAACAATCTTTTATAATCGCGAATATATAAATAACGTTACTGCTTCTATAATCTCTAATTCAGACGATAAAGGGATAAGAATAACAGTAGGATATAAAAACTCTACTTTAGCTTCTAGATATAAAAATTTATTATGTATAACTCCTTTTCTATCAGAGAATGTAAATGTCTCGGATGAAAATTATCTATCTACAACATTTAAATCTGCAATAAGTGGAAGTACTGTCGTCTCTTATTATATATATATTTATGATACAAATAATGGAGCAAATCTTAAACAAGGTAACTATATAAGCTTCTTAATTCCTAATATTAATGATTCTAATGAACTATTAAGTAACAACTAAATAATATTTAACTATGAAAAATTTTTGGAATAAAGTAAAGGGATTCTTTTATAAAATCCTAAATTATAAAGCTGTTAAGGTTATTATCTCAGTTTTATTATCTGCCGGATTAACTTATTTATTTAAATCTGCATTAGTATTTTTCTGCTTCTTAGTATTATGGTATTTATTATATATCTTAATAGATAAGTGGGTAAAGAAAAATGACAATGAGGAATTAAATAAATTACATATTTAAATTTTATATATAAAAAAATACCCTATAACAATTAAGTTATAGGGTATTTTCATTTAACATTATTAACACATAAATAAACACGCAAAGAAGACTACTTGCTTATATTTTTAATCATCTCCTTAATAAAATTAAGGGATTTAAGATAATCGTCATTTGTTATATATTCTATATCAGAACTTTTTAACATTTCCTTTACCATCTCTCCGAAATTAGAAAATAACTCATTTATATTAGGACTAGTACATTTAACCTGATCTATCGGTAATTTATTACTAGCTATAGGTGCTCCGATAGTAATCCCAACTTTAGCATAATCTGGAATTTTATCTAAATCAGGATTATTTAATTTATTTTCTAACTCATCTAAAGAATCTTCTTCTTCTTCTTCTTCGTTAGGAATTTTATTTAAAGTTCTATCTAATTTCTCATCGATAAGATTTAACAATGTCTCTATATCAATTCCATCATAGTCTTCTTCTCTATGGAAGTTATCTAACTTAGATAATATCACTTTAAGTCTATCCTCAATCATATCAAAATAATCAGAGAAGCTCTTATTCATTTCTAATAGTTCTCTTAAATTCTTTTTATTCTCACAATCTCCTTCATTAAAATACTGAATAATTTGAACTAATTTCTCAATTCCGATTTTAGCATTATTCATTACATCCATCATAGAAGCATTTATACATTCTAACTCCTTATCACTAATAAGTTTTTCCATAATCATATTTTTAATTTAACATATACAAATATACTAAGATTATAGATCTAATCCTAAGATTAAATGTTAAATTTTATAAATTAAGATTTTTTCTTAATTCCGGAATAATATTATTCAAATCCTTCTTCACAGCCCCTTGTCTATCTAAATACGATAGTTCTGGATATTTAATCTTTCCAAATTCATTTATAAATTCTATTGAATCCTGAGATTTAAATTCAGGATCTGATATTATTATTGTTTTTATTTTATTTAAGTTATTCATTACATAACTATACATCACTAATACATTTTGCATTATATTACCGTTCATATACTATTTGTTTAACTTTATAAATTATGTCACTACAAAGATAGTATATCTTTAATATTTAAAGAATGTATATATTATATAACAATAACATGTGCAATTTAATTTATACCTAATCAGTTGCCTTCTCCACCTTCTGGCGGAAGTTTTGGAGAGGTATTAGTTACAATAGTATCTAATTTAGTATTTGCCTGAATTAAATTAGTATCTATGCTAGAAGTATTCGTATGTATAGAAGTAGTTGTATCCTTTATCTGTCCTAAAGTTTCTTTAACAGGATCTAAATCAACATCAATATTAGCTAGAGATGCTAATGCTGTATCTAATTTAGCACTAAATGTAGTAGTTAAATTCTCTATTTTAGTTATTAAATCTTGTATTTTAGTATTTGTCGTATCTATCTTAGTATTAGTAGTATTTAATTCATTTACTACTGCTGATAATTTCTCTGTTAATAAAGCTATATTCTCTGTATTAAAATCTCCCACCCCTTCCTTAATTCCTTGTAAAAGTTGGAGGTATAGCTCATTGTAATTGGTTGTTTTATAAAAATCGTTTACGTTCATTGTGATATATTTAAATTATAAGTTCTATTATTTTAGTATTGTCTGTATTTAAAATTTCTTCATTTTTGCATGGTTGGAGTTTATATGTATAACTCTCCTCTTCTGGAGTATATTTAGGTTCGGAGATTATTTTATAATATCGTTGTAGTCCTTCTTTTATATAAAATGATTCTGGAAAAGTTAATGTTATTGGTGTAGATTCAAAAGTTGGATTTTGCATAAAAGGATTGATTGTTATGATTTACAAAGGTATGTGGTTTTTGTGAGAAATCCTATAGGGAAATGGATATAATAGGTATATTTAAATTCAACTATTTACTTCATTTATATTATTTTAGATATTATATTTTCTAATATATCTAATCTGGACAAGGTTCTTTCTTCCCATTCGACTATTCTTTTACATAAAGTTATTAGATCACTCTCATTATTTGTAGTCTTATTTATAGTTGTAGTTAAATTCTCATACCGATCATTCAGCATTCCTACGCTACGTGTTAATTCATTAACCCGTTGTTCTAAACTCTTTATTTTTTTATTTAATGCAACAGTGTCAGAATTTTTATATTCTTGGAATATCTCTAATATCCTTTTATCTTTATTAAACCATTCAGAAGAATGATTAAATTCTTTACATAACTCATGTAACTGTTTCTCATCTTCTATGTATCCTTCAAAACTATCTATAAGTTTACAATCTGGATTGTGAGTAGCATATTGTTTCATTCGAGATTTAAGATTCTCTGTAAATCCTATTTTATAGAAATTACCTGATTCAATTAAGTATATCATATTATTTTATTTAATAGTATTTAATTTTTAATGTTTCTTTAATTCATTTCTTTAAAAAATATCTAGTATTTAAGTAATAAACTCCTCTATCCTTTCCGAGTTTTATAATAAGATTCTTTTTATATAAAGAGGAGATGCAATTTTTAATAGTTCCTATTGTAAGTTGTGTTGCATGATGTATTAAATTATTTAAATAAGAATCTAATACAATCTTTCCACGCAGATCTGAATATTTCCATAAACAGACTAACACTTTATATTCACTTATTTTAGATAGTTGGGATAATCCCTCCAGTATAAGATTTAAATTTATGCTTATAGAATATTTAAAAGAAGATTCTATATCTATTTTACTAATATAACTATTAAATATATCAATAACTTCTTCGTTATATATAAACCACTCATCAGAATATTTATATTTTTTACATAAGGTATGTAATCTCTTTTCATCTTCTCTTGTTCCGGATTTATAATTTAATAATCTAATATCCGGATTATGTACTTTATATTGGGATAATCTAGAATCTAGATCAGATGTAAATCCTATCTTTAAATTACTTCCTGATTTTATTAAATATAACATTTAGTAATAATTAAATTGTTTCATATTCTACATCCTTAGCATTTATCTTTAATATCTCTCTCTCTAAATATTCTACTCTAGATTCTAATGTATCTACCCTATTATTTGTTTTAACAATATCCTTACTATTCTCTTCAATTTTCGCAGCCATAAATAATATAGCCTGACTAATCTTCGTATAATCTATTTTTAAATTATTATTATTTAACTCTATCTTTTCCTTTTTCTCTAGTCCATCAATAAGCTCTTTCGCATTTCCCCACGAAAATCCACATAACCTAGCAATCGCATTCACGCTCACATTCTTCATTTCTCCTATTCCGGTATTAGTATCTTTAATAGTTTTTGGAGCAGTACAAATAAAGAATATCTTCTCTTCTATTGTTAAATCATCTCTTTTCATAAATTCGAAAGTAAATTCTTCTTTATCTTTTAATAATTTTGGAGGGCGAATTAGGGTATATAAATTTCCTTTATTTCCTCTTTTAGTTATAGTTATATAACCTTTATCTTGTAGTTCATTTAATCTATTCATAACTGTCTTTTTTGATGATTTAGTTTCTTCCGCTAAAGTATTTAAAGAAGGAAAACATTGCTGCGTATCTTTATCTTTATATAAGGATAATAAACAGAATAAGTATATAGTATACCCATTTAAATCCTCATTTTCTATCAAGTTTTTTCCTATTTGTATTCTTTGTGGTTTATTTATTTTCTCCATGTTAAATTTATATATTTAATTAAATAAATAGATAATGTTGTGGAATTATTTTTAATCACAAACAAAGATAAGGATAATAACTCACATTACCTATAACATCTAAAAATTTTCTATTCACGATTTTCCCGAATGGTTTTTATAACAAATTTAGATAAGACCGTCGGTTTCTATGATAAAATTTTTATATAAATCATATTCCTACTTTATTTTTTAAAAATTTAAAAAATGCTCTAAGTGTAGAATAGAAGACGAAAACCACCAACTCGATTATTTTACACTTGAAGCTCTTCTAAATTACACTTGAACAATCCTTACCTAAACGCGCATTCTGCTAAATATTTAACCAAATATTTAAATAAATCACACTTCTACTCCAAATCCTACCTCTCATGAGAGTACCAGAACTATAACTAGTAAGTCCTTAACTAGTACCTACCCTACCCCTTCAAAGGGTAAGTTTTTTTGCTTCGCAAAAAATCTTGAGCTGGGAGTCTCTTTATA